CCTGAATAGGTTCGAATCCTATAGCACCCACCAATCTTTCCTAAGATAGACGAAGGGCTTGAGTCCCAAGTAGCGCCCGCCGGCGAAAGCCAGGCATTGGTTTTAACGTGAAGTATGGTTTGTTAAAACTCGCCCTCTCGAGACGACAACTACCTGCAGGTAGTCTTAGGAATTTAATATGGGCTTGCTGACGGGTCAGGAATTGCACTTGCAATGCGACGCTTGGGGTTCAACTCCCCACAGGTCCACCATAACAATGGCGCTGGAGAGCGTCTATATAAATACTCAACATATTTGCCGTAGTAGCTCTTTGGAAGGGTCGCCGCCTGTCTAGCGGATGCAAGCGAGTTCGATTCTCGTCTACGGCGCCAATTTGGTTGACAAAAGAAGATCTACGTAATATAATTGGCTTAGCTTAGCCAATTATATTAGCAAGACATGTTTATTTGCCAACAATGTAAGAAAGATGTCCATAAACCAAACTGGTCAAATGGAAAATACTGTAATCATAAATGTCAACAGGATGCTATATACGAACTTCGTGTAGCTGAATGGAAACTTACGGGAAAATCTACTCGTGTAGCAGGCTCGCCCGGATGGTTGAAAAGATATTTGTTTGAGAAACAAGCTGGTGAATGCAATATGTGTCATAATGATACATGGTTGGGTGAACCTATAACACTTGAACTCGAACATAAAGATGGCAATAGTCAGAATGATATGGAAGATAACATAGAACTTCTGTGTCCGAATTGCCATAGCAAGACCCCTACATATAAGGCGAAAAACTATGGTAATGGACGACATTATCGCCGCCAACTATATGCCAAGGGTAAAAGTTATTAATGCTCTGTTAGTTCATTCGGTAGAATGCTAGTTTTGTAGTCTAGAGAGGGGGGTTCGAATCCTCCACGGAGCACCAATTTTAGTTTAGAAGAATGTATAATCAGCTTTTGACGCCCCCTACGCTTCTAAACAAATGTATTTCAGTATAAGTGAACCCTGAAACGATAGGGAAGTAACTGGGCACGTAGCACGAACGCTAATGATACGGATCTACTGAATTTTATAACTGCGTGTATTGTCAGTCAGGTAGACGGCCGGGCTTGGAACTCGGAGGCCGCTGGTTCGAACCCAGCCACGCAGACCAATTAACTACAATTTTAAGCTGGAACGGCTTACACATAAATATGATATCCAGTTGGAGATATCTTATGTACGTACCGTTAATGTTTGGATTGTTTACTATTTTTACTCTTCTTATGGTTGTCTTAGGCAATCTATTTGCGTTCTGGAAAATTTATACCAGAGCACTTCAACATACTGAAAAGTGTGGTTGCTGCGGTCAAGCAAAGAAGGAAGAAGTAAAGAAAGAAGAACCAAAGAAAGAAGATCCTAAGGCAATGGGAATCCTAGAAGAAGCAAAGGACCTGTCTCAGAAGATTTCTAAGTTTTAACAGGATATGATGAAATGGTATCATCCCACCTTCGGAGCGTGGAAGCCTCAGTTCGATTCTGAGTATCCTGACCAATCAATGATACAACTATTCGATACGTTGGTAACGTAAGGGTTGCTTATGCGCGGACACAGAGAGCGCAGATTTGTATCAAGGCCGTAATGCCTATTCAACACCACAAACGAAACTTACATTAATTTGGCTCAGTAGCTCAATGGCAGAGCACCGTCTTGATAAGGCGTAGGTCCTAGGTCCGATTCCTAGTTGAGCCACCAGATTTTGCAACCGTGCATAGAGGTGATTGGATCTCTGGTCGGTACATTAGTGTGTTTACCAATCTAGATACATTAAGGTGGCGTGTTCGACTCCCCTGCAAATAGCATTCAAAGAATTATAGTCAGCGTCAACTGACTTTAATAGTTGTATCCACGTTTCTTCTGTAACTGTTGACGTAGGTCTTTAGAAATGAGCATGTAGCATAATGGCAGTGCGGCGTCAGCAAGGCGTGTGTGGGAGTTCGATTCTCCTCGTGTGTTTGGATAACAACTTCAAAATTTATATCCTGTTTGACTTCTGGTGAGGTCCGTAGGCTTTCAACCTATTCAGGCGAGTTCGATTCTCGTACAGGATGCCAGTTATGGGCGACTAAGGCTTTATATTAGGCTTATGGTCTGATGAGGCGTTCTCCAAATACGCTAAAGTCCGGTTCGACTCCGTGACGCGCCCGCCAAGTTTCTTAGTTACGGGTTTGTAACTCAAATGGCTAGAGTCCTGCCTCTTAAGCAGCGAGATCCCGGTTCGATGCCGGGCGAACCCACCAAAATCGTCTTCCCTGATCACTGTATCATATTAGGATGATTGAATCAATCCCTGTTGTTGACCACTGTAATCATGTCATCGTGGGGCCAATTTTTATCCGTTTTCCCTATCACTGTATTGCATATAATGCGTATAAACGGACTCCAATCAATGTCGCTGTAGTGTAAAGGCAACACAACTAAAAAGGTGATCCTGTCAAGGATACATACAGCAATCTAAATTCCATTACAAGGAGTAGATCCGGTGTTCGATTCCCGGCGGCGGCACCATTGACACAAAGAGCCAACTGTATTATAGTGTAGAGGTAGATTCACTACATCAAACAGAAAGGCACACATGAAAGTATACCAAGGACTTGCACGAGATCACTCCGGCTCGATGGCTAACATTGCACGCCACGCCGCACGTGATTACAACGAAAACATTGAATCCATCAAGGAAGAAGCAGCCACCCACGGTATTGATACCGTTGTGACTGTGGTCGAACTTGGATACGGCAGCACTGATGAAGTGCGTACTGTCGTTAGTAACTCCTCTGTTTCGGCACTGAAGCCGTTGCTGGAGTCTAGCTACAGTGCTCGTGGACGTGGTACTCCGCTGTTTGATGCAGTGGGTGAATTGGTTGAACAACTCCAGGCAGTGCCCGATGCGGATGATCCCAGCGTATCCTTTGTGGTGTTCACCACAACTGACGGTGGCGAAAATGCAAGTCGCAAGTACACCGGTCCGGCAATTGCGAAGCTGATCAAGAAGCTGCAAATGACCGATCGTTGGACATTTGTGTTCCGAGTACCTGCGGGCTATAAGCATCAGCTTACCCAATACGGTATTCCGGAAGGCAACATCCAGGAATGGGAACAATCGGAACGTGGTATTGCTGCGTCGACTGTGATGACCAAGAGTGCTTTCAAGGGTTTTTATGCTGCCAAGGCACGCGGTATCAATGCAACCGACAAGTTCTACGCGGACCTGAGCAATGTGACCCTGAAGGAAGTGAAGACCGAGTTGGTTGACATCTCCAAGCAAGTTGAAGTCTACGAAGTGGATGCTGCCAATGATGGCGCACAGATTCGTGATTTCGTCAACGACCAGGGCATTACCTTTACAAAGGGCTGTGCGTTCTACGAGTTGAAGAAGACTGAAACCGTCCAGGGCTACAAACAGATTGCCATCCGTGACAAGACGTCCGGTGCTGTCTACAGTGGCTTCAATGCACGCGACCTGCTCGGCCTCCCGCACTCCGGCGATGTCAAGCTTGCTCCGGGCAACCATGCCAACTACGAAATCTACGTGCAATCCACGTCGGTTAACCGTAAGTTGACCAAGGGAATGGGCCTGATGATCTGGGTTAACGTCCCAGCGTAAGACAAAATCCTGGCACTTCGGTGCTAGGTAAGAACATAAGATAGGTGGGTTAACCTTGTACATGTGAACCCATCCGTAAGTCGCGGGAGTCAGTGAATCGCGTTATAAATCACCTGGCACGTATATGCGTGCGGTTTAGGGAATACGTTTAGCCTTCCAAGCTGAAAGATGCAGGTTCGAATCCTGTCGCCCGCTCCAATAATGGGTCCTTAATTCAATGGTAGAATGATTGCTTGATAGGCGATTCACAAAGGTTCGAATCCTTTAGGACCTACCAGAAACAATAGTGTATCTCCGTGCGGACACCTGCCCTGTTTCGGAAGGGTGACTAGGTTAGAATCCTATATACACTGCCAGAGTATTGACATATTGCATGGCGGCCGGTCCCCGACTAGAGGATCTACTAGGTTCAATTCCTATATATGTCAGACAAATCAATGCCCGACAATCGCGTCGCTATCGGTATACACGACCATTGGGCTCCAATGCAAACGGTGATAAATAACTGACTTATAGTCAGGAGTTATATGTTCCAAAATAGTTTAAAGCAAGGTAACGCTGGTCTCGGCCAGGCAATTGCATATTTTACCAAAGCTGGTTATGGCGTATGTATACCGTTAACTGATAGCGAAGATTGGGATCTGGTTGTATCTAAAGATAGTAAATTATTTAAGGTACAAGTAAAGACAAGTAGCCAATTTGATGCCGGCGCTGAAAGATTTGAAATAAATGTAAAGGGTGGTAACAATGGTACCAACACTACATGTAAGGATGCATCAATGCAAGACTGGGATATGATATTTTTGTATCATATCCAGACAGAGCTAAAAGCATTAGTTCCAAAAAATAAGATACTGGTAAAACATAGTATCACATTTGGAAAAAGTTTGAAGTATGATGAATTTGTAATAAGATAATTCCGTGATCGTATTCTCGGTGAGTACCTCCGGCTGTTAACCGGAAGAGGAGCGTTCGAATCGTTCTCACGGAGCCAAAATCGATGGGTTAGCTGTAAGCCTGAACAATGCGCTAGGCAACAGACAATTGTGGGTGTGAAGCCCAATCTAAATTATGGGTCGTTAGTTCCAATTGGCAGAACAGCAGTCTCCAAAACTGCGTGTTGGGCGTTCGAATCGCTCACGGCCCGCCATATATCCGTTCTTAGCTGATGTGGTCATAGCAGGTGCCTGAAGAGCACATGAAGTAGGTTCGAATCCTGCAGAACGGGCCAGATTGAAGTATACGAGGATGTTCTATTGGGTCCACTGTGGGCTGGTAGACGGGTACCTACTTTGAAAATACAATTCCGGGAGAGGCGACATGGTGTCAACCGCTTGGCTGTTAACCAAGATTAGACTGGTTCGATTCCAGTTCCTGGAGCCAGGACGTGGAATGATGTGTGGCCACACAACAGACCAACAGGATTATGTGGGATTCCAAGTGGGGATGCCCTGCCACTACTCCGAAAATTTTATGCGGTTGTGACGGAATTGGTATACGTGTTAGTCTTAGAAACTAAATCTTGTGGGTTCGAGTCCCACCTACCGCACCATATATATGCCCCGGTGACGTAATTGGCAGTCGTATTAGTCTTAGAAACTAAGTGTGGGAGTTCGAATCTCCTCTGGGGTACCAAGTTTAAAGGATGGTTTCAGCAATCTAAAATCGCTACCAAAACTCAGCGGACCAGCCCAGAGGGGGCATGGCAATAGGGTTCGACTCCTGGTCCAAAGCCAAACATCCTGATTTATTTCGACCGTTAGGTTCGTTTCAGCAACAAAAATTATTCATCTTGAAAATGGAAGGGCCAGGTTCGAGTCCTGGGAGCGAGGTTGGTCGTCGCTTTAGTGTAGTGGTAGCACGTATAATGCGAACCTGTTTTATTCAATGGTGCCTTTAGTGTAGTGGTAGCAAAGCTGACTGTGAATCAGCAGGCGAGGGTTCGATTCCCCAAGACACCCCAAACACCTAAGAGCTATTAGGTGTGACTATGATGTAATGAAAGCATCAGATCCTGTGAAGATCTTTGTACGGGTTTGAACCCCGTTAGTCACCCCTAATAGTTTTCAATGCTGTCGTCATTGCCCGGAGCAAACTCTTCCGGCTGTAAATGAACAAGGTCCCTAGATGCTGGGATATATCGAGGGTTAGATTCCCTCCGGCGGGTGCCTTACAATGTGTGCGTGACCCGAAAGGCTAGGGAACAGATTGCAACCCTGTTTTATGTAGGTTCGACTCCTATCGTACACTCCAAATTTCAATGCCCCCGTACGCTAATTGGTAGCGCGGTCAGCCTCAAAAGTTGATGGTTGTAGGTTCGAATCCAACCGGGGGTACCAGTTATGAGATCTGTGATAAGTTCGGCCCTAGGCGCACTATGCTGAACAAGTCTTGGAGTAGCTTCCAACATAGGGAGTGGCGGGTTCGAATCCCGTAGATTCCGTCAGTTATGGGTAGTAAATGGAGAGTATTTGGGTTCGATTCCCATTTAGTATGGTACTGTGAAAGCCGACGGGCGCTCGCTAGGTTCGATTCCTGCACTATCCACCAAGTCAATGGGCCCATAGAAGTCACTATCCTATACACCTTTAGGTCCACCAAAATTTATGCCGTGGTAGCTCAGTTGGTAGAGCAGTAGCCTGAAAAGTTATGTGTCACTGGTTCGATTCCAGTCCGCGGCACCATTCACTATCTCTTCGTTGAAGAGTTATACAGAGACGCCATTAGCTCAGAGGGAGAGCACCGCCGGCAAGGGCGGGGGTCACGGGATCGGAGCCCGTATGACGTAGACAAACAATGCCTGGTTGGTGTGAGAGGTTAACCGCCATCCTTACAAGATGACTTATGTAGGTTCGAGTCCTACACCAGGTACCAATATGGAAGATGACACTGAGCGGCCTCAGTCTCTGCCTTGAAAACAGGTGTATCGGTGACGAGCCGGTAGGCGATCGACACGTCCTTCTTCCGCCATATATGCGTGTGTAAGTAAGTGGTATACTCGAACATTGCCAATGTTCATTCGCGGGTTCGATTCCCGCCGCCCGCACCAGAAACAAAATCGCGTGTTAACACATCATATAAATATTTGTTTAGGCATATTATGATTGAAACACATAAGAGAACAATTGCTCGTATGATAAGTTATAGGCTTACTGCCTGGCTATTCACTATCTTCTGGACATTTTTATTTACAGGAAGCATTATGGCCTCAGCAGGCTTTGCTACCGCACTTCATGTTCTCCTAAGCCTTGATTATTATATACACGAAAGAGTATGGCTTAAGATTAAATGGGGAATGAAGAATGAAGATTGAGCTACACGAGAATGGTTGGACAATAATCATTAGAGATGACATTCGAACTTTGTCAGAAGACGAAGTAAGAGAGGTTATCCGCCTAACCGTAAAGAACATGGTAGTTGTATTCCCGCAGCAGACGCTAACGCTAGATGATGAGGTTAGATTCTGCAAAATTGCAGGTAATGTCCAACAGAACAACATGGAGAGAGCAAAGCACATAGCACTCTCTGACAATGTCATTAGAGTTACAGGTAAAAAGAATGCTGACGGCCAAGAAGGACTGTTTGGCCATAAAGAAGATCTTGATTGGCACGCTAATCAACCATCTAATCCTGTAAGAAATCCCCTAATTTGGCTTTATGCTGAACAGGGTACTGTCGGCTCTAGAACAAGCTGGATAAACAACATCATGAGTTATCGTGATTTGCATCCATTGCTAAAAGAACAGATTAAGGATATTGAAATCTATTGTGGATACAAGAACGGTCAATACTCAACTTCCGAATATTTCAAAGATCACGTCAACCTAAACAATCCAATTAAGCTAGTTCAAACTAACGAAGAGGGTGAGACAGGGTTATTTTTGCCATTCTTACAAATCTTTGGCTTCAAGGACTGTGAAGAAACTAAGTTTCGTACTATACTTGAGAAACTTAAGGCACATGTACTGCAAGAAAAATACATGTACCATCATAATTGGCAAGATGGCGATATTGTTATCTCTGAACAATGGTTAAGTATTCACAAGCGTTGGTATTTTGAGAATATGGAAGAGCGTGTTCTGCATAGAATTGCATTCGATCACGCAAAGATTTATAAATGAAGTATAGTGTCAACATCAATCTAGATATGTTTCCCTTTGTAAATGCAGATTTACCAAAGGATCAATATCATACTAGGTTAGATACTGACACACAGATACACCCCGATATCCATAAACTATTCCAGAATCTGGGACTCACTATAGGACATATGGAGATATTTCATATGCAACCTAATACAAATAGTAGAAGTTGTCACATAGATGGCACACTACTACCAGATAAATGGGAAAGTAGAAGCAAACTTAACTATGTCATTGGTGGTACTGGTAGCACAATGCGCTGGTATGACATCAATGCTCGTTGCCGGGCAGATAAAGTGTCAAAGAATTCGGCTATCGGTACCGTGTATGTACCTTTTGATTTCGCAGATAGTGTTCAGCTAGAAGAACAAGCATTATCTGGATGGTGCCTGATAGATGCCGGTACTCCACATGCAGTGTTTAACACAAGCAACGAGAAACGATGGAGTGTAAGTGTTTTCTTTAAGAAGAATAACAATTGGGTAACGCTTACAGAGAGTTTAGAAATTTTTAGTAAGTATGTTAGATATGAATAACAATTTCATCAAGCTCAACTCACAGTTTCAATCTTTAAACGAAGTTAGGGAATACATTTTCTCAAAAGATCATACCTGGAACAACATTGGTTATGGTTTTGATGTACTTAACATATCGCAGGGTGTTATAATTGATCCTGTTGTAGACAAAATAATGAAAGAGTTTGGTGTAAAATCAAACATTTTCCGTACACCTGCTAATTATTGGTATAAATGGCATGTGGATGCAGATAGAACAGCAGCACTAAACATTGAAATATGGTCTGGTCACTCACATACGGTGTATGGAGAAGACGCAGAGCATAGTAATAAGAAAAATATAGAAGAATTGGTATATGAGCCCGGCGGAATGTATCTGCTAAATACTCAATCTACTCATTCAGTATTAAATTTAGGTGAAACACGGTATGTTCTTGGGTTAGGGTTTAAATTGCCCCATACCTACAATACCATAAGGGATTATTTCGTAAGTAATAGTCTTTAATCTGGATGGTTGAAGTGCGATAGGCAAGCACGCAAATCACTGGAATCATATTTGACCCTTTCCAAAGGGTTGTGGTTCAAATCCATCACCATCCGCCATTTTCGGCCGAGAGCTTTATAATCACTATCTGATATAATGATAAAGCCGGTCACTGTTTCTAAAGGATACATTCCGCAACCCAAATCAACTTTTCTGTAAAAAAGCAAAAAGGTATCCTGATTATTTTATCGCGTATTGGCAGAGAGGCTAGAGCGCATTCCTCATAAGAATGAATACGGTGGTTCGAATCCACCATACGCGACCATTGACTTTTGTGGTTCTTAGTGTTTATACTGATATAAATGCTGCAATGCAGCAAATATTGGTAAATAGTTATCAATACTAAGGAGCACATTATGTTTTCAAACTTTATCGCTTACATCAAAGAAATTTTCGCAGAGCCTAGCTACCATCACAACCTGGAAGCTTACATCACAGCCGGCCATCCGCAAGACGCAGCCGATGTTGACAGACTTGAGAGAGAATACTATAGTAAGCAAAGACGTCAACTGACTGTATTTGATAAATATTATTAATCTCACCGCTATTGGAATAGCCAAGACGCTACGAACGTCATGTAGGGGGTTCGAATCCCTCCGGTGGGTCCATAAGGATAACAATGGCACGGCACATATTTCAAGTAGGTGACAAGGTACGGGTCCCCACGTGGATGGCCATACATAAACGATATAATCGTGGAGTCATCACTTATAAAAATGGTGCCAACCTCCTAATTAGGCTGAATTATAAGAGCGTCATGTGCCATCTGTATGTTACAGAGGTAACGCTTGGTTGGGATTAGAGTTTTAGACGATATTCGATCCAATCGGTATCGTCTGTGATCCACGGTTTATCAACAAGTATGTTTGTTTTCATAAAGCCGGCCTTTAGAAAGAAACTACTAAGTTCTTTTTCAGAGATTGCAGGTAATTCTTCAATTAGATATGTAGCATTGGGATAATGGGCAATGGCAAGAGGAAGTAATTCCTTAAGTGCTGCTAGTCCGTATCCATACCCGCTGTATTCTTTAAGAATACCGTGCCAGTTTAGACCGACTTGGTTATCATATTGGTAATAACCTGTGATACCTACCGGTTTGTTGTTGTAAATTATTAGAAACATTCGCTCAAGTTCTGGATGTTCCAAACAATCCTGTACATCACGGAGTATTTCGACTCGCCTATGTGGCCAGATGTCGAGCAGTTCTGGATATTCAATGAATGGATCTGTATCTATTTGTTTTAACACGATATATTTATATCTCCATCGTCTAGTGGTTTCAGGACGCTACCCTCTCAAGGTGGAAAGTTGGGTTCGAATCCCAATGGGGATGCCATACAATTGGGGCGACTCTTGGAGAGACACTAGGCTTTGAACCTGGTTGGAATGAGTTCGATTCTCATCGCCCTTGCCATACATTGTGCCTATCGTCTATCGGTTTAGGACGACACCCTTTCACGGTGTAAAGCGGGGTTCGATTCCCCGTAGGCATGCCAAATAATGCTCTCATCCTGGAATGGAAGAACGCTCATGTAGGCCACATGAGGTAGTAGGTGTAAGCCCGGGGGCACCAAAGACAATTGGGGAGTAGCTTAACGGGAAGAGTAGCGTGGTTCTGAGCCATGAAAGCCTCGGTTCGAGTCCGAGATCCCTTGCCAGTTTCACAGTGAGGCTTGGTGCCCGGGAACCGCGCGCAGCCCGAAGAGACGGTTCGATTCCGTTCATATTGGTACTCTAGGTTCGATTCCTGGCGCTGTGAATTCAATAATAAAGGAAAGATATGCCAACTTTAAAATCATACGTTGCCTCTGGTAACCGTGTTCAATTTGTAATGTACCGCAAGGGAGAATTATTCTACCGCGTTGAGGCATTTGACAAAGAAGTTGATGGTTTTGAGTTCCCTGTTCCTATTGAGGATGTGGGAGACGGTGTATTTCTAAGAGAAGATAAAGCGATGCTATTCATGCGTTACATTCGCAAGCATCTGGAGTCGATTGCTTCTGAGAAAGCAACGACTCTATAATAGACTTGTCCTTGTTAGATCGCCGAACGAGAAGTAGGACCGCATGCCGAGTATGTATCAGAGAAAGGCAACCCGAAATCTAGTAGGTACACGGCTAAGGTCTAGAGACTGATACTCTCAGGGTTCGACTCCCTACAAGGATTTAAAATTTGGATGATTGGCAGAGAGGCTTATTGCAACGGTTTGCTAAACCGTCGACCTATAAACGGTCCAGAGGTTCAAATCCTCTATCATCCGCCACTAAGGATTACAATGGACGTTGTGAAGAATTATATCGATCACATTGAGAACAGTCTCAGTATTGCCCTGTCTAATGCATTGCTTCTTCAGAAGCATGTTGAGGAGACAGAAGGCGATAGCGACCTATATAGAAAGCTTGCATATTATCTTTCACCCAGTCTTAATCATTGGATGACCGGAGCACAGGCAGGCAACATGAAAGATTTAAGAGAATTACTTAACAGGCGCATCGCGTCACAAGGAACTACAATGGCAACACCGGGACAACAAGGAGATGGACACGAAGTCCTAACTAAACCATCGAAATAATCTGAGGGATCGTAGCTCAGAGGAAGAGCAGCGGACTTTTAATCCGTTGGTCGGGATTTCGAAATTCCCCGGTCCTACCACAATACAATGGGTCCTTAACTCAAATGGCTAGAGACCCGCCTTTTAAGCGGAGTGATGACAGTTCGATGCTGTCAGGGCCTACCATAATATGACAAGCAGAACAATTGATGTTCACTGTGATAATTGCAGAAAGTATATGTTTTCCTTGCAGCCAAATGATCGCAAGGGCATAGGAAGGACTTACTTTTGTAAATCAAAGAAGTGTAAAGAAGCTGCGACAGTTGCAAAACTTCGTGGCGAAGACATTGAGATTGATAAATGAAGACAAGTACACTATACCTTGAAGCAGCAAAGCTAGTGGAGTCTGGAAAGGCTTTGTTTTGTTGCACAGCTATCTACATGGTGAAATATAAGAAGCCCATGTCAATGGAATTCTTCAACTACAACATTCCGGAAGCTATGGCGATGTGTTACTTGTTTCAAAATGAAAAATACAATAATACATTGTATAGAGGAACGTTTGGTTCACCGAAGGAACCAACAAACCAAAAGCGAAGAGTTCTTGCATTATGCCTGATGGCAGCAATAGCTGAAGCAGATGGTGTATAGATATTGGAGTAGAACCGCTTGTTCTCATAGACAATGTTTCTCCACGCTGGCAACGTTCTGCTGACCAATACGGGGTGGTAGACCACTAAGGAGATGGAGCGGACTGTAAATCCGTTGCTTCGGCCCGCCAGGATCGTTACCTGGACGCCCCACCACTTTCTAAAGAGTGTTTACCGCAAACCTAAAACAATTTCAAACCATTATCTTGAAAAGAAAGCGCACTCTGACTATATAAGGAAAACTATGACACACAAGATTGCAATTATCACATCACGTGAATTCTATTCTGGATATGATGGTGAAGATTACAACAAGATTGTAACTAGCATTACTGAATGGGAATCAGTTACTGATGAAGAGTTTAAGGCTCTGCAATTCGCAGCACCAAGAATGGGATTTCAAATTCTTGAACAGCCGTTAGATACAAAGGCATTCGTTGCAAGAACCCTCAAGGATTACTTAGCAATTGCTAACGCTGAAGCCAAGAAGGCCGAAGAGGAAAAAAAGAAGAGAGAAGAAGCTGCACTTGAGCGTAAGTTCAAGAAGGAACTAAAGGATAAGGCATCCAAGATCAAAATGTTCAAGAAGCTTCAGGAAGAATTGGGCGCAGACGCAACCTAAGAAGCCGACCTGTATGTGCTACAGCGGTGGTATACGTCGGATTATAAACGAAGTTACTACGTTATTAGATTGATCTTGCTCACTTGCAATGCAGGTGGTATACTGTTGCATATGTACTGCAACGGTCTAATACATTAGCAGTCAGAATATGGCCAGGTAGCAAAGCGGCCGAACGCACCCGTCTGCAAAGCGGGAAACTACCCAGGTATACATCGTTGGTTCGAATCCAACCCTGGCCTCCATTTTGCCCTTCAGTATGGGGAGACACAGTCACACCGGGCTTTATCCAGGACATTGTGAGCAAGCTCCTGGAAGGTTGGTCGAATATTGTCGAGCCGGGGTGCATCTGTGGCAAGGCATAGCCCTCAACTGTGGAATAACCGGCTGCAGGTTCACAGCAAAATTCGAACTCATACTGATCTTTTATGCCCCTATACGCTAATCGGTAGTGCGGACAGACTTAAAATCTGTTGGTTGTAGGTTCGAATCCAACTAGGGGTACCAATAGAAATCAGATAAATATGATTCAATACACTTCGTCCTTGATTTCCAAGGCAAGTAAGTGTTTTAATCAATTAGGAGGTCTTATGACACCATTTGTTAATGAATCAAGCAATATCTTTTCAGATATTTCGAGCGAAGATTACCGCTCATACACATTTCCTGGCGGAGAAGTTGTAACAATTTCAAAGCCATCGAAGTTATCGGTTAGTGCAGGAGGTCATCGTCTGTTTGACGAGACTGGAATTAGTCATTATGTACCAAAAGGATGGATCCATTTGAAGTGGAAAGCCCGAGAAGGTCAACCCAACTTCGTAAAGTAAAGTTTTCTAAAGAATACATTCAGCAATTTCAAAAAATCAACTTTTAATTGAAAATAAAACGTATTCTGTCTATACAGTTGGGGTGATATGCAATGGTATGCATACTGGTCTTTGAAACCAGGTTAGAAGGTTCGATCCCTTCCTCCCCTGCCAAATCATAAATAATTACATGTCGCCATCGTTCAACGGATAGGACAGAACGCTACGAACGTTCAAATAGGGGTTCGATTCCTCTTGGCGGCTCCACATATATCTCGCAAGTGTTATTGGCAGCATGCCGGCCTCCAAAGCTGCGCGGTTGGGGTTCGAATCCCTAGCGGGGTGCCATTCTAGCTCGTTATCGAAAGGTAACGAGCTTTTTTTATGGCTTGATTTTTAGTGGAGCTATGTCTGGGTGACACCAGCAGAAGTCTTGCTGGCAGGTGACAGGGTCTGTTTGTAGCGTAAAACCGGTGGATACTGTGCCTAAAAGGCGTCTCTGCTTGCACGAGGTGTCATAGATTTTCCCGTCGGTGTTTATGTACAAAGTTTTTGATGGGGTATGGCATTGCCACCCGAGGAAGTTTGTCTCTCCAGAGGATAACATCTCAGATGGATTAGTCTTCTTTAGAAGATCGCCTTTTGAATTATACAGCCCGATGTACTTTAATTCACCGTCGTTGTTCTTGCTCTTAATCCACTCTACCTGTTCGGGTAGGTATTGATCAATTAGAGAACTTGATTTAAATCCAAAATCTTTCACAAGTGGTTTTGGAGATACAGGTAATCCGAATTTTGTAAATGTCTCATATGCATTCACACTCTCTTCCCACATCCATGGAATCATTGTTAGATTAATTCTCTGAAGTCTGGGCTTGCAAAGCATTGCAGTTTCTAGAAATCGATCTAGTGTTGCAAATTCGGAATGGAATGTAAGAATGATTGGTGATAGTTTTGATAATACCCTTTCCCAAAACGCATACGGTCTTGCGCCATTACTGATTACACCATATGTAAAATGGTCGGGTTTGTTATCTAATATTTCTTCAAAGTTAGGATGATAGGTTGGCTCACCACCCGAAAATATAATCCTAGACTGCTTTGGAATCAGAGCCAATGTAGAATTAATATTTTCTAAAGAGTGATATGGATCTCGTCCATCATTATAGTGCGGACTGCAATAGGTACACTTGTATGGGCAGAAATTGCCCAATGACCAAATGACAAGCATTCCCTCTTTTGGATACAGCTCTTGTACCTTAAATATTTCTTGTTTCATTGTAAGTATCGAATACTATAAAGATTAGCGGTTTGTCTGAATTGTTCTTGTATGCGTGTGGTTCTAGAGGATTGAAAAAGATAACGGTATTCGACTCAACAGGAGGACCACTATGTCTAATTTCAATATCTGTGACATCAAAGTAGATATGGTATCTTTTTGTAATGTGATAGTATTGTTGCCTATCTACGTGTTCAAATATTTCGAGTCCTGGACCCAAATTGTAGACATAGGCACGACCCACCTTCTTTGAATCTAATAGATTTAGAGTGTCACGAATGTATGAAGATACAAAGGGAAGCTTATCATCAAGAAGGAAAATATCATCGAGCTTTCCTTCGTGTATCCATACGGACTTCCCATCATCGAGAGCACTGCCTTTGTATGCGGTGTTTCCACGATAATGATTACCAAATAGATCTTCTATAGTAGAAATTTCGGAGAGCATCTTTGCAGCATCCTCTTTTTCCACACGCCTAATCAGATTTGTCATTTCATTGTTCTTTCTAACAAGTCACTAATCTTAGGAAGAGTTTCTCTCCAATTTGTCTTCCTTCGAACATCGAGGAAGTCCATAAATTCAATATAGCTCTTCATATGTTTTGTGTCGCCCAATTCTAGTTGTTTCTTTAGAAACGCAACAACCAATTTTGATTTGTCAGTGTCCTTACTTCTATAGTATTCGATGAGTTCAAGCTTTGCCTCTCTTGGAAGATTTGTTGCACTATGACGTGGAGGTCCTTCAAGGAAACGAATATGATAACCAATGCCGATAGACTTACACCATTCTTCGGACTCAACAATGCTGTAGGCTGTGCTAGTTTGAACACAAGAGGTAAGCGCACTCAGTGTAATTTTCTTATTTGAATCTTTTTCGTATTCTTTAAGTTTCTTGACATTTGTAACAAAGCGGTCCCACTTACCGCCCGAACGGATGAGTTCATACTCTGCACCAATAGCATCCATACTACCACGCAGGTCAACTTTCTTAAAGTGGACCCAACGGCCAGCAATCTTGTCATTTACCACACTGCAATTTGTATCGTATTCTAACAAAATATTCTTGGCATTACCAGATTCAATAAGCTTATCAAGCATAGTGTCGTGGCCCGGTGTAATCATTGGTTCACCACCGGTGATATAGATGTGACGTAGGTGTGGCATCATTTCTTCAAATTTTGGCCACCAACGCGGATCATCATACCATTGCATTTCTGTAGGCTGAATCCATTTATCATGTTTATTCTTCAATAATGTCATCGGTTGGCCATTATGAAATTCTATTTTCTTAACGCCTTTCTTTTCATTCCATGCATTCTGATCATCATACCACAAGTGACTAAATTCTGGACTGCACATAACACATTTCTGATTACATAAATTACCAAAGCGAATGTCCAGGCTTCGTGGATACCAATCTACAGAACCATCTTCTGTGGCCTTGTTTTGAAAATCATTTTCAGAGGCAACGCCATTTGTGTCTACCTGCATAAGATAGATGCGTCTACTCTTATTTTTATGTTCACGATTGAAGTTTGTAACAATCTCTCTATTTTCACAACATGAGCAATGTGGACTCCAGGCAGTTGGATCAGCCATGTTGACTCTACGAACTTCTCGATGTTTATCCGAGTTCATAATCTCTTTAATATCATGAGTCAGAATGTTCATGATATTACCATCTCTGTCCCTTGCAGCATTCATTTCTAATGTCGGATCTTGGTTATTTCCGATTGAGCAGAGTCTAATATCTCCGTAGGGAAGAATGTATAAACCATTCCAAACTGTGTTACAAAACATGCCTTGTCCTCCTGGTTGTGTATTTATCGGACCAAAGTTTTTGGCTTGATAAATATAAGATACTATTATGGCGAAACATGAGATTACCTGAACTGACAATAGAAATGGGGAAGATTCCCGAAGATCTTATTCAGTATTGTATTGGTGTTGCAGATACACTTGATTTGCACGACGAAAGTTCCAAAACACAAGAACACGCATTCTTTAATGCGGTGTTTAGGTATGATGCCACAACAGATTTCTTTACGCCAGCAAATTATTTTGGAAGTCTAATACCACCAGTTGATAGACTTAAGTATCAACTTTCCCCTTTGTATGATTGGTTGATTAATACACATTTCAACAATCACACAATTTTTAGATCGCAGGTTTTACTCTCACCAGTCAACGCACAGGTCTTGCCACACTTAGATCCTCGCCTGTATCATGAACTTTCACATAGAGTACATTGCGTCCTTAAGACAAATAACAGATGTAGAAATTTTCACTTTATTCCAGACAAGGATTATGAAATTGTCTATTATCACATGCGTCAGGGATATCTTTTTGACTTAGATAATATTGTTCCGCACGCTGCATTTAATTATGGAACAGATGATAGACTACATATCATACTTGATATTATGGCAAACGAGCATGTAGAAAAACATGCAGAACTATGGAAAAAAGATACGAATCATACACCGACAAGAATTATGGATCAATACAAGTACCATGTAAATAAAATCACTGAAAAATATGGGGACGAAGATGCACTCAGACTTATCTACCAAGCAAGTCTTGGCTAATCGCCGAGCCCTGCCGTTTAAGATTAAGGGGCAGTGGACAGTAAATTTTGATGAATATCTTGATGTCGCAGGACTTGAGAATATTCATCACGATTTGATTAAATCAGTGGTGAAGGCAGAAAAGTATTGGGAACCAGTTATTATTGGATCTAAATATGCTCTCTATAATCAAACAGTACCAGAGGTCACAGTATATCAGCAGGGAGCAATGAAAGAGTCTGGTATGATTGATCAGCTAAAGAATGAAGGGTTGAACGATAGAGAAATTTATGAATATACAAAGTTTGCATATCCCACAATTGGGCTTGGCAAGAAGCTCTTACTTAGAACCTACAAAAATTATGTTGGAATGTTTGCTGCAAAACATATCGCAGCAATGAATCACGATACAGAGGCGTATGAGCTATTTCCGGAACTCCGTAAATGGATTGAAGATAGCGGAGCCTTTAGTGAGATTGGCAGAGTGATGCTTTTTATTACTGAGCGTAGAACGTGTACCGAAGTTCATTGTGATTACGCTGATTTACAAAGTAGAAAAGACCAGTTCTTATTAATCATACCCAAGAAAATTAAGAAAATGTTTGTATTAGATGAGAACTTTGAAAAACAATATACCAACGGAGTGATAAATACGTTTGATAACGGCACATGGCACGGTTCGGATATTGTAGATACATCAACTTTCTCTATTAGAGTTGATGGCAAATTTTCACCAGAATTTTTACAAAAAACAGGACTTGAAGAGCATTATGCTACAAGGAGAACTGAATGATCAACACAATTAAGGGAATCATTAAGGGTAACAACCCTGCTACTCTCCTTACCTTCAATATTTTTCTTTTCATCTTAGTTTTGCTATCTCCGTTTACTGTAGCATTTAGTTGGATTGGTATAGCCGCTTCTTTAGTATTGTATTTCTGTTTTATCTGTTTAGGCGTAAGTATTACGTACCACAGAACACTAACTCACAAGGCAGTTAAGCTTCATCCGGTAGTCCAAAAAGTATTTGCTACCTTTGCGTGTATGGCTGGTACCGGCAGCCCAATTATGTGGGTTATGACTCACCGTCAGCATCACAGATATTCTGATAAGAATTTAGATCCACATCCACCAACAAGTGTGTGGAAAACATTGTTTGGTGCATACCCGAGAGTTAGCGCACAAGGTATTAAGGATATTGCCAGGGATCCATATTTTAGATTCTGGCACAGATACTATTTTGGGATTCTTGGATCAATTGGATTGGTACTTGCACTCATTAGCTATACAATGTTTTTCTACGTATTCGTAATCCCAGTAGTCATGTCAATTTTGGCAAGTAATATCTTGAATTGGTTTGGCCATTCAAAGAGTTCTGTGAGTTACAGAAACTTTGAAGAAGTGCCAGATAAGAGTCAAAATAATCCAATTCTTGGATTAGCTATTTTTGGAGAAGGATGGCACAATAACCATCACAAGTATCCCGGCAGCGCACGTTTCGGATTATCTACTAAAGAGGTAGACATTAGCTTTATTGTTATCACTCTGTTAGAGAAAATTGGTCTTGCTACCAATGTAAAAACAGCAAAATTGATTTAAGGAAATAAAATGATCACAGTAACCACAACTTATGTTCGTCCAGCAGTCGAAGTAAAGTTTTATCTTGATTCGGCACCAACAGTTGCAGCAGCATTTCAGCAAGTTATGATTGACAGTTCGCATTCACCTGTATATTCTTACGAATATTCCGGAGATATGCTTACTTGCACATCTGTTGCAGAATACGGAAATCAAACGGAACTCGACGGCTTCTTGGCTGATCTAGACGCAGCTCTTCCGACATTCTTCGCTGATAGAGATGCATACTGCTCGGCTAATAGCATCAGCATTACTAGACAACAGGTATAATGGTAAATCAATTTCAAGTAAGATTGCTTGAAGTTGATTCACTACCGCAGCTTGAGGAAATTGTACTCTCCCGCAAACGTATGGGAGTTCATCCTATCTCGCTAGAAGACGCTAGAGAAACCTTTGTTAAGCTTTCGTTATTAGTCACAACTCCAGACGGTAAGAACTTTGTCTGGGGTTCTTTTGATGGCAATCTACTTTCCGCAGTTTTGGTGCAGACATTTGCAACACCATGCGAGCGCGATTGGCTGATGTCTTATCTGACCGTAAACCCGAAATCAAGATATCCATGGAACTATTCAAAGAATGGGCTTGACGAAGCATGGGAAGCAGCAATCAAACTTGCCGAAGAAAAGGGAAGAACAATTATTAGATGGTCGCTTCCGCTAGAATGGGCGCAGACCCAGGAGAAGACAAAGAAAACTTCCAGGATTTGGAAGCAATATACTATTCATACCTACGCGATTGTTAAGGCAGGAGAAATTCCAACTAACGGTCTCGACCAATGGATTGCAGGTAAAGTAAAGCCCTATGATGTGGCCTTAAAGAAAGCCTTTAAATCAGATATGCCTGACGTTTCCGTTATCTAATTCAAAATTTAAAAGTTGCTTAATCCACAGACGAGATTCTGCAACCGATTCAATTGAAGCCTGCTCAAGCAGGCTTTTCTTTGGCTCTAATCCTGCATAGATAGAACTCAATTTGTTTCTAATTGTAAAGTTAGAAACTGTATGAGTAATTGTGTTGGGGCTATAGGAATCTGTAGTCAAATCTCCCCTGCTTGCTAATACTCTTTTTGCCTCAATATACCCGCCTTCGGAATCACAATCACTAATTAAATCACCAACTGATACATCAAATATTAGGTGTGCCCTAGTGCCGGTGTCAAGTACAGAAACAGTATGTGGCTCAAAATTATTGAAAAGATAGATGCCGCCCACAGTTTCCATCTTCCAACTATAGGGTTTACAGGTCCACGGATTAAAATTTACACCTATAGATTTTTCTGTAACAAACAACGGGATATGCACGCGAAATGATAGTTTGTGAAAAACAAATCCGTCACTGTGCGGAATAATGCAGGAGTTCTCGTCAATAGTATCAATTACTCCCCTAACAATCATTACGGTGTGATCAAGTGTACGGGAGATGCATCTGCGGACTTCGTCGGAGATTGGATCTATTAGATTGTCCAACTGGCGAGCAACATCGCTTGTATAGAGTGAATCCGGATCTAAATCATTCTTTGTTAGATACTCGGACATGTTTGCGAATCCTGTTGACCTACTCGGGAATGCTTTCATCATAGGCAACTTTTGTAAAAATTCTGTTAACTTGGCAACATCAATTTTTCCCAACATCATTATGGGTGTGTTTGGAAGTTGAAGATAGGCCTTTTTGAAGTTGAGTATTTTTCTAGCCCTATGTGCAAACTTTGTTTCAATGTTAGTCATGTCGTTATTTACCGGGTATAAATATGGGCTATGAACATACACGAAATTCAAGATCTTTCGAATGAGCATGTGATCAATATCCTTAAGCAAGGACTTAGTAATATTGATGATGAGAGAATTATAGAAAATTACTCCCCTACATTCTCGGAAGTAAATTCAAATCTATTTTATGTACTTAAAGATGGAAGATACAAGAATGGAATGTATTACGTTATGGAAGAGAACGGAGAGTATCTTGCAAGTGCAGGATGGAATCAATATGATGACTCTACAGCTCTAGTCTTAACAAGAGCATTCATTTCAAAATCACATCGTGCAAAATACATTTTTGCAGAAACGTGTTTACCCAAAATGCTCGAAGCCTGTTCAGACTTTGACAAAGTGTGGATAACCTGCAATAAATATAACAAGACAATATACGACTGGTTTTGTTTGGCAGAAAAAGGAAAGAGACCTGCACTGTTCAACAACTGGCCGGATATCTACAGACAATTTCAACCCATCGGTATAAAATCCGTTTACAACACTGAACAATATGTAGTTCAGCTAAGGAAATAAAATGAACCTTGATTCAAAGAAAAGTTTTCTACAAAAGACCATTGCTGAAATGCAGGGAGGTGATGTTCCCAACTTCACTGAAGATACACTTCTAAGTGACCTAAATTTGGACTCACTTGATATTGTTGAATTGCAGATGGCCTACGAAGACGAAATGAATGTGACAATTGACGATCCAGACACACCAATACTTACAGTTGGTGATCTATTACAGTTAATGAAATGACCAATTATACTCTGAATAATCACTTACGCTATTCTATTGGCGGAAGAGAGTTCGGATATAGAGAGAACGCATCTGAGAAGTTTTCAGTTCAGCTTGGCACCATTGATTTTGATCATTATCAACGAAGTAATTATTGTTCTGAATTAAGGCGTACCGCTGATTCTGTCTATAATGAATTTGGGAAAGACTTAGTTATCTTCCTGTCCGGTGGTACTGACAGTGAGATTGTACTAAGAAATTTTCTTGATATTGGAATTAAGCCAAAATGTGCAGCGGTTAGATTTAAGGATGATTACAATGCGCCCGATATTCTTGAAGCGATTGAAATTGCTAAAGACCTTAGTATTGATCTCGAAATCTTAGATTTCGATGTTAAGGATTTTTATTATTCGGGCGCCGCCGCCGAGTTTGGAAAAACTATACAATGCACACAGGTAACATACCTGCTTGTTTATTACCACATTCTAAAATTAGGTATGCCATCTGTAATGGGCGGCGAAGCCCTATTTACTCGTGGTGTTAGTAAACTCGGTACTGACTGGTACTACACATTTAGAGAAAATGAAGACGCATCAGCAATGAGATTTTCAGAAAAGTATAATATACCTTTAGTAAATGAGTGGTTTTCCTATACTCCTGAATTGCTTATGTATTACCTTGAAGACGAAACAATGCAAAATTTGTTCAGCGAGAGGTACAATTATAAACTAAGCTCAGTCTCAACAAAGAATAATGTTCTTCGTAGATTGTACCCTGGCCTAAGAGTAAAGAAAAAGACACACGGGTTTGAAAGGCTTCTGGGATTCAATTATGAAGCATATAAGGGAATTTCGCTAGATCAAACAAAGAGGTTTGAACCTAGCCTAGACGGGATTTCATTAAAGACTGTAATTAAAATGTTGAATGGTGAATATGAGAGTTGAACTATTAAATAAAACACATCGGGAATCCATAGCTCATCTGTTCTACAGGAACAAATATATGGGAGTAAAGTTATCGGAAGAAACTCCCGATGCCAGCGGATCATTTAGTAAATCAGATCCGGATTTCCTATATATGGCCTATTCGGTATTCTGCGATACGTACCTTACCAATCTTCAAAACTTTAAAGCATTCGGAACATTTGACGAGGATGGTATTATTACATCTTACGTTTCTTTTTATGAGTCTGTAGAAACACCGGATTGGTTTTGGACACAAGTTAGAAGTAAGAATCAATCTCATATCAAATATGCCCTAGATGCAGCAATCAAATATAACGAAGATAATGGAAGATATAAATTCTTCTCTATGTTTAATCTTAAGTATGAGGCAACATACCGACGTCTTGCATTTAGTAAATACAATAGAGAAAGATACGATTTTGTTAATGAGTTTGTTGTACCAGCCAAGACAAAGTGCATCTATCTTGTTCCTTGGCAAATATTGTTCAACAGGACACTTATGCCGGTTGATTCACTTGTACGATGCGCGTTTTTGAAGTCTGAACATAGACCAACGGAGTTGCCAATAGCAGGATTTTTATGAATTTTAGGTACTTCGGGTTAATTGTATTACCGATAACACTATTGGGCATTATCGGTCTTACAACAATGATAATAACGGGGGCATATGCGTGGCTCCTGCTTACTTTTATCTTCTGGGTATTACTCAGTGGGCTCGGTATTGCTACCGGATTTCACAGAGTATATAGTCACCGTTGTTATATATTGAAACCTTGGCTTGATAATGTTATTCTTACATGTGGAACACTTGCCTGCCAGAGTAGTTCAATCACCTGGGTAGCAACACATATGGGTTATCACCACCCACATGCCGATACCGAAAAAGATCCACATACACCTAACAAGGGAAAATGGTATGCATTTATTGGTTGGATATTTCATGTTACAGCACAATCTGTGAATCACAAATATGCTGTGAAACTACTGCGTAAACCCAATCACGTATTTGCACATAAACATTACTTCAAACTTGTATGGATATTTGTTATCCTTCTTGGACTTGTAAGTTGGAAAGCACTTCTATTTGGATACTGCATTGCAGCAACAATATCAATGCTTCAAGATTTTTCAGTAAATGTCTTTGGACATTGGCCAAGTCTTGGATACAGAAACTTTGACACAGATGATATCAGTTCTAACTTTGTACCACTTGGGTATTTAGGTTGGGGACAGGGCTGGCACAATAATCATCACAAATACCCAGCTAAGTTTGATTTCGGATCTAAATGGTGGGAATATGATCCCTGCCGTATCTTCATCCCACTATTACGTCTAGGATCTGATAAATAATAGAAACGAAGAGGTTCTATTATGTGGTTATCATTGCTAACAAATAAGTATGTTATCATCGGGGTGATAGTTGTTGCCCTGGGTATATACATTGCTTTTATAAAAACCGAGCTTAAACACTGTGAAACCGAGAAGAAAAATCTTGTTGCTGAGCTTGCTATTTCTCAGGCATCTGTTAAGAGTCTGCAAGGTGCAATCACAGAACAAAATGCTGCGATTGATAAACTAAAGGCCGATTCTGACGCACGCGAGAAAGCTGGTGCTGCTGAAGTCGCAAAGGCAAAAGTCAAAGCTGACAGTTTTAAGAAACAGGCAGATGCACTTCTAAAAAGAGTCTCCCCACAGAATGTGTCAAAATGCGATGCAGCTAATCAACTAATTAACGAGGAGATTAAAAATGCAAAATAAACTCGTATTGGTAGCAGCATTGTTTCTTGCAGGTTGTGCAACAGATGCACCACTTATCAACACAGTAATTCAGCGCGTTGAAGTTCCGGTAGCAATGCCTTGCAAGGCTACCGTTCCAACAAAGCCAGAGTTTAGTTTTGACAAATTATCCGAAGATCAGGATGTTTTTGAAAAGACAAAGGCAACACTTGCAGATAGAAAGTTACATCTCGGATACGAGGAAGAGCTTTTGGCTGCACTGAATTCTTGCATCAAGTAGCGATTACAGCTACACTTAGTCCTGAGGTACCGCTAAGACTACATTTTAGGTTGGTAGCGATTCCATGCTTTAGGACTGCATTCCGAGAGTGAATATACAGCAGGGCGTTAGTCGACGCCCGGTGGTATCTCAACCGAACAAATAATCATGACAATAGAAAATGAAACAAGCAAAAAGCTTCTCGAATGGTATGAGGATGAAGTTAAAATTCATCATTACGACCCTGTTCAGACCCCACCACGTGCCCCATACGCACTGGATGCTCTGAGAGACGAGTTACTTAGAAGACTAGAGAAGTTTGATTATTACAATATTTGATTACCTGGACAATCGCTGCTGAAAGGTAGAGGAAGTTCGGGCCTGCATAGAACAGGGTTCATCGCTCTGTGGAAGTGTTATACGCTATAGAACGCCCATAAGGAAATGGATAGAGTGGCCCCAGGTCGATGAGACCCTGCACTATACGTTCATAACACGCTTGTACCACAACGATCCCGCAGTAACACAAACAGAACTCGTTGACGCTGTTCGCCGAGGGTTCGGGTTGTGGCACCTATGATCCAGATTGAAACCTGGGGAGGACGGCTAAATACCGTAGATGAATGATTGTCGCTCGAAAGAGGCACAGAACCCCGGCTATAGGGTAATCAAATTTGGGGCGTTAGCATAGTTGGCCTAATGCGCTGGCCTGTCACGTCAGAGACCACGGGTTCGAATCCCGTACGCCCCGCCAAGTTTTTATGGAGGCAATATGAAGAGAGTTATTGAAATACGTGCCGCCGAAGGCGGAGAAGATAGCAAGCTATTCGCAATGGATCTTGCTCAAGCATACCAACGACACTGCGATAGAGTCGGCTGAATCAATCGCATAGTTAAGGAAGTGCCGGGCGAAATCTTTTTAGAAGTAGTTGGCACAGATTTATCTAAGTTACAGAATGAGGCAGGTGGTCACCGTATTCAACGAGTACCTCCAACAGAGCGCAAAGGCAGAGTTCATACCAGCACCGTAACAGTTGCGATCACTGATCCCGAATTGCGTGTAGAAGAATACAAGGAATCTGATTTTAGAATTGAATGGTATAGCGGCACAGGTGCAGGCGGCCAACACAGAAATAAACATCAAAATTCGTGTCGTATGACGTATTTGCCTACAGGCCAGACTGCCACAGCACAATGTCGTTCTAGGCAAAATAGCCTAGAATCGGCGAAACAAGCACTGCTAGAGACACTTAGTTCACAAGCACGCAGAGAGTTCAAACAGAACCTAGATAGTGATCGTAAACAACAGGTCGGATCTGGCATGCGTGGTGATAAGATCCGTACATATCGTTTTCAGGATGATAGTGTAAAAGATCACAACACTGGTGCAAGTGCTACAGTTAGTAAGGTAATGAGAGGTTACTTCGATTTAATGTGGTAAGGGGAACGAGTTGGAGAAAAAGTCTATTCTTCCGTGGTTGAGTTTATCAATCGCTATCCATGCGACGATAATGTTTTATCACCTAATACATTTTCCAAAGAAGTATGTTGTGACTTCAACTCCGCCTGTTCCGGAAGCAACAGTTCCAAAAAAAGAAGAGAAGCGTATAGAGGTTAGGTTACTACCAAAAGAAAAACCGCAACCCGTTATTGATAATCTTCTTCCATTAAAGAGTGATTTGCCAATTCCAAAGCCGACCTATAAAACAGACGAACGAGTATGTGACGGTAAGGATAAGTCATATAAGGGTGTTGGATTTATTTGGAATCCGCAAACAAATGTGATAACACATATTCCTGAATTTTATCCCGCATATCAAGCAGGTATGAGAAAAGGTGATATGGTAATAAATCCAGAAAATCCTATCAGTAACGATCGCATACATTTCTTTGTTGTGCGTTCACATGCACAGTTAGAATTCAACGTAAAAGTGGATAAGATCTGCTTTCAGGATGGTTGACAAGATAAATAGAATGCTATAAAGTAGTTAGTTATTGTTGTATGAAGCGAACAGAAAAGTGTTCCGGACGCGGGTTCGATTCCCGCCCGCTCCACCATTAAACATATCGAATGGGTTATTGCTGGTTCGACTCCAGCTTAAAGACGGTCACCTGTTGTATGGGCAGGAAAGAGAATTCGAATTTTTCACGGTATGTTTAATAATGGGGCGGACCAGGTATTCGACGGGGTAAAGAGTACGAGAGTGGACAACACGGTAGGCGATGACCGTAAATCAAGCACAAACCGTAAAAGCAAACGCAATTACAACTGAGACAGCTCTTGACCTTTCAGCCTTGGCTGATAGCGACATGATGCTCCTAGCTGCCTAAGAAACACTAGACTCCGGGGTAGGTTATACCTTGTAAACCAAAATACCATGGGGCTTCGGCCCCATTTTCTTTGGCATAATTTTGTGCCGGTGATAAATAGTTTTGCCCACAGTGGGTACCTAACTGAGTTTTAAACTATTGAGCACTTACTCAGTGTGCTGTAAGAAAGGAAAACATGATGTACGATTCAAAATTCGTCGTGGCTATCAAGGCCAACGGCAAAATTCTCAAAGAAGCAAAAGACCTAGTTCACTTACCGTTTGGAAGTGAATTCAGCGTTCTAGTTAAAAACCTCAACTCCCGTAGAGCAAAGTTCACATTACACATCGATGGACAAGATGTCCTTGATGGTGAAAATATTATTGTGAATGCAAACGCTGAAGTTGAAATGAAGCGTTTTATCCGCAACGGAAATATGGACGAAGGCAACGCCTTTAAGTTCATTGAACGCACACAAAAGATCGAAGATGGCCCACGTGGTATCAAGATGGATGACGGCGTTGTCCGTGTTGAGTTTTGGTTCGAACAAGAAGAACCAGTTGTTACCACTACAGTTCATCATCATTACGATGATTGGTATTATCCAACCTATAGAAGGTCGTTCTGGTCACCACCATTCAACGGTCCGTACTATGGTTCTGTATCGAGCACCTCTGGTAATCTGTCCAATGTGAAACTTGGATCAGCTTCGGTAAAGTCTGCAAATATTCGTGGTGCCGTCGATGATGGTGGCGGAATGGCCCAGGCAATGAATGCCACATTTTCTGCAAATGCAGTAAGTGGATCAAACGCAGCATACAACTCTGCAACAATGGATAGTTTCTCAACACTTGACTCAACAGAAACTGCTGCACCTGCAGAAGTAACTGTTACCAATGATGTCGGTATTACTGTACCAGGTTCAAAGGTTGAACAAAAGTTCCACACAGTCTATGGATTCAAGTCTGAAGCACAATCCCACGTTATCATTCTTCGTTTGGCCGGCCGCGCCGGGGCAATCAATATTGTTGCACCAGTGGTTGCGAGAGCCAAGCAAAAATGCACAACATGCGGACACGTGAATAAGGCGAATGCTAAATTTTGCAGTGAATGCGGTACTGGTTTGGAAATAGTCTAACCAGTTGACAGGTAGAGCCACTATTGTTAAAGTAGTGGCTCATAAACACATATCCTTTAGAACAAGTGTTCGCCTGGAAACAGGAGGCCGGCAAGCGCGATACCGGATAGGATCTATGTTATCATTAAAAGTGATAATCTGTGTTTATGTCTTGAGTATGCTAGGGGAGTGCATTAGCACTGGCTTGCCCGCCCGTCTTTGAACCGGGAGAATTTACTCAAGACATAAATACAGTTGTAGTATAGGAGTGTATGGTGAAAGCCTCTTGCACAGTCGGTTTATACCCGAAAAGTTCTACTACACTGTAATCTATTAACCAACGGAGAATACTACCATGATGTAGGTTTTTGAAGATAGTTCCTAAAAACGTTTGATCGTATGCATTGCAATTTTGTTATCTAATCAAACTAATTTTTAAGGAATAAATCATGTTTAACTTTTTGAAGAAGGCCGATGAGGCCAAGACCGAAGCAACAACCCAAGCTCCGGAGGCTGCAAAGCCAATCAAGGACATTCGTCCACAGTGGAAAGCACTTGCTGCCTCCCGCGAAGTAACCAAAGAAGATATTGCCGCATTGTGCGTCTATCGAGCTCTCCGTAAGGAACAGGTGCCCGAAGGTGCAAAGTCGCGTCTGCATAGATCCTTCAAGCCCATCACAAACAAAGTAAAGCTCGAGAACGGTGCATACCCTTACGGAGCACTGGAGACGGCATTGAATTCTATTAAGTATTCTAACTTTGCAAAGTGGTTGGATGAAGACGAAATGAAGCAGTTGCTCGAAGCAGCAAAGACAACAAAGAATGCGGGAATCAAATGAATTCATACATCTACACTTTTATTCGGGAAGATCTTTCTCCTGAACAGAAGATTGTGCAACTTGGACATGCCTGTCATGAAGCAGGCAAAATGCTTCCGCATTCGGAGTATAAAGATGTCTCAAGTCTCATCCTTCTCTCCGCAAGAGATGAGGATGATTTGAAGATGATTTCACGAAAGATTGATTGTGCTGGAATCGACCATTATATGTTCTATGAACCCGATAATGGTATGGGTTACAGTGCAATCTGTACCCGACCTGTTATAAATGATCGTGAACGAGCATTTTTCCGTAAATGGGATTTGTATCGCCACACCTATTGACAGTAAGAGAAAGAGCCTGTAAAATGGGCTCATGCGTTGTTAGCTCAGTGGGAGAGCGGCGGATTCTAAATCTGAAGGTGACGGGGTTCGATCCCCCGACAACGCGCCAATTATTACTGCCTTGGATGCTCCTCCACTGCACTCGTGCATGTAAGGATGGTATATAGAGTTCGAGTCTCTACGCAGTAACTTTTTAGTTTGGAATAGTGTAAAGGTAGCACGGTCCCTATTTTATAATAGTCGAGGTTCGAGTCCTCGTTCCAACATATGACAAGAGTAAATTTAGTTCCGCCCGAAGATTTAGCCGATCAGCATTTATTTGCCGAATGGCGCGAGCTCAAGATGATTCCGGCAAAGGTTAGAAAGAATCTAGCCAAAGCAGTTTCAATGGCTGACATACCTGCAAAGTACACACTTTCAACCGGGCATGTCAAATTCTTCTACAATAAGATGGGCTGGTTGTATATTCGCCATCAAAATCTTACTCGAGAATTAAAGAAGAGAAACTTCAACATATCAGATTTCAATGCGTTCGAAGCCTTCTTACATGAGATGCCGGATGAACATATTGGTAATGATTGGTTTCCCACGCCCGATGAAATCAAGGTAAATGTTAATCGGATTATCGAACGATTAAATCAACGTCCGGATTGGTATCGACATTACGGCGAAATCAAGCCACCTAGTTTCTTCTCGGATAGATACACCTTCCAAGTTCTTGTTGACACATTGAACTCTGAGTGCTAAACTGTAAGCACTAGGAGAACTCTATGAAGCATAACCTGAACAAAATGATCGTTTTGGTTACAACCGAATTCGATGGCATCTATGACAAGGGTGGTGTTCCTTACGTGCTTCATTGTCTGAAGGTTATGCATTATCTGAAGTCGGATGATGACGAGCTTCAGCAAATTGCTGTAGGTCATGACCTGATTGAAGATCGCAAGAACATTACGTATGCTCTGCTTCGTGAGATGGGATTTTCCGAGCGTGTCATTGAAGGCATTCGCTCAATGACAAAAGTGCCCGGAGAAACCAATGACGAATACTTGGCAAAGATTAAGGCCAATCCGGATGCTATCCGTGTGAAGCTTGCCGATTTGCGTCATAATAGTGATATTCGTCGTTTGAAGGGTGTTACCGAAAAAGACGTCAAGCGAATCGAAAAGTACCACAAGATGTATTTGGAACTTCGTGACCTTGTCTGAATTTCCGTACAAGGTAAAGATGAAACGCCAGGACTGGAATCCTGGCGTTCGTTATTGGCTAAAGACTCGCGCCGGTGATGGTAATTATCAATACCGAAAGGGTAAAGATAATTTCACGTATCTTCAATATGCCTTCAGGAATGAAGACGATGCCACAGCATTCAAAATAACATTCGGATGACTGAAGAACTCAAATACGTTGTATGTCCGGACTGCGATGGATCCGGTGAACAAATGGAAGCACATCAACGCCCGTGGGGATACTCGGAAGTTCACGTTGAGTGCAAATATTGTGAAGGTGCTGGTCAGTTTGAAGAAGGTGATTATTTAGTAATGAAATTGGCAGGCATACACGGATATGTCTAAGGTAGGATTTACAGGTACACAAGCAGGAATGAGCCAACACCAGAAAGAACAGTTTGTTCTAAAGTTGGAAGAACTTGGTGTGACTGAATTTCACCACGGAGATTGTATTGGTGCAGACGCCGATGCGCACGACATTGTCAGGCTATTCTTCCCTGAAGTGAAGATTGTAGGTCACCTCCCGCAATCAGACGGGAAAAGAGCATTCAAGAAATGTGATGAATATCGCGATCCCTTGCCCTATTTGGCCCGTGATCATAAAATAGTTGATGAGACTGATTTTCTTATTGGTTCTCCAAAAACAGATAATGAAGTATTAAGAAGTGGTACGTGGGCCACTATTCGTTATTCTAGAAAAACAAATAAGCCACGCAGGATATTAGAGCGATGAAATACAGAATTGTTGCTACCAATAATGATTTGCTTCCATATAAGATTCAGAGGAAGAATGAAAAATCTTTCTTTTCCATTTGGCGAAAAGTAACCAAGTGCAAGAGGTATCACGAAGCCTTAACCTTCGTCAGGGATGCTACAGAACGAAACTCAAAGAATCCTGCCGGTACAGTTGTACTTGAATACGATGAATCCGACTTGGTAGTCGAGAAGTTAAGAAATCAAGAGAAACAGGGTCGCGGCGAACAAGCCGAGATGAATGTTACTTCGGCAATGGCAATGTCGGGAATATCTCCAATGGTTTCGAAAGCATACATAGAAAAACTAGCAGGTCTAAAATGAACAATTCTTGGGAAGTGACAATCGAGGAAGATGAGCACGGTGAATTGATTCTCCCATTTCCTCCAGAACTCATTGAAAAGAATGGTTGGATAGAAGGCGATGAACTTGAGTTTGAGATTAGAGAAGGTGCTATTATCATTACGAATCTAACAGAAAAAATTCGTTCTGAAGTAGAAAGGTCTGGACTATGAGTGAAACAATTCAAACAAAAGGTTGGTCAGGTCCGAAGGGTCTTTGCGACATGTGCAGAAAAAAGCCAGCAGCATTTTGGTTTGGCGATACAAGCGTTGCCCTTTGCGGTGATGTAGAATGTGACGAAAGAAACAGGTACAACTGGCGAAAAATGCTTTCAGAAATGGAAGAAGAGGAAGAACGCAAGCACGGCTGGTGAACTTGCATAAATAAGGAATAGAATCTATAATGAACAACTTGACAACTGCAACCGCTCCTTTGAGAGCTTCCGAAACTGTTGATGTACTTACGCAGCAGATTATGGGAAATATCAGGCGGGACGGACATGGGCAGTTCTATGTGGTTGAACCCACTATTGAACTTGTCACGGCAGATACAGAAGTTTCAGTTCGGGATTTGACATAATATTGCCCAAGTGGTGGAACGGGATACACTCTGGTCTTAGAAGCCAGCGCCGCGAGGATTGTGAGTTCGAATCTCACCTTGGGCACCACACAGAAAGAAACATATGGAAGTCTATAGAAGCACGTTTCAAATGATGTTGTACGAGGCCATCCAGACACGTCAAAAATTTGAAAGAGAAGAATTGAAGTACACTCGCGATTCTGGTCACCTTGCTGTGCTGAGAGAACTTCTTGTTAAGACTGCAAGAGATGAATCCACAATCTACCTGAAAGACTAAAATGTTTGAATGCCACATTACTGTATCCACAGACGACGCAGCAACAGCCACCAACATTGCAAAACTTTGTCATTGGAAGACATCCGAGATTGCTCGCGATCCAGTGCTCGGTGATAAGAACTTTTTCTACCTCACATCGCACTCTAAAGACTATAAGGACATGTGGGAAAGACTTCGTTCGACCGTTGCAATGTTTGAGAATTTTGAAGTCCCTGTCATCCGTGAAAAGATTGAACTGATTGTTCACGACACCAAGGTAAAGCTTTAATGTTCGATGACTACAGGATGTTAAGATCCAGTGGTATTACACCCATTGGTGCAGCATTGATGTCTGTTTACCTTCTGGTAGTTGCAGGTCCGATTATTATAATGTCGGATTGGGTTGGTAAGAATCACGTAGGTGAAACAGGTTTTGAATTTGATGATGATTTCGATGGTAACGTCGAGTTCATTGAGGATCCTCCATTTGGGCCGATTGCGTTAGCAGAAAATCAAGGCCCATTTGATGATGATTTAATTGATGGTCCACCCACCGGTTGTAAAGAGTGGGAAGAATGGATAGATAGAAAGGTTTAGAGTGACCGGTACGGCCCGACCGATACCAAAACGTTTTGATATAAATCTTTCACCCTAATTAGTATCGGTTATCGACCGAGGTGATTATATCGAAGTGCCCATCGCGCTGATCTAAATTGTGTAATAAGTTGGCGGTTGGTATGTGGGAATAATTGGCCCATTGAGTGCAGGCGAATATCCGGCGCACATCTGGAATTTCTAAGAGTCCTTGTACATTGTAGAATTGGTGAAAAAGCGGTTTAAGTCATTCTAATTTAACCGTAGAAATGTGATAAATACAGACGACGCAGTTACGAAGTCTTGAAGAATGCGTTCAGCAACTAAAAATCAAACTTGTAATTTGAAAATAAGCATTCTGATATAAGGATAAAAAAATGGAACAAGCATCGTTAGAAGACGTAAAAGAATTTAAGAAATTGACGGAAGCAGAGAAGGTTGACGCTCACAGAGTGGATGATACAGGCCCCTATTTTGTGTATAACGGATACAAGATCACCCTTGATCAACTTTCGGCTATTGAGTAAAAATTTCGTTGTAGAAAATGTCTAGCAGAAGCAATGGTCACTACTAGAAATAGTATATCGGATAGGGTGCAAGTCCCTTAGCTTAGTCGATGAGCCCACACATTCTGAAGATTTCGACACTACAACATTCATAATATGTCCTGGCCACAAGATTTAAGATTCATTAAGTGTTACGGATTTAACCAAAAAATTCTACCAGCTATAGCAGACGCTGTAGTAGAGGATAGAGTTGTTTGGGGAGAGTGTTCTACATTTGTTGATGAATCGGTTGGTGAATTTTTATGGAAAAATTGCACCTGGGAAATACAAGAAAGAAGGGAGACTGTCTGTTCTGTTCGTTTATTGACCGGAACATTAGATGATCCAGACTTGACAGTCCTGATACTTAGAAGTTAAAATAGAAGTAAGTTAAGAGATTTGGGCGATTATTTCAGCGGTTAGAATAGCTCTTTTACATGGAGCGGGTCGGGAGTTCGAATCTCTCATCGCCCACCAGATTTCGCGTCAGGCAGGGGACGTTAAAATTTCTGTCAGAGTAACATTGCAGCACTCTTAAATCTCGGTAATAGGCGTAGGTCTATACATCTTGAGTGTCCTTATCATGGCATCTTAAAACACTATTGATACGTGAGTTGAAACGTTAGCTTTGGTACTTCGAAAACACCGCGGCGAAACATAAATACCTTATTCGGAGTGTAGCGCAGCCTGGTTAGCGCATCTGCTTTGGGAGCAGAGGGTCCAAGGTTCGAATCCTTGTACTCCGACCAATCTTGAGGATGGTTGACCGTAAAGGTCCCTCAATACTCCGCCGGAGTCTAACTGGTATCGGGTTGCCGGATTTACGGGGCAAAAACTACAGCATGGAGTATTCATGCCAGCCTCGTGTTAGGCTGTTGCTATTCTAGTGCCTCGGACGCTCGAGCCAGTCAGTAGGTCACGATTTGGGATCGTGTAAAATGAATAGTGAAAAGGATTAACCATCCATAGCACTAATTCCTATGCTACGAGAATATCATCAAAACATAATTCCACAAATTGTAATCGACGAAGTTATTAAAGATTACAATTCTCGTAGTGATTATCAAACATCAACAATGAATAAGGCCGACCCCGGCCTTTCGTTGTCTTTAGTTCTACCTTATTGTGAAAAAGCATTAGGTACTGATCTCGAATTTAAGAGTGGAAATTTCTACAAACACACGCAACCCTATCTTCCGCATACTGATTACAGAGTTAGCCAGGGCAATGAAATCAATGTAGTAATTCCGTTAGAATACAGCGGACAACAAGCAAGTCTTGTGGTGTTTGACCAAGCCTGGTATGTAGATTCAGTTACTTGGTGCCTAACACACGATATTATCCATTTTGAAGTAAACACTGGCGTTCCTGGACGACCATGCGATCATTGGCAACTTGTAAACCACACATACAAACCAATTGATAAGAAATTCCATAAGAAATATCTATCTCACTACCCTATTGATTGTTATTTTGGGTTGAGTGGAGAAGCATTTCTATTTCAGCCTACAAGCATGATTGTTTTTGACAACAGATTGGTACATTGTACAAGTAAGTTCAAAGGCCAGAAACTTGGTTTGTCATTGCGCTTTGGTCGTAAATAGCATACACTGTTATTGGGTAAAGGGCAGCCAAGAAAGAGACTTGCCGGTGATTATGTTGGACCATAATGATAAAGTGATCTCCAGCCTATAATCTTTTCTTAATAGGTCTCCTCCCGGGTGTTGGGAAAATGGGCAAAAGAACTATAGGACATTCACTATAGGATGAAAGCGCGGCAAGGTCTGGCAAAGTAGCTGGATATTAATTTATCTTGTTGAAAACCGTTTGAGCCATGCAGGTAACTTAGTGACCGGTCAGCAAAACACTCACCTAATTTTTAATATGCAACTCGATATAATCAAAAAATACGCACATACTCCATTTTCGGTTGTTTTGTCACAAGTACAAAATAGACCAGGGACATGGAACTCCACTAAAGTTTCAATCTTTAGAGATGACAAACTCACAGGAGAGTATCTTCGGAACTATTCAAGTTTCGGATCACAGACCTTCTATCCGTTTCAAGTAAACAATGAATGGTATGCACTCTACAGTGCCAGCTATACAGCCACCCGTGTGATGAAATTGCACGATGATCGAATCGAGGATTGGTGCGGAGAGAATGAATCTGCTCACGGATTTTGCCCGACAGAAATCTATATTCCACAGTATGTGCATTCTAAGCACACAATGAATATACAGGGTAAGGATGATACATATGATTCCTACTATGTAGATTGTGACTCGGAACCAGAAGAATTCAAATCAGAAATCGAAAGCGATGATTTTGTTAGTCTTCAGTATTGCAATTTTGGATTCTTGTGCGGATGCGTTTGGGGAGATGATACGTCGTGGAAGCTTCGTTACGTTGACCTATCCAAGATTCCAGAGAAGATTCTAACCATCACAGAAAAGTTTGGTTATTGGGAACTACCGTCACTACCATTGCAAAAGTGCATTCGTATGGATGGCTGGGAACCAGGGCATGATTGGGTTGTACTGATGAAAGAAGAACACATTAATTTGGCAACCGGCGAACGTGACTGAGCTTTATTCAATTTTGTTTTCTTGGGCAGTCACTTTAAGTGGCTACCCAAATGCCGAACCACCAAAGGTAGAGTTCAAGCCTAAAGAATTCTTTGTCAAAGAAGCATGTGGCGGTAGCCCGAACTGCAAAGTTGTAGGTTGGTTCCGTGGTGGCGACACTGTTTATATTTGGGATAAACTTGATGTGGAAGGTAACCAGATTGCTGCGTCTATTGTGGTTCATGAAGATGTGCATTATCTGCAAGAAAAGAATGGTAAGCCACATCGTACCTGCCAGCACATCATTGAACTTGAGAGAGAAGCTTACGGTGTGCAGAAAGAATACCTATTACAAAATGGTGTTCTTGCAAACGGTGTAGGATTGACAACCGTATCAATGCATTGCGAGATAGAATGAAAGCGCGATACTACATTTATAGAAACCTTAGAACAAAGGGATTTTCTGTACGTTATAATGGGAGGGTAATTGACAGACCTTTTACATTTACCGCTGAGGATGTAGAATTCAAGGTCAATGAAAAGGGTAGGCAGAAAGTTCTTAAAGAGCATCAGAAGAACGTGCATGCTTTCGTCGTAGCGGATAAATATACTGTTAAAAAATATCCTATTCTGAATAGTAGACTACTTGACAGAGAGGGTTGTGTAAGTTATAATCCTTATTCCGCTGCATATTTTGTGTGTGATGGAAAACGGATAGATAAGGCAAAGGAATTAGTTTTCCAAAACGGACTTTGTTTTCTTATCGAGTAGAATTTGGGGGTGTAGCTCAGCTGGGAGAGCGGCTGCTTTGCAAGCAGTAGGTAGCGGGTTCGAGTCCTGTCACCTCCACCAAAGACAATTCCCCGATAGCTCAGTCGGTAGAGCGTCGGACTGTTAATCCGTAGGTCCGTGGTTCGAGCCCACGTCGGGGAGCCAAGGAAAAGATGCAAGTATTATACGTTGACGAATATGGTGAAGATTTGTTCCTTAGTGAAGGAAGCCATGTCCCCACGATAGGTGATACAATTACATTGGATGAAGAAGATTGGAGAGTTAAATCCAGGACTTTTGTTCCGATGCAGAATGCAGTTATAATTGAAGTCACGCAGAATCAAATGAAGGCCAAGACCCTAGAAGATGGTTTTGGAGATAGACTTAAAGAGATGCAGCGTGCTATATTAGAGACCAACAAGAGACAGGACTTGCAGGAGAAGAGAACAAAGGCTCTTCGAGAACAAGCGATAACGATTAGACAGCACATTAGACAAAACACACCTAAAACGAAAGATACAACATGACACCAGATAAGAACTTCCGTATGCTGCGTTCTACCAAGACTGCATTGGCTCTCGGAACGTTTAAGGATGCACACGAAAAGGGTGCATTCAAGAGGATGATGATTGACGCCCAACTTCATGAAGAAGCCGCGCGTCGTGCAGCACTCAAGTCAAAGGACAACGATAAGGGCGCAGCCAGTAGATCACGTGGTGCCGTAGCACCGGAATAAGTTTTAGTGGTATGCTTTCTGAGTTATTTGAAATTACACTCGTAAGCCAGTGATATAATATTAAATTGAATTATATCCTACCACATTTTATCTGATGAGTTTGATATGTCGAAGGATAAGTTATCCTTGATCACGCTATAGTTGCGGTCTATCATCCCTTTAGAGATAAGTATGTTGTGAAGATAGCCCTTGACGCACTTCATAGCCTCGGCAGTAACGGCTTCGGACACTGCTCTACATTTTCGCTCTTATAGTTAAGTGGCATAACACTATCTTGGTACGATAGTATCGCAGTTTCGATTACTGCTAAGAGCACCAAACACATGAAGAAACTATACATTAAATTTTCCGATGTTGGATCTGAGTATTTTGAAATACTTGAAGAGAATGTCGTTGGACTTGATATTGTTGACAACGGCAGTTTTTATTTGAACGATATGGCAACTGGCTGCCGAGTTTTAAGCAATCAAGACACATTAGAATGCCTTGTTACACCAGAACAAGAGACAGCATTAATACTTCGGTTCGGAGATAAAATTTCAGAAAAAGTATAAATAGTGGATGTCAGGTGAACGTCCATTCTTTATTGAGGGGCAAGTTGTCGAAGTCTCGGCAGGGTACAATATCGCCTACGTAAAAGTGTCCAATGGAAATGTTTATCATCTTCATCCGAATACACCGGGAATAAATTTCAAAGATCTAAAGAAAAGTCAAATAATTAGACTCGAAGTCACAACCATGTTGACTCGTGTCCTAAGTGCAAGTATAATAGAAAAATAACAATTGCGGGCGAGTGTGATGGTAGCACGTGAGGCTCATAACCTTAAGGGCCGGTTCGATTCCGAGGCCACGCAACCAGAATTATTTTATGATAGTGTTAATAGCACCATTGGTATATGTTCTACCAATTACTATTTTTGTTGAGTGATATGCAATAGGTTCTAACGATGCTTGAAGCTGTGAATCAGCCTCTGATATATGATACCGACTATCACTTGACATATTTGTCATTTTTCACGTAAAATTGATATGCTGGTTAAATGGTGGCAACCATCCTGTAATGGGTACGGCGCGTGAATCGAAGCCCGGCGATTCTTATGCAAGACTTGGAGTTTGTTTTGCTGCGACACCCAACTCCATGATCAATAGCAGGCGGGCGTCCGGCAGACGCACCAGGTCTCATAAGCCAGGGAAAAGCTCGGTTCGACTCTCGAGGCACTGCAACCATATTTTGGATCCATAATGATAAATATATCATGGACCTACGAGAAGATCAAATTGTCTGGAAAGAATTAGCATACAAAATGCTAATCATGTTACGTGTTCTCTTCACAATAACACTAACCTGGGATTTCTTCCTCACTGTTGGTTTTCAGACCTCTCAAAGAGCCCTGGCACTTACAGGTATAGGCGCCATGTTTTCTCCTTATATTATAGCGCTCTGGGTATTGTGTATTGTCGGGATGACCTTTACATTGATTTACGGTACATATGGTAAGAAGGAATGTGAAGAAAAGATTTCGAAGATTGCCTATCTTTTAATGTCGGGAACATTTGTTCTTTACGGATCCCTTATTGTTCTAGCTATTCTAAATCCTATAGTAGCCTGGCCCGTAATCCTAAATTATCTAGTTAATATAGGATGGGTAATGAGTCTAATTTATTTTAGGCGAGAATTCACCTATCTAGATAAGAAATAAACACCTGCGGATATGGTGGAATTGGTAGTCACGCAAGCTTGAGGTGCTTGTGCCGAAAGGCGTGGAGGTTCGAGTCCTCTTATCCGCACCAGATAAATCCCTACAGAGTATATCCAAGTACATCCGATAAATATGTGCATAAACCCACATAGTTGCACAATTTTAGTGCATCGGAGATTCATGGAAAAGTTTTTTGCATCTATAGTACCAATATTAGAAAAGGCAACCTTTAAAAGGGTATTAGCTGTCGGACTTCTAATCATGTTTGGACTAATAGGATATATAGGATATACTCAGGCACCGGCATTAGGGAAGTTTTTATTTTCGTCTGAATCATCAACTGGAAATAAACCGTTTGTTCATATTCCACCGGAATCGGAACAAACCATAGGTATCTTTATGCGAAAGCATACAGAGGTGGTTTATCTCACAGTTCTAACCTTCCAATTTGAAAAGAACACGCGCCTTCCAATATACCGTGCCTTCAACAGTGATGAACTAAAGAAGATCATCTACGAAAGACTTAACGGAGGCGATGGCGCACTGCCAATGTTCATTAAGAATGATTCTTCGAATAATGCACAGGTAATTGCATTGATAACCGGGGAAACACATTGTGATCCATTTACCGGTGGTGGTTTGGCTCGCGTCTGGCCGGACCTTGCTACTAAACTAACAATGTCTTGCCGAGTTCCGATTCCTCCGGTGTTTGGAAATAATATTCCCGGATACATGGTAGTTCACGTAACAAAGAAACTAACTGATTACGAAGTTGAGGTTTTGAAGTTAGATTTGATTCTTCTATCCAAGACGATAAATGATATCAATAACAGATGATTCAGAACAGTCTTGATTGGCCGCCAATCGAAGTAACATTGCTTCGAAAGGCATCCTCTTTGGTTCACGGTGCTGATGTAAAGAAGATGATTGGTAATATTCAGCACCAAGTTACTGAACTTTCGAGAGCAGAAGTATTGGTTAGACAGGGGCAGAAACATCGTGCTGATGCCCTGTTAATAAGAATAAATAACGACATAGAGTTAGTAGAAGAGTATCTTTTGGTAGCAGCATTGCTTGGCTAAAAGGTTGACATAAGTATCACGTTCGTGTATACTTTCATATCTGGATGCGGTATCTTGTCTGGGATACAAGCCTTACTTGGAAAGTAAGTGGAGTGGTGAAAACTGCCGAGGGTTCGATTCCCTACCCATCCGCCATCAAGAAAGATCAAATATGCTAAACCCATCGAGGAATGTTATGAACGCCATCAAAATGAATCGTCTTGAGTTGCTTGCCATTGTGCAAGCCAACAAGATTACACACGTTGCACAATTTGTTGAATCCGTTGAGGATTACAAGAAGTTGGTACTGCAGATTGCACAAGGCAATGTAAAGCTTGCCAAGACTGCTGATCTGGAAGACTTCAAGAAGATGAAGAGCATGCCCGGCGCACCCGTGTCCTACGAGAATGATTACAAGCGTGCAATCCGTATGTTGGAATTGTCGGTAGAGGATGTTATTGAAGTTGAAGAAGACGTGTTCAACCAACTTGTTCTTGACGAGTGGTCGTGGAAGCGTAGTTTCACCGCAGCCACAATGTCCTACAAGGCTGGTGCATTCTAAACCACGTTGACATTAAGGTCGACTGCACTTATAGTTAGTGGGCGCAATAGGTGCGCTCACTTATTAACACACAAAGGATACACATGTTTAAGAAATCTCTGGCGGCTCTGACCGCTATGTTGGGCGCATCGGCTGCATTCGCTGGTACGGTTGCTCCGGCTGTTGCAGCATCTGCACCAGTTGTTGGTGCTGTCACTACTGCCGTTGAAGTCGGCTTCTTCGCTTCTCTCTTTGCCTTCGCTGCAGGCTTCCTGCTTACATGGCCGGCGCTGATTGCGCTGATCGTGCTTGGCATTTTGTTTGAACACAACGGCGCACGTGGCTGGGCTGTGTTTGCTGCGTTGGTTTCGATGGGCGTCGCATACCTGTTCTTCAACGTCTCCCTGATCGCGCTTGGAATTGGTGCTGTTGCTTACATTGCAATCGGCCTGTTCTGGAGCTTCTGGCGATACAAGCGTCACGCCGAGAAGGTGGTTGAAGCCAACCGTGACACCAGTGCCTCCAACAAGGAACGTGTTCTGGCACAACTTCATCCGAAGGCAATGCTTGGCACCATCACTGCGTGGATCATGATTTGGCCGTTCTCCATGGTGGAAAACATCGTCGGCGACCTGATCAACGGTATCCAACTGCTGGTAACCAAGTTCTTCCGCGGCGTGTACCACAAGGTGTACGACTCGGCTGTTGCTGCACTGAAGTAAGTCCAACATGGTGAAGATCGACTTCACCATGTTCACATGTTTCTCCGCCTGCCCTGTCTGGTGGAGAAACTTTGTCTTGTGTACTACAAAAGATATACCTACGCATAAACAAGCCTTAATGAATTTTGAACTCGATAAGGCTATTAAGAAATATCACGGCTCGATTATTGATAATGATAATCCTGAAGACGTTGATGCTTTAGAATTTGAAACTGAAGACGATTTCAACGCATTCAAAATATACTGGACATTGTATGGCGAGTAAGCAAGTATTGGTAATGAAGAAGTTTCCTAAATCGCAAAATCTACGAACAGGAAAATATGTTGCACAGGGTGCCCATGCAAGTCTTGGTGCCCTGTTATCACTTGGTCGGATGGATCCCGAGTGCCAGAATTTCGTTATCAATCTTGAAAATCCCTTTGTCTATGAATGGATCATTGGTAGGTTTACAAAGATTACCTGTTATGTAGAAACAGATGACCAACTTGCCGAAATCTACAATCAAGCAAAGAAGGCGGGTATCGCTACAGCATTGATTACAGATGCAGGCTTGACAGAATTTAATGGCGTGCCTACACTTACTGCTGTAGGCGTCGGTCCCGATGACGCCGCCAAAATCAACCTTATAACTGGCAATCTGCCACTCTTCTAATATGGATCACATTCGTTGGCTTATTAAGCGTGCATTTGGTAGGGATCCTGCATTGATACTTCCGTGTATGCTGGTAACTGTATTAGTTGTTGGAGCTTCTTACGCAGTCCATGTCATTATTGGAGTCGTGCTTACAATTGCAGCCCTTTCTTTCTGGGGCACAATTTTGTATGCATTTCTCTCTGACGCATTTCGCACTAGCTATGTAAATTATCAACAAGAGAAGCAACGTGGATCCAAAACTCCTCGATAAAGTTCGTGAAGAGGTGCTGCTAATCAGGGCACTTCAAAATAATCCAGCCTATGGCTCTGGCTTTGGACTATCACAGTTTTGCTTTCATTTTCCAGGCGAAAATCGAGGACATATTCATCGTTGCCTTTCATTGCTTGCAAAAGAAGGTCTTATGTATGAACGTAGTCATACTGAAGGATATGTTGCTCCTTACGAACACAGTGAAACCGATAAGAGATTCCGTATCAGAGTCACACGAGATGAAGCAATTGCTAAGTTGAAAGAATTGGGCATTGAGTGGGAACATTTATTGCACAACGAAGTTAGAGAAACGAATAAATACGCACACAAGACGTTATTCAAAATGCCCTGATGGTGGAATGGTAGACACGGCAGACTCAAAATCTGCTGCTGAGAGGCGTCCCGGTTCGAGTCCGGGTTGGGGTACCAGGTTTGATTGACACAAGATTGACATACTTATATAGTATGATGGTCTAACACAGAAAGGACATACAGTGGAAACACAAACTCCCGCATTGATTGAACAGAAACACAACCGTCTGAAGCTTATCGCCACCCTTGCTGGCATGGGTGTTATCGGCCTAATCGTGGCGCCGTTCATCTTCATGGCAATTGGCGGCTTGGTAGGTCTTGGCGTTGCCGCCGCAATTGCATTTGTCCTCGTCCAGCTTTCTCCGTGGTTTGCACTCAAGGTTGCAAACTGGAAGTATCGCCTTATCGATGCTGAGAAGGTTGAGCACATTCAAAAGGTTACTGCCGCAGCGGAACAGAACCCAATTGAAACATTGACAGCATTGCTTATCGCAAAGAAGCAGGCATACAATGTCTTCAAGGCTTCGGTAACTCAAGCTATCACTGCACGCTCCAATTTCAAGGACAAGGTTGAAAAGTTCAAATTGAAGTATCCTGCCCGCGCCCATGAATTCGAGACCCAACTTGCACGTATGACTGATTTGGTTGAACGCAAGAAGAAGGCGCTTTCCGAAGCACAGACTTCACTGGAAGACGGCGACAACAAGCTGGAAGAAATGAAGGCATATTACGAAATGTCCAAGGACGCGATTGAAGCCAACCGTGCCGCTGGTATGGACACTGGTGATGCATTCGAGAAGTTGAAGGCTGATACAGCATGTGATGCGGTCTTTGAATCCATGAACATGGCATTCGCTCAACTTGAAGTTGCAGCGGCCCTGGATGTAGATGCGGTCGACAAGCCTGCCCAACCTGCAGCACAATTAGGTCATAGTGAATCTGTGGTACTGGAGATCCCTGTAACGCAAGTTCGCGAAACACAGAAAGTGAGTCGCTAAATGAAAGCACGAATTTTTGGAACATTGTTTGTTCTGGCAATTCTTGTTGCGGTGTATGTTTTGACATACGATGACAGCGCACCGCATCCAACGAGCAATACGCAACAGGTTGATCCCAATGCTGGTGCGTTGCAAGGCCTGAAGATTAACTAAACACATTCAACACAGAAAGAGTAACATGAAACAAAAGATGATTTTTGCAGCCGTGCTGGCTGTATGTGCAATGGCCGCACAAGCTCAACAAGTGAAGGTGGCAACTGGTGGTCCGAAGGGTACTTACCACGCGCTGTTCGCCAACATTGCTGAAAAGTGCGGTGACCAAATGGCGATGATCGAAGTTCCTTCGAGCGGTTCGCTGGAAAACCTCGACAAGCTGAGCGGCAAGGAAGTTGGCGCTGCATTCATGCAGACCGATGCACTGTTCGCTTCGGCACAAGGCCGCGACCTGGGCAACATCAAGACGCTGGTTGCTTTCAACCGTGAAGCGGCTCACGTTGTTGTGTTGTCGGCTTCGGGTCTGAAGAGTGGTGGCGTTGCTGGCTTCGGCGGCAAGGAAGTTGTGTTCAATACTGTGGAAGACCTTGCCAACATGAAGGTTGCTGCCGCAGGTGGTTCCATGATTACCGCCCAGCTGGTGAAGCTGCAAGGTCAGGTGAACTACACTGTTGTTCCTGCCAAGGACAATGATGAAGCTCTCGCCCTGTTGAAAGCTGGTCAAGTGCAAGGCGTGATGATGGTTGGTGGTCAACCCCTGGGCAACGTCAAGGCGCTGGGTGCCGAGTTCAAGCTCGTGGGTTTCCAGCCGAAGACTGTGGAACTGCTGAAGACTGTGTATGTGGCTGACAAGCTGTCGTATCCGAAGCTGAGCCCGACCGCAGTTGGCACGATTGCCACTGAAGCTCTGCTGGTGACACGTACCTACAACACTCCGGACAAGCTTGGCATGTTGGCCAGCTTCCGCAAGTGTGTGTATGACAACATCGGTGTCTTCCAAGATGCTGATGGCGCTCACCCGGCCTGGGCACAAGTGGATGCAGCCAACAAGGGTAAGTGGGCCTACTACGACCTGCCGACCCCGGCTGTCGCTACCAAGAAGAAGTAATGGGCGTTCGTTGCCCCAAGTGTGGGAATACAGATGAAGCAACCATGTGGGAAGACAACTTCTGGAGTGGTTGCAACAAATGTAAATGGTCCGCAAGCTGTGAAAATGCGATTTGGGTAAGAGACCCAAGACAGCCCGGAGTATTGGTAGACGCTCGATACGCAAGTCCTTATCGCAACTACCGAGACGATGAAGACGAGTAATTAACTCGCCGGAAATGCTACCTGGGAAGGTAGCATTTCCATTTGTACTAATGTAAAATAGGTGTCTTATGAGAAAGCTTGCAACAATACGTAGGATTGATGATCTGCTACCTATCGAAGGTGCGGACTTAGTTCAGCTGGCAAAAATTGATGGCTGGCAATGCGTGGTAAAGAAGTCTGAATTCAATGTGGGCGATTTGTGTGTCTACTTTGAAATCGACAGCCATTTGCCTGTCCGTCCCGAATTCGAAATCTTGCGCAGAAACTCCTCCAAGAGAATGGGAGAGCGTGAGGGTTTCCGTATCAAGACTATTAAGTTGCGTGGTCAGCTCAGCCAGGGCCTTGCATTACCTGTGAATTTGTTCTTCAACGACTTTATTGATTCCGACGAAGATGAAGGACAGGAACTTTCAGAGTTCTTTATGGTCGGCACCGACGTATCTGACTTGTTGGATATCCAGAAGTATGAAGCTGCCATTCCTACAGAACTTGCTGGTCAAGTGAAGGGTAACTTCCCTGCATTCATTCGAAAGACTGATCAGGAACGTTGCCAAAACATGAAGCGCGATATCTTTGTTGATAACGCGGATGCACGTTACGAAATCAGCATGAAGTTCGATGGTACTTCCTTTACTGCATTTGTAAAGGATGGTGTTCCGGGTGTTTGCGGTCGTAATTGGGAACTGAAGTTGGATGATCCTAAAAACGAGCACAATAGTTTGGTACGCATGTTTGTAGACAGCGGGCTACACGATATTATGCGCTCTTTTGACAGAGATTTTGCTGTACAAGCTGAGCTCATGGGCCCGGGTATACAGAAGAATCGTGAGGCATTTGCTTCGCATAAATTGTTTGTGTTTGACATCTTCAATATTACCACAGGTGGTTATGTACCTCCGAGAGAACGTCATCTGATTTTGGATGAGCTTTGGGCACGAGGTGTAAATCGCGAGATGGTACATCATGTCCCTGTTCTGCATATGGATGTTCCATTGTATGAATTCGGGTTGTTTGATGTGGATAAGTTGCTTGCATTTGCAGAAGGTCCTAGCATCAAGCATGCGATTCGTGAAGGTCTTGTTTACAAGAGAATGGATGGTGGTTTTAGTTTCAAAACCATCAGCAACAAATTCCTATTAAAGGAAGAGGATTGATATGATTTTAACTGCACTGTTGATTTATTTTCTGATTGGTGGAATCGTTGCTTACCGCACACGCGAGAGTTCTGTCTCCAAACAGGACTCGTTACTGCTCGGAATTGCGTGGCCATTGTTGGCCCTGCTCTACGTTCTTGGCTGGTTGCTTAACCTTACTGGATTCAAGATCCATTAATGGAATATAGGCCACTTATGGACTACAGATCAATCCATCCGCAATTTACGGCAACATTTGCCTATTTTGATTCTGTTCCAGATGCTATTCGGGAAGGATTGTGGAACTACATGGCTTATGGATTGCCACCAGGGAGCTTTCTGGAAGCAGTGCTGAAGAATAACTTTCAGACAGCCATACTACGAGCTGATAGTTCATGGAGCGGTAGGAGTTTCAAGGACCTTGCTAAATGGATTGATGGCAATATGCCATCCTATATGCGTGGTGATGAAAAGTCTATGACTGCCTGGATCAAAAAGACAGACGAAGAGCGCCGCGATATCATGATTGAACTCAAACTTCGTCCAAACGAGTTTGACATTCTTCGTGGTGTTGCTGTTACCTGATTTGTGATAAATAGCGTATCAAGGATACGCTATGAGACTGCAAGAATTATTCCTAGTTGAAACTACAGAAGAAGATAGGGCACTAATCTCCCTAGCTGACCCGCTTTATTCTTTCCTGCAAAAATATGCAGATCAGGATTTAGATTGGGACGACGAAAATACTGAAACATTGTATGTAGGGAAGATTGGGCAAATCCTCGACACACCATTTGAGGGAATAGATGACATAAAGATTGTCATCATGTCCGACTCTGCATTATTGGATCGTGTCAGAAAAGAAAATCCGGGCACTAAAGATGCACCTGGCGGCCTCTGGGATGCAAATACTAAATCAATGATATTTAACTCTGATTATCTATCATCGGATTTCATGAAGTCTACGATAGCTCATGAACTTAGACACATGTTGGACGATGTTAAATCTGAATACAGAGTAGCAGCAAGTAAGCGATATTCAACTCCTAAAGATAAAGAATATAGAAAGTCGAAGAACGATCCTTATGCTCCAGATATGAAGTATCTGGCGCAGCCTGCAGAAATAAATGCTAGATTTGTCCAAGTCCTAAATTCTCTTGTACCAAAGATCAAACGTCTTGCAGCCCTGCCACAGATTGAGGCACGAAACAAGGCACACAAAATGCTCAAGTATGAATTAGAAGTACATGACGTAGCAGGCATGTTCCGAGATAAAAATAATTCTCCGGATTATAAGCGGCTTTTGAAGCGTGGTGCAGATTTCATTGACAAAGAGTTACAACACGTCCAATCGCAAAAATAAAACCGTCATTTTTGACCTATTATCGCAACGGTTTTAGGTTGACGGGATAAGTAAACACACTATATAATAAGACTTGTTATATACAAAGAGTGAATACAGCAAACCAATTCACGGCGTAAAATCCGTATCATGGCGCTGGTTAAAAGATGCATAGTGGAGGGGCAACCCGTTGAAGGTGTGCATTAGTAATTCTGGTGGAGCTATAGCCTCAAGAAGCATGGCGTTGAAACCAGATGTTACGTACAGCAAACATCCTAGGACGATGTAAAAGGTTCGAACGAGGGGTTAGGCTCTCTTAGCAAAGTTAGTAATCTCCGGATGAAAAGTTTGTCCCTGACATCACTCTGTTTTCTACTTTAGAAAGAAGCACAATGATTGTTAATGTATCGTATCCTCTCGCAGCCTTACACGAGGCCGCAGCCTTTATTTGGGAGAAGAATACGAGCGTTACTAAATGGCCTTCGGAACCCCAGAATGTTTTTGATGTAATGAAAAGCATTCAGGAGATGATTCGAAGGGGTGCAATGAATAATGCTAAGGTAATCATCAAAGAGAAGCAACTCAAGGTTGAACTCCCCGATGAATGGCATTCGTTTACAGGCACCGGTGGTTACTATATCTCTTATGAGTTGGTTGATTCCGACGATGAAGAGATTACAATTGGAGCAACAATTCTTGTTGACCCGGCTGTAAGTTGCCCAAACCCCGGATACGTAACTGAATTCATTGACGAGATTGTGGAAGAAGTATAAAGTAGACACTTGCAAACACTAAAGATTAGTTACAGCAACAAAATAAAACCATGAACTATTTGGCCTTCGGGTCAAAGAACCTTTCCGGAGGGGAAAGCAAAAACTCGCCAAAAGCTAATCTGATTTTATTTATGGATGTATCCGAACACTGAGTTGTATCGAATACCTCTCTATAATAAAGAATCAATTCCGCAACAAAACTTAATATAACCAGACGGTCGTGGGTTCGAGTCCCGCCTTCACTAGAAATAGTGAGGTAGCTCAGTTGGTAGAGCAGCAGGCAAAGTAAAACTGATTCTGATAAAGGAAAAACAAAATGACAACACTATTTGAAGCCGTAAACGCATCCGCAGTAACTTCCAACGGCGCAGTTACAAACTCCTCGTCTTTGAACAAGAACGTGGACCTCTTCTTCTTGGCCGGTGCAAGCCGTGGTAAGGACATCACAAGCACTTTCGCAGGTGCTTTGGTGGAAGACTCCGAAGTTGCGATCCGTGTCCTTGAATGGGCTCGTGACGCACGTGGTGGTGCGGGTGAGCGTGAAACTTTCCGTAAGCTGTTCGGTTACGTAATCCGTTCCGAGCCGAAGCTTGCAGAACGCCTGTTGGTGAAGGTTCCCGAACTTGGTCGTTGGGACGACGTCTTGATGACTTTTGGTACTGTGCTGGAGCGTGATGCTCTGCGCATGATTGCTTTCGCGTTGAACGACGTGCAAGACGGTCTGTGCGCGAAGTGGATGCCGCGTCAGGGCGAACAAGCCAACAAGATCCGTTCGTACATGAAGTTGACTCCTAAGGCTTACCGTAAGCTTTTGGTCGGTCTGTCCAACACTGTTGAACAGAAGATGTGCGCTCAGGACTGGACTGGAATCGTGTACCCACACGTTCCTTCAGTTGCTGCTGGTCGTTACCAGAAGGCATTCTTGAAGCACGACCCGGCCGGTTACGCAAAGTACAAGGAGAAGTTGGAATCTGGTGAAGCCAAGATCAACGCTTCGGTTGCGTACCCTTACGATGTGATCCGTTCGCTTCGTAACGGTGACAAGGCTGTTGCAAACGCACAGTGGAAGGCATTGCCTAACTACTTGGAAGGTTCTGACGAAAACATCCTACCGGTTGTTGACGTTTCGGGCTCGATGAGCGGTGTGGCCGTATCCGGTAGCGTAACTGCGCTGGACGTAGCTGTATCACTTGGCCTGTACACTTCCGAGCGTATGGGTGGTGTGTTCAAGGATCAGTTCGTTACTTTCTCTGGTTCGCCACAGATGGTAAAGTTGTCTGGTACTTTGGAACAGCGTTTCAACCAGATGGAACGTTCGGATTGGGGAATGAACACCGACCTGGGTGCAGTATTCAAGTTAATCTTGTCTGCCGCAATCAAGGGTAAGGTTCCGCAGAAGGAAATGCCGACAAAGGTCTTGATCTTGTCGGACATGGAATTCGACCAGTGCATCACTTCGGGTGGTACTGGTAAGAGCGGTCGTTACTCGACAGGCGGCGGCCCGGTTAGCGTATCGGCGATGGAGTTCATCGAGAAGGAATATCAGGCTGCAGGGTACAAGGTACCGCAGGTTGTATTCTGGAACTTGAACGGCCGCGCCGGTAACAGCCCGGTGACCTATAACAAGGCTGGTGCAGCTCTTGTGTCTGGCTTCTCTCCAAGCATTGTTAAGTCAGTGCTAGGTGGTGAAGAAATGACACCGATCAGCATCATGCTGAAGACCGTCATGGTCCAGCGTTACGACTTCTAAGAGGTCGGTAGCGTAGAGCAGGAGAGTCTGGAGACTCTCCTTTTCGACTGAGTGAGTGCGGTAGAGTGATAAATAAATCAAAAGGACTCTACCATGGAAGCTACTTGTCTTAATTGTCAAAAAGATTTTGAATATTCTCCACATCAGTTTTCTGGAAAGTATTGTTCAAATACATGCAGAGGATTGCACAAATCAAAGCTACACAAAGAGGCCTGGTATTCGGGGACATTAGAAAAGAAGATTGATCGTCCCACCATACGAAAATATCTTACAAAAGACCGTGGATATAATTGTGAAAATGAAGGTTGCACAGTAACTGATTGGTTAGGGAAATCTATCACACTTGAGGTTGATCATATTGATGGAAATTCTGCAGATGATAAACCATCTAATGTTCGCCTAATCTGCCCCAACTGTCACAGTCAATCACCACATCGTGGTGCGGCAAATAAGGGTAGAGGTCGCAAATCATTGGGACTTCCGTTATACTAGATAAATATAGATTGCCGCGGGTGTATCTCAGTTGGTAGAGAGCTTGCTTGCCAAGCAAGATGTCAGGAGTTCGAGCCTCCTTACCCGCTCCATAACAAAAAGGAATTATATGAAGAAATCACTATTAGCACTTGCAGTTCTACTAGCAGTGTCGTTTGGTGCATCAGCTGCTGCTCCAGTAGCACCCGCACCAGCAAAGGCAGCATCTGCTGTCGCTGCCAAGAAGGCAACACCAGCAAAGAAGAAAGTCAAGAAGGCAAAAAAGGCAAAGAAAGTAGCAGCACCTGCTAAGAAATAACTTGCCCGCTCCAGGTAGACAGCCCCTGTGATAAATACGTATATTATCACATGGGCTTTTTTATGATCAAAAATATACTCCTTACCATTCTAGTTGCGTTCGCTTCAACAGCCAATGCACAATCACAGTCAGATCCATTGGATGTGAAGCAATGTGCTGCACAGGTTCCGTTTGGTCAACCAACAGGTGCAAAACAGGATACAACCCTAATTTGCAGAAAAGCGTATTTCCTTGAGCACGATAACAAGGCAAAGATCCCACAGTGGGTTGCCTATGTCCTTACTCCAGCAAATGCAACCGGTTGCGAAAAGCGCCTAAGTGCATTCAAATCTGATCGATCACTTCCAGCAGATAAACGTGCAGAAGTTAAGGATTACAGTAAATCCGGATATGATATGGGTCACATTGCTAACTCGGCAGACATGAGTTGGGATCCAGAAGTAGCTCGTGAAAGTTTTATCCTTTCAAACATGACTCCACAGTTGCCAGCATTCAATCGCGGAATTTGGAGTAAGCTTGAAGCCCAGACACGCGCGTGGGCAGTTAATCGCGATCACAGGATTCTAATCTATGCTGGCCCAGTCTATAATAGAGCTCAAGATAAGACAATCGGTACTAGCATGGTAACTGTTCCAAACGGATTCTACAAGATTTTGGTCGATCTTGAAACCAACGAAGTTATTGTGTTTGAATTTAAGCACGAAACTGGAAAAGGTTCGTTGAACCAATTTGTGACGAGCTTGGCACAGGTACAAAAGGACTCTAAGCTTGTGTTTCCTATGCCAAAACAGGCGAAATTTGCAGATACAATTTGGCCCTCGCGGACCAAGAGCGCTAACAAGGCCAAGAGCGCAGTTTGCTCAATTAATTGAGTGCTTGACCATATAAGAACAATGCTGTAAAATAAGATACTAAATAAGGATATGCCCTTGTAGCTCAGCTGGTAGAGCACCGCACTTGTAATGCGGGGGTCCCGTGTTCGAATCATGGCGGGGGCACCAATTAACTTGGAATCAAAATGGCACAACTCAGAATTAATGCAAATCCGACATTCACAATCGATGTAACTGTTCGCGAAAGCGACGAGTACTCCGAATCGGTTTATGTCAAGTTTGATCGTCACGTTCTTCCCGAAGAAATTCGTGGATGTAGTGAAATGTTTCTAACACCTACTCAGGTTGAGCAACTTGGTCGATTCCTAATCCGTCAAGCAGACGAAATCCGTACAGCACAAGACATTAGGAATTCGGTTGCATGAACTTTCCCGTCCTAGTTCAACATAAGGAAACTGATGGATGGCATATATATATCTGTGATGATTTTCCTGGTTTCTATGTTGCAAGTAAGGACAAAGAAAAAGCAAGAAAAGACATTGTGCCATCACTGAATAAACTCATTGAACTTGACACAGGCGTTGATATTGGTCTGACAGAAGACCAGATACTGGTAGTATAGAATTCATTTTGTGGATGCGCATCGTTTCTAAAAGCATCTGCATTAAGAGGTGAATGCCCCCTCTAGCCTCCTACTTACGGGAAGTGTGGAACAAGGCAATGGGGTCACATTTATGACACAAGATAATCGTTGCACAATTCCATTTACTGGATTGCCTCAGATTCATCTCTATGACAACAGTGTTTCTCCCTGTTGTAAAGTTCGTTCAAGTCCAATTGATCCTGTTACAGGTGTACTGAATAAGAAGTTTATTGAACTTCGTCGGGACATTAAGGATAACAAGAGGAATGCGCAATGCACTTCTTGCTGGAAAATTGACGACGATGGTGGTCCATCATACAGGCGCCGCCACTCACACCACGACAGTAGACCATTAGATTGGAAAAATCTGGATGTATATCAACCTGTTAGAAATGCTGAAATTGCATTTTCAAACAAGTGTCAATTGATGTGCGTTTATTGCTACCCGACTGTATCATCGATGTGGGAAGATCAGCAATCGAGATTTACTAAATTCAAAGGCATTGCAGTAAGACCTGCAGAAGCAAGAAGAATACACGATATACTTGATGTAAACTTGCTTAAAAACGTGCAAGTAACTGGTGGTGAACCAATGCTTGACCAAGATTGCATTGATTTTATGATGGCTCTGCCATTTGATTCTAATAGGTATATTTCTATTATTACAAATCTATCTTATGGATCTGCCGTACTTGGTATCCTAAATGGTATTGTTGATAAGCATCCTAACATCGTATTAATGTGTAGTCTTGATGCAATTGGTGAAAATCCAACACGCAAATATTTAAACTGGAATCTCTGGGATCGAAATTTTAAGATCATTGTGTCGGGTTTACAGGAAAGAAGAAAACAATACCCAAATACTAATATTATCATAAAGTTCACAATGAATATTATGAATTATATGAATGTTAGAGATATAATGGAATATGTATTGAAGCTTAGACAAGAAGGGTTTAAGGGTATAACATTTGACATCAACCCGATTTCTGAGACTGATGTAACTTCGATGAAATCGGGTATAGTTGATCAAATGGCCCGAATTGAAATTAACGACCGATTGCAAAAATTGTTGGATCAGAAAGAACTAAATACAATTGAGCAGTTTAATAGCTTCTTACAGAATGTTACTTTTGATCCAGTATTAGCTGAGAGAACAGAAGAGTATCTAAAAGAATATCTTAAATAACGCGGGATTGGCATATTGGTTGTGTCCTAGCCTTCCAAGCTAGTCAAAGGAGTTCGATTCTCCTATCCCGCTCCATACACACAAAGGTGAACTTATGAAATTCAAAATGTCCCTGATTGCACTCTGCTTTGTATCTGTTGCCGCGTATTCGCAGGTAACTGTTCCGAGCCTTATGTCGGATTTAAGCGCCGGTCTGCAGGAATCAACTTCATTACAAGGAACACTTTCGGGATTTACTCTTGAAAATGAACGCCTGATGAAGGAAAACAGGGTACTGGCTGATAATAGAGATCAACAGAATAAGAACCTTGCTTCTGCTACAGTGGTAGCGCAGAAAGAAATTGACGATAAGAAGGCAGCCTTACAAGCTGGCATTGATGCAGTAGTGGCAGAATACAACGGGTTTGGTTGCACCGGTCAATTGCCGCAGGCTCGATATGATTGGTGTATGTCAATGAATGCAACCTACACTGCAAGAATCAACAACATGAAATCATCCGGGGATGCAACCATCCGTGGTATGGTAACAGATTTAGATCGTTCAAGACTTGCTCCAATTCGTGATGTTATCAAGCGCCAAACAGATCGAATTAATCAAATTTCCGATACTATGAAGAGCAATTTTGATCAATTCAATATTGCTAATGATAGAAAAATTGCAGTCGAGGCAAGGAATGCTCAAATTAGAGCTCAGCTTGCAGACCTTTGTGCAAATGCACGAATTGGTTCCACCACATACCAATTATGCAACGGAGTAAATTGGGATGGAAAACGTACTGATTTACCACCATTAACCGGACCAAGGAGAGATACAACAGTTGTACCTAATCAATAATGAAATATTTTCTAATTGTTGCATTGATTCCTGTTTGCTCCCTTGCCCAAACACAACCAACACTTCCTATCAAGGATCTCGGATTGATTCCAACAATCAAAGTTTATCCAAAACCGGAAGTTAAGGAACAGAAGGCTATTGCTCCTGCACAGGCAGCCAGTGCGGTTACTATCACACCTGCAACCCCGATCAAGAAATGACAAAACCACAAGTATACAAATATTACCAACACCGGTATGGTGGTGTCTATGAAGTTCTTGTGCCAGAGGCAAAGAGTACCGTTGACAAAAGTCTCTGGACTGTATATAATCATGTTTGGCCATTTGATCGAGAAGCATGGATTCGTCCATACAGTGAATGGACCGACGGAAGATTCAGGGAACTAACTGGAGATGAAGTCAGGGATCTGTTTGCTAGAAATAGAGAAGAGTTCCAAAACGAGATTTCTGCAGCCAGGAAAATTGCAAAAGGATAAATACTAAGCACAATTTTGTGCTAGGAGTTTATCATGACATTAGTATGGATTGCACTTGGTGCATTTATTGGATGGAACTTCCCACAACCGTTCTGGGCAAAGATGGTTCAGAATGCAATTGCAGCAAAGTGGGCAGCATTCAAAGCAAAGAAGTAAAGTATTCGGGAGAATAGTTTAGTGGTAAAACACCGGCCTTATACACCGGCACTCCGTGGCCCCAGATAGGGGCACGTCCTTGGTTCGATTCCAAGTTCTCCTACCAAAAATGGAAGTATGGCCGAGCGGCTGATGGCTCTAGTCTTGAAAACTAGCGACTCTTAATCGGGTCCGTGAGTTCGAATCTCACTGCTTCCTCCATTGTGAAAGGTCAGTAATGACTAAGGTAATAAATCTGTATGGTGGTCCGGGTACAGGCAAATCAACAACCGCTGCGGCGGTTTTTGCTGAGCTAAAGTTTCGTGGTGTAAACTGCGAATACGTTCAAGAGTACGCAAAAGATAAAGCATGGGAATTTGGAACAAACCATTTAGGTGTCCCCAAAGTTTTCCAAGCACAGGAATATATTTTCGGTAAGCAACATTTCCGCCTGCGTAGATGCGCTCAGGATGTAGATGTAATCGTTACCGACTGTCCTTTATTCCTTGGGCTAATCTATATGCCCGACGATTTTCCAATCCCTTCATTGCGCACAGCTATTCGAGAAGCATACAACATATATGACAACTTGAATATTTTCCTAGTACGTAATAAGCCCTACAATCCTAAAGGTCGTTTCCAGACAGAGGATGAAGCTAAGGAACTTGATATTGACGTTAAGAATATGTTAAATAGTCAAGGAGTTCCTTATCATATTATCGAAACTGGCAGAGACGCAGTCGGTAAGATTATTGACTTCCTAGGCTAAATATATTACACTATGTCTATGGATAAATTCAACTTTGATGAATGGTCAAGGCTTTACGAAACCGACCCTGCTGAGTTCGAGAGGCGGCGCACAGAATATTTGAATGCATCAATCATGGCTGCACCAATTCAAAATCGTGCAGCTATGAGAATGATTCAACTTGAATGTGATACTATTCGTAAAATGTATCCTCCCATGGAAGCATTAGTTAAGATTACAGAGCTTCTGGTTGAAAAACTAAAGCATCTTAGAGCAAACCTTACTGAGCTAAGGGAAATGGTTGAGGATTCAAATGAAGACAAAGCGTAATCAAGCTAAGGAAGTAATGCAGAAATTAGCCGAGGGTGCTATGATGCATCACGTATTGAGCTCGACAAACAACCATGCAAAGCCCGGTGAGCTAATTCAGAGTTTAGGTCCGGTAAAACGCCAGATTCTGAAGGATCTTAAGTCCGACGACATCAAGGATGTTCGCTGGCCGCTATGATTACCCTTATCGCCGCTATTGGGCGGAATAATGAGTTAGGACTCAAAAATCAGCTTCTTTGGAAAATTCCGGAGGATATGAAACATTTTAAGTCTTACACAATGGGTAAGGTAGTTATTATGGGCTCCAATACTTTTGTAAGCATTGGAAGACCACTCCCGGGACGTAAGAATATTGTTGTAACACATCAGGAAATGATGGGTGTGGTAGTTGCAAAAGATATTGAATCCGCATTGTCTGTTGAGCATTGTTACAATGAGCTTGTGGTGATTGGTGGTGCATCGATTTATAGACAGACAATTGATTTGGCAACTAAGTTAGTCATTACACACATTGACCAAGACTTTGAAGCCGATGTATTTTTCCCTGGCATCGACTTGACAAAGTGGAAGATAAATAGTACACTAGCAGGGAGCAACGAAAACTATAATTATAGGTTTGTTGAATATTTAAGAAATGAGAGCATCGGAAGTCATTAATGAAAAGCAGGTGATGTCGGCCTGGATTTCCGATCTAACATATAATAGACCCAACAAGGTATTGACTATGAGATTGTCAAACGGCATTTCATATTCAATCCCTGGTATTAGTCGTACAATATTTGAGCGTTGGTTGAAAGCACCGTCGAAAGGCTTTTTCTTTCATAACAACATCAAAGACACGTATCAGGTAAATAGAATATAGGACTTTATTTCAGCGGTAGAATATCACATTGACATTGTGAAGGTCACAGGTTCGAACCCTGTAAGTCCTACCATACATTTCTCTCGTCCAACGGATTTTGGCACCAGGTCTTCTAAACCAGGTTCGGAGGGTTCGACTCCTTCACGAGGGACCATTTCACTTTGAAAGACACACATGATATTAGCAATATTGATTGTTATCGCCTTGGTTGTGGCCTTCTTCGGCCTATACATGGTTAACAAAGTCGGCAACTACGAAACTGTTTGGGGATTTATGATGATCTGGGGAGCAATTGCTACCGCAGTTCTTTCAGTAATTTCAGTTGTCATGTTTATTGCATCAGCACTATGACACAAAAATTCACATTCTTCTGGGAATCTGACAGCCCATTCTCCAACTGGTATCCACAGTCCTTTGATCACGAAGGACACAGATACAATTGTTCCGAACAATATATGATGTACAAGAAGGCAATGCTCTTCAAAGACATTGATGTTGCTGAAATGATTATGGAACAGGCTCATCCACGCAAACAGAAATTCCTCGGTCGTCAGGTTCGTGGGTTTGATCAAGAAGTCTGGATGGCCGCGTGCCAAGAAATCATGGTCCCGGCACTTGTTTCAAAATTCACACAAGATACCTACAGTTTGAATTGCATGCTTGATACTGGTGATTCTATCATTGTTGAAGCCAGTCCCTATGACAAGGTGTGGGGAATTGGTATGACACAGAACGATCCACGTGCAACTGATCCGACACAGTGGGATGGACAGAATCTTCTTGGTGTTGTGCTTATGAAAGCGAGAGAAATAATTGTCAACGGACGATAAATTTCAGGAAAGCCTTGCTATCGGCATAGCCGGTGAAGATGCAGTTTTTGAATATCTGATAAAGAACTTCGGTCTGGTTGAAGATACGCGAAGCCAAGTCCACGGCGACGGATATGGGCCTCGTATGATAGGCACAGAAGGAAAGGTTATACAACCGGATTTCTGTGTTTACAATAAACCCGGCTCTCCAAAAGGTAGATTTGCAGTTGATGTAAAAGTGAAATCATCACTCTATCCATTTAAGGGTAAGCAGTGTTTTACAGTCGATAAGAAGTTTGAAGACTATAAGCGCATAGTCCAAATCAAGCAATTAGATTACCTAATGATTATTTTTATGTATGAAGGTAAGATGTATTTCTACAAAGATACAGATTGCATTGGTAATAAATTCATGAGTAATGCATACGGGTATGGAAACGTATATTACTTTGAGTTTGATGAAACAAAGATTAGGTACTAAGTTTCCTATATAAGGTATCAAAGTCTTCGTTTCCGTGAAAACGAATTGTGCAGGTTGTGCGATATCCGTTTCCATCACAATACGCATTATGTGGAAGATCGGTCCTAACAAGTTCCGGTCCATCAACGATATCTGCTGATTCTAAAAGATTACCAACCCCATTCCAGGTTATCTTCCCGTAATCAACAAGACCGTTTGCACCCGCGACCTGCTCACCTTTGAAATCGTAATCGCCGTCATACCAGACTTGCCCACCCAGGCCCGAGGTGGGAATAACAACAGAACAATTCATTATTCCCCATTTTGATGACCAATCAATATGGCTGTAGACATAGGATGCAGTTACATTCTTTCTCTTGAATGCAAGTGCTGATAAGATATCTCCTACATTTTTACTTCGTAGGTATTCATTAATCCCATCTCGTACTATATTAGGTAATGGAATAACCTTAACATAGAGCATTTCAGAATTCATATCCTTAAGATATTCTTCCGTTAAGTCAATGAGTATTTTAGAGAATGGAATCGTTACTGGTTTGTGCAAGTACATTACTTTCACCGCGTAATTCGATAGATATTGAAATCCGTGTTGATGTTAGGCCCGACACACCGTGTAGTCCGGAAACATTAAGCCAATGCCATACATGGGCAGGTAATTTTTCTGAATGTTCTACCTTGAATCTATTATTGTAGAAGTCCAGTGCTGCATCGGGACCACCTGTGGTAATTAGGTAATTGATACATTCAGTTCTTCCTGAATCTTTATGTACTGGTATGCCATTTTTGATTACCTGATAAGTGCAGAAACAGGGACAGCCAAAAATGTCCTCAATGAATTTTTTTAGTTCCGGATTGGTAACAAGGTGTTGTTTATAGAATCTGGAACCTTTATTTTTGAAGATGTTTTCCATCTCGGTAAAATCTTCTTCGTTGTGAAGAAGTAATTCGTCCGGGATTTTTGGTAGACTTAAATATTTGAAGAGCATACAATATTTATGTCATAAATATAGAGATGCGTAGTTTCTATAATCCGGACAAGTTCTTCAAGAAAATGAAGAAGAAACCTGCACAGCAGGAAGTAATCGACAACATAGAAAATTATTCCGAAGAGGATATAAATAACTTATCCGGATCACACTTTCCTTTGTGGGTCAAGGAACAATTAATTGAATTGAAAAAGCGCAACGGAACTTATGCCGAAGATGAGGCAGCAAGAATTGCAGCATTAATGATAGCAGCAAGTAAGAAATAAATGCCAGAAGAAGAAATTCCCGAGTGGGCCATGTCTGTCAACCGATCGGTAAATATGGTTGAAGGTTCGGAAGATCACACAGCATGGAAATTAAAATACGGTTCAATTGAGAACTGGTGGCAGCAACTTGTAGAACAGGTTACCGAAGAAGATAAGCTGGATTAGTATAGTGGCATTACATTTCCCTCGTAAAGAAAGAACGAGAGTCCGATTCTCTCATCCAGCACCACTAAAGGTATAAATACTACTTTGTAGTAGGAGTAATACCTTATGCCAACCGGAATAGTGGGAAGTAAGAAAACATATAGATGTTTGTATTGTAATGAAGAGAATTACTTTAAGCACGGTAATGCAAATTTATATTGCAGTAAGAAATGTCAAAAGGATGAAGAACACAGGATTTTCATAGAGCAATGGAAATCCGGATCGATTACCGGTGATGTAATTTATGGAATAAGTAGACATATACGTCGATATATAGAAGAAAAATTTGAGAATAAATGTACTGGATGTGGTATTTCCGACTGGAGAGGCTTACCATTATCACTTACCTTAGAACACATTGATGGTAATGGACTTAACAGTAAGGAAGAAAATTTAACACTCCTGTGTCCAAACTGCCATTCACAGACTCCAACATTTGCCGGGAGAAATAAGGGCAAAGGAACTAGATCCTATCGTAGGAAATATGATGAGATATATCTAGAATCCGCAAGGCAGACAACGTCCCTATAGTTCAATGGATAGAATAAGTATTTCCGAAATATTAGATGCAGGTTCGATTCCTGCTAGGGGCACCAGATGAATCCTCGCATAGTAACAAAACTACCCGAGTATAAATTCGACTTTGAAAGAATTAAGAAAGATACATTAACTCTTATCGAAGAGTTTAATTTACCGCAGATTGGGTTAACTCATTCTCCAAAGACTCTTGAGCTATCGATGGAAGAAAAGGTACTAGAGTGTACCGGGTCTATTTTTGATTACGAATCAAAAGAATTCAAGTTTGAAGAAAGGGATTTTACAATCTTCAACGAAGCATTCAAATCGACATCCTTATTTGAAATGTATCAGTCTATACCTAATATTGGACGATTTAGAATTATGACCATGGATGGTCCTAAGTGCTATACCATACACGGTGATTTATCTATGCGCTATCATTATGTGATAGATACGAATCCCGATTGTTTGTTTTTGTTTCCAAAAGATGCATCCTTCTATCACATTCCCTGTGATGGCAATCTTTATATTGTGGATACACGAAAGAAACATACATTTGTAAATGGTAGTAGGAATCGTAGAATACATTTAGTTCTAGACGATCTTAGTTCCTTATTAGAACTCAAGAAACCAGTATGAGGATTGCAATAACTGGCCACACAAGTGGCATTGGAAAAGAGTTATCCAACCTGTATACAGATGTAATTGGGTTTTCAAGGACTAATGGATTTGATCTACGTCTTCGTGCTAATAGACAACGAATGTTCCTGACAATTCAGGATTGTGATATTTTCATCAACAATGCTGATTTAGGTTGGGAACAGACAACACTCCTTTACGAATTATGGGAACAGTGGAAGGATAAAGAAAAGTTAATAGTAAATATCGGGTCTGACGCAGCCGATTATAATCCAAATTTTGCACGACCATATAATGTGCAGAAAAGAGCGTTACAAGATGCTTGTCTCCAGTTGCAGCAAGCATATCAACCGTGTAAGGTTATGTTAGTGAAGCCCGGGTATATAGATACTCCACGTGTTCAACAAATTAACGCAACTAAGATGGATCCAACTGAAGTGGCACTCTACATCAAAGATTTAACTGAGATGAAGAATCGTACATTGTGGACACCCATAGTAACATTATATCCGAGATAACATGGCATCATTTTTCAGAGAGGGCGGAAGACTCTCATTCAACGGCTTTAAGGGCACAATTATTAAAATTACAGAAACATACCGCAAGAATGTAATCGTTTTGAAGGTGGCGGAATTTCCAGCAAGAAACCCATTCCCGGGAAGAAAGGTGGAGACAATTGGTATTTTTGAATACCCGGATGGCACTTTAGAGTTCATGTCTGTCATTGATTGACAAGCAACAACGATATCTGTATAGTTTTGTCATGGCGTATGATGAGATAAGTAATACTCCAAGGAGATATTACTATGAAGATTGAGATTTATGGTGCGGAATGGTGCACCTTTTGTAAGCAGGCAGTTTCACTCTGTGAATCGAAATCTATCGAATACGATTATATCGACATCGACGACACTGCAAATATGAGAAGTTTGGAAGAAAGGGTTGGAAGCAAGGTACGTTCTGTTCCACAAATTTTCAAAGATGGACAACTTGTACCTGGCGGATTTACTGGACTTAGACAGGAATTAGCTAAAAACTAATTAGAGGATATGCCAAGAAGATCACCGTCAGACGAAGATTACGATTACGATGATGACGATTACGAGGATACAAAAAGAGGTCCTCGAAGATTTAAGAAAGACGATCCTGCGGAAAGAAAACACCAGCGGGACCGAGAAGAACAGTTCGATCGAGACCATGACTACGACGAGAGAAGATAATGTCGGGTCTTGAATGGTTTGCGTTACTTGCAGCGATAGTTATACTAGCGATAATCAACGGATTTGTATGGCTTCACTTGTTGCAGGAAATTCTCTTCGAATTGGGATAAATAGTTAACTGGAAGATAGCATCGCTGGGCGATAACGAGCCTCGAAAACTCGGCCCTTTGTGAAGAACAGGGGATGGTTCGATTCCATTATCTTCCTCCAAATAACTCGCTTTAGTACAGTGGAGAGTATAGGGGTTTCCTAAACCTTAGACGCAGGTTCGATTCCTGCAAGCGGGACCAAAACTACAATGGAAACAATTTTTGAAAGAAAAGTCAAAGTACCGACCAGAGAGCTAGAACTCATCGGCTGGTTGATGCGTTGCCATGGCATTAAGAATTCATCATTGTCATTTGATGGACAACCATCAACAGCAACAATTACATTTACAGATGAAGCAGAATATCTAATTTGTGTTCTAGCAGGAATCATGAGCAAAGCTAAAGAAGAATCCGGAGACTATTATTTTATAGCTCCGGATTTTGACTTTATGAATCGTCTAGAAAAGAAGATGAAGACATACAGTCCAAACGACGAATACATTATTCGTAAAGTAATGAAAGAACGGTAGATTAATCTTCCAAAAGGAAAAGGGCCGCAAGGGCCCTTTTATTTTGACTGTGGATATTACGCCAAGTTCAAATCTGCTTGTCCAGGTGCAACAGCAGGCTGGGTTGACCAGCTATAGCTTGTTGTTCCATCAGGAACTGGAGCTCCTGTCTCACGTGGAACTGCATTTGCTACGTTGAAGATATCAACGCGGAACTGTGCAATCTTGTAGCATGGAAGTGCTGCACCACCGAACGGTGTTGCTGTAATGAAACACTGGCCCGGAAGCAATGCTCCAACTGCGTTTGCATTTACCATGAATACGATTTCATTCTTTGTACCATTGCTTACAACATAGGCGTTGAAACCTGTTTGCTTAACAATGTAGGCACTTGTTGATGTTGTGTTGTCTGCCCAACGCACACCATTTACGACGATTTGGTTACCGGCTGTAGCGGATGGACCGAACCACTTTTTCTGAATAGGTCTTCCCATAATGGGCCTCTCCTTTACTCTAATATGTGGAACTATTTCCGCATAGACTACTATTTATCCAGTTGACATAGATCTGTAACACATACATAATAGAGAGACATTGTTAACACAGAAAGATGACACACAATGAAGCTTGCAGCTGACGTAAATGAGGTAGTTCTGTCCAATGTGGGCACTACCGGTGAATTCAAGATCCGCAATTCCGCTAAGGCATTTAAGATCCTTTCGGACGGACTTTACTCCAACAAAATCCGCGCTATTATTCGTGAGCTTTCCTGCAATGCAGTAGACAGCCACGTTGGCGCAGGTAAGGCTGATGTTCCCTTTGAAGTACATCTTCCCACCATCCTTGAGCCGTGGTTTGCGGTAAAGGACTTTGGTATGGGACTTGACGCCAATCAGGTTGTCAACATTTACACCACCTATTTTGAATCTACCAAGACTGACTCCAATGCGTTTATTGGCGCCCTGGGCCTTGGTTCCAAGTCACCCTTCAGTTACACGGAAAACTTTACCGTCACTGCTATCAAGGACGGCAAGCAACGCATTTATAGTGCATTCATCAACGAATCCGGTGTCCCGTCTATCGCGGAAATGGCTGTTTCGGACACCACCGAAGGTAACGGAGTCGAAGTTAAGTTCAGCGTTACCGATCGCAACGATTATCAGTCCTTCCGTAACGAAGCACATACCGTATTTGCATGGTTCGACAAGAAGCCGATTATCACTGGTGTGGAATCATTCAACCACCGCAACATCGAATATGTGGAAAAGGATATTGTTCCTGGTGTGCATTATCGCACCAAGAGCGGTTACAACCACGACGCCAGCATGGCGCTGATGGGCAACATTGCCTATCCGTTGAACAACATTCCGGATCCTAGCAAGAACATTGGTAGTGTTGCCAGCTTGCTCGAATGCGGCCTTGTTTTGGAGTTTGGAATCGGCGATCTGGACTTTGCTGCATCCAGAGAACAACTTAGTTACGTCACGCTGACTATCAACAGCATCAAAGCAAAGCTGGAACTGCTGAATGCAAACCTAGCAAAGCATTTGGCAGCCAAGGCTGACGCAATTCCCGGACTGTGGGATCGTGCTTTCTATCTGTACAAGGAACGAGAAAGCCGACTCTACCAGGCCGCCGTTGACAAATACGTTGCTGATACAAAGTTTCCGCTGTATGATCTTAAGGGTCACTATGGCGTGAAGGTTTTTGAATACACAGTGGATGATTTGGCCGCTCGTGGACTTACCGTGCAGGCTTTCCGAGCGCGTCACGGCTCCACCAGCAAGATGACTGAGCATTCTTCATATGTGAAGTCTCCGGTAAATGGTGCATCAAACTATGTTAAGGCCTGGCAGATTCCTGTTGAGAAGACTGTTGTCTTAGTCTTGAATGACTTGAAGACTGGCTGCATGTCGCGTGCTCGATATCACTTCAATACGCTTCGTACCGAAGGACAAGTTTATTGTATTTCTCATTCGGATCCGGATCCGGCAGTGCGTCAAGTCGAATACGACAAGCTCATTGCCGAATTGCACAATCCTCCGACCATCCTGAAAGCGAGCACACTTGAAAAACAGGCTCGGGCAAAGCCGGTGTCTTCCCAGGGTATCATGTATATTCGCCTGAAGTCGCAAGCACGCCCCGGTTACATGGATTCGTACATGTGGGAACCGTTCCGCGAAGAATTGGACGAGAACGTGACGTACTATTACGTGGCGCTGAGCAACCACGAACCCACGTCTCTGGACGGATCAACATCTATTCCGCTCTTTGCCACCAAGGCAATGATGGACGAATGTGGAGTCAAGGACATCCAGGATATCAGAATTCTTGGCGTTCGTAAGAGTCGAATTGCAGAAATCAAAGAATTGGACAATTGGGTCTGGTTTGAGGACAAGTTGAAAGAGGAAACGGCGAAAATCTCCGACAAGCACATCACGTCTCTGGTTGTCGCGGAGATGCTTGACTCCTATTACAACAAAGTCTATACTAATAAGAAGGTCGCAAAGATGGTTGGGACCGATTCCGACTACGCTAAATATGTTACCGATATCGGTGGCGTACCACGTGTTCAAGGAAACGTGACACAATTAGTGACACTCTGTGGCTCGTACGGTAAATCCGTGCAAGTTGATACAGTAAAGAAGAAGATTGAAGATTCAAAGACGGCGCTTTACAAGAAGTATCCGCTCTTGAAGATCATCAGAGAAGGCCAAAGTGACATCACTGAAGCCGATATTGCCGCGTACATCACAATGGTTGATAAACAATCCCACACCTAATACAAGGTAGAAGATAAATAAAAGATGAATTATAAACTCATCTATGAAAATCTTATCAACCGAGCAAAAGATAGAAAATTAGATATCTATACCGAATCTCACCACATTATACCAAAATGTATGAATGGCGATAATTCTGTAGAAAATTTAGTTGATCTAACTCCGGAAGAACATTATCTAGCACATCAATTACTGGTAAAAATTTATCCATCAGAATATGGATTGATAAAAGCAGCGGTAATGATGTGTATGAATACAGGTGGCAATAGACCGACCAATAAATTATATGGATGGTTAAGAAGAAAACATTCGGAATCGACAAGTGGCGAGAATAATGTAAATTTTGGTAAACCTAGACCAAATGAAGTAAAAGAAAAGATTAGTGCATCGAATTTAGGTAAGAGTAGAAATAAGGGAATAAAGAAAGGTCCAATGAAGGCTGAAACTAAGAAAAAACTTAGTGATTCTTTGGTCGGTATTGAAGCTCCGCATATGGTAGGTGATAAGAATCCTATGCATCGCCCGGGGATAAAAGAAAAAGCATTGGCTACACGTAAAGGTAAACTACGTGTTCAGAAAATAGATATGATTATCTTTAGATTTCAGCATATAAAAACTAATGAAATCTATGAAGGTACTAGACAACAATTTAGGGCATATGCTAAACTGACACCAGTTGATGTATATGCATTGGTAAGCGGTGCTCAAAAAACATCGAAAAAATGGCGTATTTTAATTAACACAGATTGAGGATTTATTATGACAAACGCAGTGCCTTATTTACTCCAGGGTCGCAATATTATTTTAGTTGTGGATGGAAAATCTCATACCGTGTCAAAAGACACACACATTGCCTACGGTAAGATTGTCGATGCACTCAAGGCCCAGGATTGGGACGCCCTGCGCGACCTAGTTGAGCCGAAGAAGGCAATCGTCAACTTTGGTTACGGCTACGTGTCGATCGAAGACAACAAGGTTTTGTGGAAGGGCAAGCCGTTCCACAATGCACTGGCAACACGCATGATCGAAATGTACCAAGACGGATTCCCGATTGATCCGATGGTGCGCTTCATGGAAAACTTGATGGACAACCCATCCAAGCGTTCCGTGGATCAAGTCTACGGCTTCCTGGAAAAGAATAAGCTTCCGATCACCGAAGACGGCTATTTCCTCGCATACAAGCGTGTTGGCTCCAACTACAAGGACAAGCATACCGGCACAATCGATAACAGCGTTGGCGCATTCGTGGAAATGGATCGCAACGGCGTCGATGACAATCCGGATTCGCATTGCTCCAGTGGTCTGCATTTCTGCAGCGAAAGCTATCTGGGTCACTTTGGTAGCGGTAGCGAGCCAGTGATGATCCTGAAGATCAATCCTGCCGACGTCGTTAGCATCCCTACCGACTACAATGGCGCCAAGGGTCGTTGCTGCGCCTATGAAGTTGTGGCTGAAGTTGAAGGTGACCCAGCGGTTGCATTCACCAAGGCTGTCAACGGCGATTACAGCAAGCCACAGGCACCAGTCAACAAGTATGTTGCTCCTGCTGCTCAAGTAGCTGCGTGGCCGTTTTCTACTGGTGTTGTACATGAAGACGGCGACGAGCCTGATGAAGAAGTTGTTGATGATGAACAACTGTACGACCTGCAACGTGTTCACGGCGAATGGGTTGAGTATGAGAATCTGACCCTGGAACAAGCCGAAGAACAAGTCGAGAAGAACGTGCGCCAGAAGAAGGCGCAACTGAAAATTGTCAAGGCCGGCACCGACGAAGAAGTCTAATGATCGGGGCCTAGTGCCCCTTTCGTTTGATAATGAGAAGAATAATATTTTCTCTGCTGCTTGCTTTTTCCGTAAATTCATACGCAGAAAGCTCTGACTTAAATATCGAAACTTTGAATCCGATTGAAGTTAGTAACTTATTTGATAAGTCTAACTCAATCGGATTAGAGGGATTGATTGACTTAGTCGAGAAGGAAGAGAAAATACGAGTCTGCGTCGAAGACTACATCAAGAAACAGACAAAATCGTACGCCAAGATTGCACAGAACAATCTGTACGATTTGATACATAACTTTGACAAGATAACGTCAAGGATCTACGGTAAGAAGCCTCCAGAGGATGATATTCCGTATGATGAGAAGATCGAGGCATTGGCTAAAGTCCAGTGCGAAGCATATTATACAATTGGTGTGTTGAAATAGTTGTAGCATGTGGTCTTATAGGGCCGGATGAGTACCTGTAATCAATACGTAGCGTTCCTGGATCAAAAGCTGTCGACGGCTTCCATACGTCTATTAAGGATGGTGCGGCACTTTCCTCTATATAGGGAATGTAACCGCGGAGGTTCCGCAATACAGGGCGGGGAGCTTAGGTGGGGTGCCTAGGTGCATGCTTTGTGCGGTAGCTTGGAAACTTGCTACCGCATTTTTTTTGATTTGTGTAATGCCTACGCCATTTCTTAGTGCTAACGCCACGACTTATACACAATTTTGAGGTAAGATAAATGTTAAATTCAGTAGCATTCATAGGTTATGGTTTTGTGGGAAAGGCATGTCATAAGGCCTTTGAACATAACTGTGAAGCCATTATCATCGATCCACTTTATTCAGAGAATAGAATTGAGGATTTGGCTTTGTTTAGGCCGCGCCTCACTTTTGTGGCAATTAACGCACCTACACTAGATGACAGAAGCGTTGATGCAGGCATTATTTACGACGTTTTCCAGCAATTAGCAGACATAAAATACGATGGTCTCGTAGTGCTAAAGAGCACTTTGCCACCTGATGTAGTTCACGATTTATACGTAAAATTCGGCAAGGCTAAAATCTTCAACAAGGAAGGGCCACTACGATACGTATATTCTCCCGAATTCTTGCGTCAGGATTATTGGGAAGAAGATGCATTAAAGCCACCACACATTATTATGGCTGGCGAGTTCCACGATTGCAAAGAGCTCGAAGAGGCATATAGAAATCATTCGCATATTCGACATGCTAGATTTCATATTTGCGATTATAAAGAAGCTGCTCTTGCCAAGTATGCAATAAACACATTCCTGGCCAGCAAGGTTGTATTTATGAATCAACTATATCAACTCTATGCCGATATGTATGAGAAGTCGCCAATCCATCCCGAAACATGGAAAGCATTTACAGATATACTTGAGACGGATTTACGCATTGGATATAGTCACAGCCTAGTACCTGGACCAGATGGTCAATTTGGGTATGGTGGTTCTTGCTTCCCTAAGGATGTAAAGGCTATTATCGGATATGATGTAAATGAAAGATTGTCTGTTCTTAGAGAAGTAGAAGTAGCCAACACCAAGATTCGCTTGACAGGCAATACCAAACCCGAGTAAAGTAAGGTATGAAGTACCTTTTCCTTGATGATGAACGATTCCCGAAAGATGTTACCTGGGTCCTTATTGGTGGAGTCGGTAGCTGGGGTGCGACCTGGGAGATTGTTCGCAGTCTCGAAGAAGCAAAGGAGTGGGTATTAGAGAACGGCTTCCCGGATGTGATTAGTTTTGATCACGACTTGGGTATGGACCATTATGCCGGTGATTACGACGATGGTAAGACTGGTTTCGATTTTGCTAAGTGGCTTGTTGAATATGACATGGATACAAAAACCATGCCGGCAAACTTCAGCTTCACAGTTCACAGCAAGAACCCAATTGGTTCAGAAAATATTCGAGAGCTACTCGAAGGATACTTGCGTCACAAGAAAACGGCCGGTTAATAATTTTCAGAAGTTTTGATAAATACAATTAACAACTACCTTTAGGACCGTTGTTACGCCGATCAGGCGTCGTGCAGGAGTGATTCGCTACCACTCCTGCATTTTTCTAAGACGGAGAAGCTATGAGATTATTTGAACTGTTTGAAGCCAAGCCCGCCAAGAAGGTTGTAGCTAAGGCACTTCCACCTCGAAATTTTGTAGCAAAGAACGCACAAACTAGCGGCGCAGGCGCGCACAACACCAAGAAAAAGAAGGAAAAGCGAGACGAAAAGAGGCTCGCAGACGACTAAATTCTTCCCCGATTTAATATCCTAAAACGCAACTAAACCAAGATTAGTTGCGTTTCTGTTTTATGTATAGCTAAAATAGCTAAGTATCACGAGGATATTAACATGGCAGGCAAGAAAAAGATTACTTCTTACGCTAGTTGGCCCAAGCCAATCTGGTCAACGGTAGTAAAGACTAACAAATATTTCAGATCCAACTATCAGGGTGCGATGATGTACGCGCACTATGAATTGACTTCTGCTGAATTAAAGAAAGAAGTTGTCAAGTACCTAAAAACACTTGATGCGAAGCATTCATTTCTTGACCGTATTAAGGATATGGATGAGAACAGGTTTGGTACCATCGGTAAGTATATGTATGTACTCAACCACGCCGGCGAACTTCCCGAAGATATCTTTGCAGGAATGATGCCAGCACTGGAGAGGACAATTGAAGAAGAAGAAACCAGACTCACCACGAAGGAAAAAAACTCGCCAAAGGTTGCTGATAGCGAGGTCGGAAAAGCGTCTACTACAATTTCTACTATTACGATACAAGACCGTCTCAAAGAAAAAACACGGGAGGTTGCGGGGGAAGTGGAGGGGTGGATAGATGATTACTACCTTGCACGCAAGACTGCACAACCAAAGACTGTAGAAGAATTTGTAAACCTGTTTAAGGCAAATGAATTGAAGGCTCCACACGTTAGATTCATGCATACAATTTTTGAACGTAGATCGAATGAGATTGAACTTGCAGTCGAAGGTAAGGATAAAGACTTAAACGAAGGTTACTCCAATTTTACAAAGCCCGAGTTAAAGAAGTTCAGTCAATTCTATAAGAACATACTTGGTGCATGTGTTATGATGCAAGAAGTGGCAAAGGTTGAACGAGCACCACGTAAGAAGAAGCCGGTGTCACAAGAGAAGTTAGTATCCAAACTCAAATATAAGAAGGAAGATACATCTCTTGGTATTGTTAGCATGAGTCCCATTCAGATCATTGGATCTAAAGAAGTTTGGGTGTATAATACAAAGACACGTAAGATTGCCCAATACAAGGCACTTGACGAGCGCGGCCTACTTGTTAAAGGCGCTAGTTTAGAGAATTATTCATCTGATTCTGCAGAAAAAACTGTACGTAAGCCCGTAGAGACTCTTGCAGAGTTTAAGAAGGCAAGCAAGGTGAAGCTTCGCACCTTTTTGAAGGATTTAAGCACTGTAGATATACCTGCACAGGGCAAGCTCAATGAGCATCATGTTATACTTAGGATAGACAAATGAAGTTGTTTTTGGATACAGAATTTACAGATTTGATTCCGGGGAATAAGCTTATTAGCATTGCCCTGGTATCTGAGGATGGGGAATTCTTTTATGCCGAATTAACCGATACATACGAGTTAAAGGATTGTTCAGACTTTGTTAAGCTTCATGTTCTTCCCTACCTTAAGGGTGGAAAATATCGCATGACCAGATATGAGTGTGCTCTAAACATTGGCAACTGGATTGAAGATCGGGGACCCGATTGCATTCTAGCACTTGATAATATCTCCTGGGATCGTCCGCACCTTGAAAGTTTACTTTCCGAATGTTGGCCCGAAAATCTAAGCAGAAGCGATTACTTCAAATTTGTTATCATGGATGACGATGCCAACTATATCTTCAAGGAATATAATCTCCAAATTCATAATGCAATGGATGATGCAGCCGCTATGGCCATTGCCCACAAGATTGGAATGACTTGGGAGATCTGATAAATAGTGTATCGCTGGAGAAGATACACAATGTCCGCACAAATTACCCCTAGAGTTTTGTTGATGAAGCAAATCGAGCTTGGCCTCGGTGCGCAAATGGTTGATGTTGAATTAGACGTAGATCACTTGAATTTTGCCATTACATTAGGACTCCAAAAATTGCGTCAGCAATCAGACGGAGCTAATCTCGAGAAGGATATTTTCTTACACATTACACGAGACATTGTTGAGTACACTCTCCCCGAAGAAGTGCAAGAAGTGAGACGTCTATACCGCCGTGGTGTCGGTGCATACACAAACGGTGGAATAAATTTCGACCCGGTAGATGCTGCATTCTATAATATCTATTTGCTACAACCAAATAGATCTGGTGGATTGGCAACGTGGGATTTTTATAATCAGTTCCTTGAGACGACAGAACGTGTGTTTGCAAGCCAATTGAACTTCACATGGGATGTCAATAATCATAAGCTGACAATCATTCGTAGACCAACAGCTGACGAGGAAGTAGTTGTTCGCGTCTATGCAAGAAAGTCGGAAGATGATCTAATCAATGATCCTTATACAGGACCCTGGTTGCGTTCCTATGCTACAGCTCACGCAAAGTATATGCTTGGTGAGGCAAGAGACAAATTCCCGGGAGGTTTTCCGGGTCCAACCGGTAATGTGACACTAAACGGAGCTACTCTAAAGCAAGAAGCGCAAGTTGAAATTGAGAAGCTAGAGAAGCAACTTCTTGATTTAGTTACAAGTAGTGACGGCTATTCGTTTGTAATCGGTTAACAAAAAACGCTAACCCCTAGGCTGGTTCTGTATAACTACAAGAACTAACTTAGGGGTTTTCTTATGCTCGTTGGAATTTCAGGATTTATTGGCTGCGGAAAAAGCACCGTAGCAGACCAGCTTACAGATCAATTCGGCTTTAGAAAGGATAGCTTTGCTACCAGTCTAAAGGACGCAGTTGCATCAATGTTTGATTGGCCCCGTAATATGATCGAGGGTGACACAAAGCATTCTCGTGAGTGGCGTGAACAAGTTGACGAATGGTGGGCAACCAAACTCGGTATTCCAAACTTCAGCCCACGCCTTGCATTGCAGTTGATTGGTACAGACTCTCTTCGTAATCATTTCAATGAAGGTATCTGGTTCATGACTCTCGAAAACAGAATTCGTAAGAATCCAGACCTGCACGTTGTTATCAGTGATGTTCGTTTCCCAAACGAAGTTGAATTTATTAAGAGTCAGGGCGGAATTATGGTAAGGGTCGATCGTGGTCCTTCACCAGTCTGGTATGAAACAGCTATGATGGCAAACAAGGGAAATTCTCTAGCCAAAGAAGCGATGACTAAAACCTATTCAAGCGCACACTTTAGTGAATGGGCGTGGGTGGGTTCTAAATTCGACTATGTGGTAAATAATAATGACACATTAGAGTCTTTGGACAGGCAAGTGTACGAAATTGTAAAGAAGATATTATAGTCCTGGTGCTTCATTTGCCGTATATTTAACTCTCTCCTAGATAAATACAACTAACAAGAAGCATAATTCTTCCAAAGGAGTTAAACCATAATGGCTACATTAGTATCACCAGGCGTAAGCATTTCAGTCATTGATCAGAGTATCAATGTTGGTGCCGGTCCAGGAACAGTACCCCTAATTTTTATCGCTACTCAGCAGGATAAGTCGACTCCCGACGGAGCATCAGTAGCTGAAGGCACAACTAAGGCAAATGCCGGAAAGGTTTGGTCAATTACTTCGCAACGCGATTTAGTTCAGACTTTCGGTGATCCAATTTTCTACTCTGTAAGTGGTACATCTTTGAATGGTTACCCACTAAACGAATATGGATTGCTTGCAGCCTACTCATACTTGGGTTTGTCAAACCTAGTAAGAATTGTTCGTGCAGATATCAACACAACCCAACTTGAACCAACAGTCGTAGAACCAACAAGCCCGGCAGCAGTCGGAACATATTGGTTTGATGAATCCTCAACAGGATCGGCATACGGATTGTTTGTTCGTGCTGGTGTATTTCCAAACGAAATTTGGACATCAGTTACACCTGATTTCATCTACAATTTTGCAACAGGTATTGCAAACGTTCCAGTTCCTGCAGATGGTGTCGACGGCGATTACGCAGTTGTCTACCAAACAGCTTCTGGTACAATGTCATATTGGGTTAAGGAAAATTCAGTCTGGAGTCAGATTGGTAACACCGCTTACACTTCGGCAGCACTAAGCTCAACATCCGTTGGTGCAGTTGTTACAACAACTTCAACCGCAGGCCTAGTTGCAGGAATGACACCAGTCATTACAGCAGGTACAGGTACATTTGCAGCAAATACAACAGTTCTATCTGTTGACAGCCCAACACAATTTACATTGTCGGCTGTACCTTCGGTAGCATTGTCCGCAGCAACAGTGGCAGCATACTTTGATATCACAATTCAATCTGTATGGCCAGACCTAACAGCAGTTACAACAACTGAAGAATATTGGGTTAAGACTGGATCAGCAGCACAAGGTGCAAATCTTGTCCTACGCAGAATGGATGCAACACTATTGCAATTCGTTCAAGTTGAAGCTCCGATCCTAGCAAACGACGCCGCAGCGAATACCTACTACAGCACAAACGCAGCAGGTTCAAACGGTCAGGTTTACATTGAACCAGTTCTTTCTGGTGCATTGCCGCAATCAACAACAAACTCATTAGAGTTCAGAAAGTCAACAGGCGTTTCTGGTCCATGGGCTCCTTTGGCAGTTATCATTGGTTCTACAACAGTTCCAACAAGTGGTCCTGTAAACGGTCAACTATGGTTCAATGCTGAAATTGGCGTTGATGGCAACGGACAATCTACTGTAGATATTCTTATTGCTGACGGTGCAGGTAGCTGGCAGAACATTAACCTCGAAGGTTTTACTTTCGTTGACGTTCCACCAACACCAGCAGATCCAACACTATTTGCTCAATCCGGCGACCCACGCGATAACGTTCCTGCACCAGTATTGATTGCAAACGATATTTGGGTTGATACAGATCAAGATCCGTACCCAGTGATTTATTACTGGAATGGTACAACATGGGTATTGGTTGATAACGAAGACCAAACATCTAACCACGGTATCATCTTCACAGATGCACGTCCAAATCCACTCTATACACAGGGCGGAACTGGTGAATACAACGGTGGCCCAGGAAACCCAGACTTGGATCCAGATGCACCAGATGCAGACTTGTATCCAAAGGGATTCATGTTGTGGAACACTCGTTACTCGACAGACAATGTTAAGGAATGGCAAGCTCCATACGTCTTTGATAGCGTAACAGCTTCTCCAGACAACACAAACAATGGCTCATTGGGTCGTTGGTCAAATGTTTCTGGAAACAATGCAGCCGGTACACCTTACATGGGCGCAGCAGCACAGAACATTATGATTGTTCGTGCAATTCAGTCAGATATTGTTTCTAACGAAGAAATTCGTGCAGAAGACTTGTTCTTTAACTTGATTGCAGCACCGGGTTATGTTGAGGCAATTGATGAAATGCTTGCTTTGAATGATGACCGCAAGGATACAGCATTTGTTCTTGGTGACACACCATTTACATTGGCTGCAACTGGCACAGCACTTCAGAACTGGGCAACAAACTCAAGTTCAGCTCTTGGTAACGGACCAGACGGTTTGGTATCGGCAAGCAAGTATTTTGCTGCATGGTATCCAAGTGGATTGAGCACAAACGTCGACGGTGTTGATGTTGTTGTTCCACCAACACATATGGCTCTACGCACAATTGCATACAACGACCAAGTCGCATATCCGTGGTTTGCCCCAGCAGGTTTGCAACGCGGTATTGTCAATAACGCTGCCGCGGTAGGTTATGTCAATTCGTCAGGCCAGTTTGTTTCAGTTAAGCTTAATGAGGGTCAACGTGACATTCTATACCAAAACGGTGTTAACCCAATTCGCGTAATGCCAACTGGTGGTATCGTTGTATTTGGTCAGAAGACACGTCAACCATACTCAAGCGCAACTGATCGTATCAACGTAGTTCGTCTAGAAAACTACTTGCGCTACCAACTTAACAACCTTGCAATGCCGTTCTTGTTCGAACCTAACGATACAACAACACGTAAGGCAGTTAAGGATGCATTTGATAGATTCTTGTCAGAATTGATTACACTTCGCGCTTTGTACGACTTCTTGGTTGTTTGCGATTTGTCAAATAACACACCTGCTCGTATCGACAGAAATGAATTGTGGATTGATATCGCAATTCAACCAGTCAAGGCAATCGAATTCATCTACATTCCTATCAGAATTAAGAACACAGGTGCCAGCTTAACAGCACCTTGATAGAACCTGATATAGAAATACCCGGAAGCTCTCCGGGTATTTTTTTGACGATAAATATCGGATGTCGTCTTTTAGTCTACAGAAATACATTTCGCACCTCCCATCCCAGCACAACATTGGATGCTGTACCGCATCAGCAAGTTTATTGGCAGCCGAAATGATATTAGCTACAGCAGGTAAAAAGGAAAGGCTCTCTCGACTCTTTGTCTATTACCAGGCCCGCAAGATAAGAGATCGCATTGGCCATAATGGCGCCGAATTACGTGATGCATTGGACTCGATGTCCCTGTATGGCGTAGCGACTGACCGGACCTGGCCCTTCCACTTTAATCGCACAAATACAGAGCCTAATGCAACGGCATTCGCAGATGCGGCCCAGTACAAAGTTGGTTCATATAACTGGGCAGGAAAAGATTTATTCAAAGATTACCTGCATAATGAAACACCAATTATATTGGGACTTTACACAGGTCGAATGTTTTGGAAATTGAAGGGTCCAATTTCAAACCAAGTATATAAAAGTATAAATACAACAGATAATAGAAAACATAAAGGCCATGCTGTTACAGTTATAGGGTATGATGATGAACTACTAGGTGGTTCATGGATTGTTGGAAATTCTCTGGGTTTAACCTGGGGAGATCGCGGAATAGGTGTTCTGCCTTACGAATGTTACCAAGATGTTGGTGAATCATATGTCATTACTGAGTTCGCAGGAGTGACCCCTGGTAAAAATATTTCTGTGATTTGATAAATAGTATTAGCTTTTATAGCAGGAGAAAAAGATGGCAAATTTAGCTAAGTTCGGTATTCCATTAGATGGAAACAAGCTAGGTATCCTACAGCCGAAGCAAAAGTATCGTTTCAGAGTCGTATGGCAAAACTTCGGTGAGAATAACGGCTTACGAGAAATGACTGCTAACGTGGTTACATGCACACGCCCAAAGATTACCTACAATGAAGTCCAATTAGATTCATACAACTCGGTTGCATGGATTCAGGGCAAGCACACCTATGACACAATCGAAATTACACTACGTGATGATATTACCAATGCGGTTATTTCATCTGTTGGTGCACAGGTTCAGAAGCAAATGAACCATTTCGAACAGACAAGTGCTGTAGCTGGTATCAATTACAAGTTCGCTATGGAAATCCATTCCATGGACGGGACTGACAATGAACAGCTTGAGTCATGGGTTCTAGACGGTTGCTGGATTCAGGCATATGCCTCCGGTGACAGTGATTACGCTTCGGGTGACCCAAATATCGTCACTCTAACAATTAGATTTGATAACGCAACAAACGTTTCTGGTCCAAACACCAACCAAGGTACAACAGTCGGTGGAGATCCATATCCAAATATCGCCAGCCCAACTGGTGGTACAACTTTCGGTTAATCCGAAATTTTTGGAGGCGGTTGATGCCTAGCTTTTCAAGTCTTTTTACATCGTTGACAGGGGCAGGGTTCTTTTATGAAAAGAACTCTCGCCACGCTACCTATAACTTCAACCAAGACGCGCAATCCTTATACAGGAATCAGCCGCGTTTTCCGTTTGAATACTACATGGATATTAAGCTCAACAATGTAGGAACGGCTAGTTCGTTTATTTCACAGTTTTTCAACAATCCTTCCTGGGCTCAAGTTCAACCTTTAGTCAAGACCATCGAAATGCCATCTTTCAAGATTGAGACAACTCCGCTCAATCAATATAATCGAAAGCGTCTTAGCCAAACTAAAATCGGATTTGAACCAGTTAAGGTAGTTTTCCACGACGTTGCCGATGGCAAGACATTGAAATTTTGGGAAATGTACTATAGGTACTATTTTGGTGACGGTACAGAACCGGGAAAGAACGAAGCTAAGAAACCAATGGGTCTGTCTGGTCCAATGACAACAGAGCAATTCTTAAAGAATATTACTCCATCGTTCAATCCTAACATCTTAGGACTACCGGCAAGCATCAAGAAAATCATCTCGGGAAATCCTTTTTCGGGTAAACCGGGTGCAACAAATCAGTTGGGAAGCAAAAGCGACACTCAAAACATTGTAGCTGATACGTTAAATAATCATTATTTTGGTTTTAACCTACCTACAGTACAGAACGTTAGAAACTTGATTCAAGAAATTGATATCTATCAGGTACACGGTGGACGATTTAACCAGGTTACACTTGTCAACCCGCGAGTTTCTGCATTTACACACGATGTACTGAGCTACGCAGAAAGCGGTAAGACACTTGAGCTAACTTTCACGTTTGAATATGAGTATGCATATTACACAATTCAAAACTTGAAGCTAGGTGGTGGTGAGACAAATAACAATTCAACAATTGATCAATTTGAACACGGTGAATTTCTTGAACTACCTGCATTAGCATTTAATGCAAGGTTGCTAGATTTCATCGAGTCAAACAACCCTCTACTAAATTCTGATAATCCAATCCTACAAAGAATTGGTAAAAACGTTCAATCAAGTCTCGGTGCAGTTACAGGAGCATTTGCCTCTGACAAAATTGTACGCAGGGTGAGCGCAAGTGCATTAGATGGGTTGGCAAATATTTCCCCAACACCTTACCATCCGGCATCGGCACCTAAAATTTCTACTAGACCCTTTGGATCTTCTGCAACAAGGGATTCGACAGCATATAGAGATGTAAACCGCACCGGAGGTAATCCAGGTGGCTAATTCAAACGTAGCAGCAATCGGCCGTTTTAGCTCGCAGATGCTTACCTATTTAGGTGCGCAGAAGACAGTTAAGTTCGTAAACGGTAATCCTACAAATACCTTCAAATATGCATCGGGTAACACAGTGTTTCCGAGTGCAGGATCAGTGCTACAATCTGATCTTGGCGGCGGCGTAGTAGGTAACTACTCCCCAAACACCTTTGATTCAACTAAGTGTTTCTTCCTATCGCGTGGTGTAGGTTCATTGTACGCAGATACAATGGCCGGACTTGCTATTGATATGGCAGCACAGATGGGAATCTCCCCACAAGAACTATTAGAAAAGGCTGATATTACAGGTCAGTTACTATTCTCTGAAAATGCATATAGAGCATTTAACAATCTAAGAGACCCCGGAAATCAAGTTGGTATTGTTACTTCAGCAAGTAACAGATACAGTCTACAAGCACGTCAAATAAGGTCTTAACTATGAGCAGATCATACGTTCAAGGCAAATATACACCCGCCCATCCAGAAAAATATGTAGGGACTTATCCTATTGTGTTTCGCTCATCGTGGGAACATAAGGTGATGGTTATGTTTGATTCGAATCCCAACATTACAAGCTGGGCCAGCGAACCCGTGAAGATACCATACAAGAATCCATTTACTGGTAAATACACTGTGTATGTGCCAGACTTTGTTGTTACTTATGTAGACGCTAAAGGTAATCAAAAGGCAGAGATTATTGAGGTAAAGCCAGCCAAAGAGACATTCCTCGAAGAGGCAAAGAGTCCCAGGGCTAAGGCAGCGGTCGCATTGAATACTTTCAAATGGCAGGCAGCACAGGCGTTTGCTCGAAATCATGGCATGACATTTAGGGTTATGAATGAAGGTAATATCTTCAATAATCCGAAAGGGAAAGCATGACGAAGAAGATGGAAGAGTTTTTCAATTTACCCCCTACTATTGAAGCAGAGGTAGTTGAAGAATTACCTGAAAAATCTAAGGAACAGCTAATGGTAGAAGCCAGGGAGATTTACTCCGCCCTGACTACTGCTGAAAAAGTTGATATGGCGCTACCTACAGTAGTGGGTCTGGATACACACGATAGCGAAATGGATGATATTGCCAGGAAGGCAGTAAAGACTTTCGAAGATTTGATTGTATTAGGTGGAAATGTTCCTGATTTGCATGCTGGCAAGATCTACGAAGTTGCCGGACAGATGCTCAAGACTGCACTTGAGGCTAAGAATGCAAAAGCCGAAAGAAAACTAAAGATGATTGATTTACAGTTGAAGAAGGTTCGAGCAGAACAAATCGACCTAGATCAAGGTAACGGCGAGCGTAAAGGCGCCGGTGGTGGCGAATTCGATAGAAATGAACTCCTGAAATACATTGTCTCCAATAAAACGCAAACATCTGATAAATAGTCGTAACATGGAGTCGAATATGACAGAAAAGAAATCATTTGCTACTTACGTTGCTGAAACCAAGACAGAATACAAGTATGTCTTGAAATTCGCCGTGAATGAAATGACAGATGTTATGATTGATCAACTTGAAGCCGGTCTAGCTAAGTATGATTTGAAGTCAGCCTCGTCATTTAGAAAAACCCCAATTCAGGAGAGTCCTCTAGACTTTCCAAACGTAAAGAATACAGCGGTATTCATTTGCGATCTAACACTAGGTTATCCTGGTTCCCTTGATTTTCTAAGAACATATCTTTGCAACTGCATGGGCATTTCGCCTGCATGTGTAGCGGTATACTCAGAAAATGATCCACGCCAGATTGAGACAGATTTGTACCTAGACAGAAACTCGGAAGAGTATAAGAAAAAGTACAAGACAAGACTGGGCAGTGACTACGAGGAAGTAGAAGGTGCAGAAGCAGAGAAGTATGGTGAAAAGTACAACACAAGTTTCCTTAAGGAGCTAGAACAAGTCCGTAAGAACCGCGAAGTTGTTACTGTCGAAAACCCACTAAGCCCTGCTGCTAAGACCGACCACTCCACACTGCCTAAGGGCTACGATGGTTTTAATGATCCTAAAAATCTAAAGAAGGATGATGTAGGTCTCTTTGGTAGAATCAAGAAACCTAACTTATTGAAGGTAGGTATGCTATGAAGAACATGAGAGAAATGATCAACCTTATGGAAGGCATTATGGCTGTTCCTGGATTGAATGAAAAATCAACATCGGAAAAGCAGGCTCGTTTTATGGCCGCAGCGGCACACAATCCAGACTTCGCTAAGAAGACCGGAATGAACCAGGATGTTGCCAAGGAATTCAACAAGGCCGACACCGGTACAAAGCAATTAAGCAATGCTATGAAGGAAGACACTGAATCTGATATGCAAACTGCAGGCACTGTAGGTCGTAATCAAGATTACGCATCCTTTGACCAATCACAAGGAATGGCTACAGAGTCAGTTCCGGCAATTGATTCATGCAATCAAGGGAACCCAATGGATGCGGATGCTGCATGCGCTATGGAAGGCATGGGAGAACGTAGTGATGTAGTTGCACAAGCTATGTCAGATTTTCAAAATATGGTTATGAACCATTTTATGGAACCAGAAGATGCATTTGATAGAATTTCTGCTAATCTAGATCCAGATTCACTTGCAGAATTTGAGCAAGCATTGGAACAAGAAGGTCTAATGAGCTATGGTGACGATCCAGAAATGAATGGTCCCGACGATATGAGTGCTGATGCGGATGCTCTAGCAAGCGCAGGACACGGTAGTGATGAAGACTACGGCGGCGCTGGCGATATGGAATTTGAAGAAGCATTCGACTTACAAAACGGTTACGATGAAGTAAACGATGCATCTGGCAACGATTACTTTCCAAATGGTGCAGATAGTCCAGTAGTTCGTGCTACAGGTCCGTCGGGCGCACGTCAGGGTGACAATCCAGAACAGAAGAAGATGCAGATTGCTGAAGTTCACAAGGAACTTGTTTACAGCTATCGTTCTTTCTTGGGTGAAACCGCAAAACCAAAAAAAAAAGTTAACTGAAGCGGTACAAGTCTCCGATGTGTCCATACAGGACTATAACGGAGACTTTGATTCCGATGGAAGTACAATCACCTATGAAGGTGGTTTAAACATGGCCGGAAAAGCCATGGGTCTCAGCGGCGAAGTCCTTGATGTGGGCTTTGATGTTGACATTACTGCTAAGATTGACTACGAATGGGAATCAGACGAACATCCAACAGGTTGGAATCATGGAACTGATAGTCCCACATATTCTAGCTCATTATATGCTTCGGGAACCGATGTGCTTGTAGAATCGGTAGCCTTTTCAACAGATTCTATGTTTTTAATCCAAGATGAAGAAGTTCCATTCCATTCAGTTAATAAATACATTCATCCTGCTACGTTAAAGCAGTTGTTAAATCCGGCAATATATTCGCAAGGTATGTTGGGAGCATTTCAGGCTCAATTAGATAAGCTAGATCCGCCTGAGTATGATCCGGGCGACGATTATGAGCCCGATTATGATGATAGGGATTATTGATTTATGGCGATTTACCAAGACGACAAACTTGTCAAGCGTGCATACCAGAAGGTATCGTACACTAAAGAACAGATTGACGAATTAAAGGCATGTATGGACCCTGTAACTGGGCCTACATACTTCATTCAGAACTATATGTATATTCAGCATACCACAAAAGGTAGGCAGAAACTCGATCTGTTTGATTTCCAATATGACTTAATTAACAATTACCACAATTCGCGCCGCTCCGTAAACATGGTCAGCCGACAGATGGGTAAGACTACTGTCGCCGCGGGCTACCTTCTATGGTATGCTATGTTCAACGAAGATTCTACAATCCTTATTGCATCTAACAAATACGATGGCGCGCAAGAAATTATGCACAGAGTTCGATATGCTTACGAATCTGTGCCAGACCATATCCGTGCAGGTGCAAAGTCCTACAACAAACGTTCCGTAGACTTCGATAATGGCTCACGTATTATTGCAACAACCACAACTGAAAACACGGGACGTGGAATGTCATTGTCCTTAGTTTACCTGGACGAATTTGCATTCGTAGAACCAAACATTGCTAAGGAATTCTGGACATCACTATCACCAACTTTGTCCACAGGTGGTAAGTGTATTATTACCTCTACTCCAAACACCGATGAAGATCAATTTGCTGATATTTGGTGGGGAGCAAACAAGATGGTTGATGCCAACGGTAACGAAACTACTGTTGGTGTAAATGGATTCCGTCCATACATGGCAACATGGGACCGTCACCCAGACCGTGACCAAACCTGGGCCGATGCTGAATTGGCTGCTCTAGGTGAGGACAGATTCCTACGTGAACACAACTGTCAGTTCATTACATTCGAAGAAACACTTATCAATCCAGTTAAGCTTGCACAACTTGAAGCTAAGACTCCGATTAGAAAGACTGGACAAGTACGTTGGTTTGGCGACATCCGTCCAGAACTTACATATGTTGTCTCGCTTGATCCTTCAATGGGAACAGGTGGTGACAATGCAGCAATTCAAATTCTAGAATTGCCTACACTCGTACAGGTTGGAGAATGGAGTAACAACAAAGCACCAGTTGAAGAACAGGTTCGTACAATGAAGAAGATCCTCGAAGAAATTTATTCACTGGGTGCAAGAGACATTTATTGGTCTGTTGAAAGTAATTCGCTTGGCGAAGCCGCACTTGTTGTCATTCGTGATACTGGTGAAGAAAACTTTCCAGGTACAATGTTGCACGATCCTAAGAATAGGCTGCAAGGTCGTACAGGCCGCCGTGCTGGTTTTGTTACAACCAACAAATCTAAACTTGAAGCTTGTGCTAAATTGAAATTCTTGATCGAATCTGGCAAGATGAAGATAAATTCAAAGGGCTTGCTGTCTGAACTGAAGGTATTTGTTTCACGTGGTAATACATTTGAGGCACGTATTGGACAGACCGATGACTTGATTATGGCAATGATTTTAGCAGTAAGAATGACTGATTACATTTCTACATGGGATGATAAATCCCAGGAAGCCATTAACAGTGACGTCTCTGATGGTGTCAGTTCGAGCTTCGATGCGCCAATGCCAATTTTTATCTAATTCAGATAAATAAGCAGAATAAGGATTTTTACCATGGTTGAAATGAGCGATCTGTCGGAAAAAGTGTTCTCTCTGTTAAAGGGTAACGGCCTACAGGTCAAAATCTTCGACGAAGCTGGTGCAGAAACTACCGATCCAACAGCCGGTCGTCGTTTCTTTGTTGTTAGTCCAAACATCATGGTCACCATTGATGAAGATAACAACACAGTCGAATTCAGCAAAGGTAAGGACGTAGATGAATCTGTTCTTGGACTACAAAAGAATATTCGTAAACTGTCCGATCAATTTATGATGAATTCAAAGATCAAGATTTTTGGTAAATCAATTCAACCTAAAGATTACGCATATCAAGCAAAGATGAAGGGTGCAGCAATGAACGAAGAAATCAATCCACACAGCCATCACCTCGTAGGTGAAATTATGAAGACAGTAAAGAGATGGGGTGGAAAAATCTCTGAGGCTGACCTATGTAGCAATACTGGTATGCATGATTTAGATCAAGCACGTCGCGTATTGAATAAACTTGTTACAGATGGAAAGTTAGCTGCAACTCCTGGCAAGAATGGACACATGGAATATTCAATCGCAGTAGATGAGGCCATTATGGAAAGCTTTAGCAAGATGTTTGGCTCGTTGAAGACATCGCAACAAACATTGGAAAATGTCCGTATTTTGGTGAAGCACAAGACACCAGTTGACGAGAACGTCCGTGGAGCAAGAACACGCCACATCGGTGCTATTTTCCTAGAATGCAATGGTGAGCGTTTCCGTTTCCCAAATACATATCTACCTGGCGCAAGAGCTATGGCTCAACACTTGGCACACGGCGGAGTAATGGCTGACAAAGTAGGCGCTTACATTATTGAAAGTACAGACAACCTACTGAAGCTTCAATCCTTTAATCGTTATGTTACTACCAACAAGTTAATCAACGAAGACAGTTCTGGTATCGTTGAGACTGTTAAGGAAAACATTGAGACAATCCGCACCGAGCTAAAGAAGCTTACTGGCGTGAAGACATATGAAACTGTTAAGGCACGTTTAGAAACATTTGAACGTGAAGCACTTGCAGAGGATGATACATCACAACTTAAAGACCTATTCACCATTCGTCGCTTTGACGAGAAGTTTGAAGGCGTGTTGCCAATCATCAAACAGCTTGTTCAAGAGAAGGATACTTTCCACAAGCGCATCGAAGAAGCTGCCGCAAATGTGGTCGTGGTTCGCCGTGAAGCAATAAATACTACTCCGATGTTTGAATTTGCAAGTGAGAATGCTCGCCTAGGATTTAAACTTAACGAATTGGCATTGAGGATCGTTGAAAATGATGAACTTGCTGGGTTCGTTAATAAAATCGGCTCAAAGTTATGCAAGGAAGGTCAAGTTAATGATTTCGAGAAGGCGGTACTTACGCAGGTTCTTGAAAACATTAAGGTAGCTGAGAAGGTTGATACACCTAAACAGGATATCAAAGAATCAGTAGACCTCGAAGCTCACTTTGATAAATATATGAGGAACTTCTACTAAGAAGTTCTTGACAAACACACAAGGTTTTCGTACACTAGCTGCATACGAAGACCTTTAGCAGGTATGATGCGAAAGGGACTAACGTGGCCCGAGTAGATCGCAGCTCAAATAATAGCGTTCAATTTAAACTAAAGCAGGAAATAAAATATCATGGCAAAAACACTAGACGAAATCCGTAAGAAATTACAGGCACTCGAGAACCGTAAGAACCCAAGCAATTTCAGTGGTGGCGATAAGACAACTTACGCACATTGGAACATGCCAGAAGGAACATCTGCAATCGTCAGATTCCTTCCAGACGCAAACCAGGACAACACATTCTTCTGGGCAGAACGTCAAATCATCAAGCTCCCTTTCCCAGGCATCAAAGGCCAAGATGAAAACAAGCCAGTTGTCGTTCAAGTACCTTGTATCGAAATGTGGGATGGTCCAAAGACCTGCCCAATTTTGAATGAAGTTCGCCCATGGTGGAAAGACAAGTCCCTAGAAGACACAGCTCGCAAGTATTGGTGCAAGCGTACCTATTACATGCAAGGTTTTGTCAAGCAAGATCCGCTTAACGAAACTGACGCTCCAGAAAATCCAATCCGTAAGTTCATTATCGGACCACAGATTTTCGCAATTATCAAGGCAGCACTTCTTGATCCAGAAATGGGTCCACACAGCCCTGTTGATTACATCAACGGCGTTGACTTCGTTATTTCGAAGACAAGCAAGGGTGGTTTTGCTGACTACGGTACTTCTAAGTGGGCACGTAAAGAATCAAGCGTTACAGAAGAAATGATGGCAGCAGTCGAACAGCACAAGCTGGTTGACCTATCAACATACCTTCCAAAGCGCCCAAGCGCAGAACAGTTGGCAATCATCTTCGAAATGTTCCAGGACTCGGTAGACGGTGAATTGTATGACCCATCGAAGTACAGCCAGCATTACAAGCCTTTCGGCTTCGACTCTGGTGAACCAGATGCAGACGGTGGCGAACGCCAACGTGTTGCACGTTCTTCGGCACCTGCCCCAGCAGTTCAAACAGCGCGCATCCAAGTCCCGACAACTCGTCTACAGGTTGAAAAGCCAGTAGTTGAGGCTGCCGATGACAACGATCCCCCGTTTGATGCTGATCCAGTTGAAAAATTGTATAATGCTGTAAAGCCGATTGCCGCTGCGGAAGTCGCAAAAACTGAAGTAAAGGCCGAAAAGTCTCCTCAAGAGATTCTGGCGATGCTTCGCAATAGAAACAAGTAAATCGTAAAAGGAATAGGGATAGAAATATCCCTATTAGTTTTCTATGGACAATATTTCTAGGCGAAGTGCTCTACAGCATAATTTGCCTACATATACTTCAAAGAAACCTTGTAAAAGAGGGCATCTCTCAGAACGTCGTACAAAAACATCAGCATGTTTGGCATGTGAAAAAGATTTACACCTAACCGGCTACTATGATAAGTATCGCACCGATGAGAACAGCATTAGATTACAATTTACTTCCTTAAGATTAAAAGCTAAGAGTCAGGGAATACCTTTTGATATAGAATTAGATGACATTGATAAACCGGAATTTTGTCCAATCTTGGGTTTAAAACTCAATTATGGTTGGTCCAATAAGCCCGGCGAAAAAAGAAATCAAGATAAATCTAAGGCGGTGTTTGATAAGGTTATTCCTGAACTCGGTTATATCAAAGGAAATGTTTTTATGATTAGTCATGAGGCAAATAGATTGAAGTCGAACATGAGCTCAGAAATTGCAAGAAAAATTGCAACTTATATAGAGGACAGGACATAATATGGCAAAGCCATTCGATATTGCGAAATTTCGCAAATCATTAACTAAAAACATCACAGGTATTTCTACAGGATTCAATGATCCAGACACATGGATCAGTACAGGTTCCTATGGACTTAACTATCTTATCAGCGGTAATTTCTATCGTGGAATTCCTATGGGTAAGGTTACAGTATTTGCAGGCGATTCCGGCGCAGGCAAGTCATATATCGTTTCCGGTAACATTGCTAAGGCAGCACAAGAGCAAGACATTTTTGTTGTCATGATTGACACAGAAAACGCGCTTGATGAAAAGTGGTTGATTAACCTTGGCGTAGACACAAGTGAAGAAAAGATGCTGCGTATTAGCGCATCAATGATTGATGAAGTGGCAAAGATTGTTCACGACTTTGTTACAGCCTACAAGGCTGATTACATTGATTTGCCAAGAGAAAACCGTCCAAAGATCCTATTCGTAATTGACTCATTAGGTATGCTTTTGACACCAACTGAAATTAATCAATTCCAGGCAGGTGACATGAAGGGTGACATGGGTCGTAAGGCAAAGCAGCTGAAGGCATTCGTCGGCAACTGCGTAAACATGTTCGGCGATTTGAACATTGGGATGGTTGTAACTAACCACACTTATGCATCGCAAGATATGTTTGATCCTGATGACAAGATCTCCGGCGGCTCGGGCTTCATGTTTGCATCAAGTATCATTGTTGCAATGAAAAAGTGGAAACTTAAGGAAGACGAAGAAGGAAACAAGGTCTCAGAAGTAAGAGGTATTCGCTCGACATGCAAGGTTGTGAAGACAAGATATTCCAAACCTTTCGAATCAATCAAGATTGACATTCCATGGGAATCGGGTATGAACCCATTGTCTGGTTTGTTTGACTTGTTTGAAAAGTCGGGTGTGCTTATTAAGGAAGGCAATCGCTATTCCTACACTTCAAAGAAGACAGGTGAAGTCATCAGGATGTTCAGAAAAGAATGGCAGACTGATGAAACAAGCATGAAGGTTATCATGGATGAGTTTACCGACGATGACTTCAAAGTTGTAATTCCAGATACACCAGAAAATGGCATAGCCATTAAAGTTGTTGAAGAGGTATAAGATGGTAAACGACAATCACGAACTATTACTAGAATTGTGGGCTAGAATTAAATCCCACATTGCACCAAAGGAACGTCTAGAAGTTGCAGATATTCTTATGGTGGTATTTGATGAATTTGGTCTTGTAGAGGATGACTTGCTAGATGAAGATCTAGATAAGGAAATGCGCGCCGCAGCAAGAAGCCATTTGTCCGATGGTGAACTTGAAGAAGAATTTGGAGAAGATTTCGATGATGACCGCTAAAGAGTCTGGAGAATTACTACTCGAAACAATCAAAAGCAAGGATGTTCAGAAAGCCATTACGGAAGTCCAGCAGTTCAAAGCAAATATGCGAGATGTGACTGTGGGTGCCGACTACGTTACCTGGATTTCTGAACCAGCAAATCTGACTAGGGTACATCAGGCCTTGGCAGAAGACCTAGGTGTCCCTCCCCGTGCTATGGCTATCAAACGAGTATTAATGTCTAGAACTCAGAAATCAGTATTGCTGATTCAAGCAATGGAAATCGCTATTAAACGAGTGCATGGATTGTGAGCAGTTGGTATTACAAAGTAACCTCAGATCTCTCACAAGTAACCGGCTTCATAGATTACTATGAAGCGGAACTAGAGATTGCGCGAAGGGAACTATCCTTAAAGGGTAAGTCCCTAGAGAAGCACGCGGCCGAACTTCCCGGTTTGGTTGAACAACGTTTCTCTCAGTTGCAAGAGATTGAGGCTGTACTTGAATATCTAAACATCAAATTGCGTAGAGAACGGTCGGCAGAGTTTAAGAAATTCTTAGAGGCCTATCAGAAATCACTAAGCTCCAGAGATGCTGAAAAGTATGTCGATGGAGTGCAGAGCATTGTAGACACAACTATGTTGGTTAATGAAGTGGCTCTGTTACGAAACAAGTTCTTAGGAATAAGTAAGGGTTTCGAAGCAAAGAACTTCATGACTGGACATATCATAAAACTTAGGGTCGCAGGTTTAGATGATGCGAGCATTTAATGGCAGTAACCAAACTTATCATCCAAGACGAAGTTAACATAAAATTCGAGGGTCTCGATGTTGTAACTCGTAGAAAACTTTCTGATTCAGTAAAATATTTCCTAGAGTACGCAAGACACACCCCGGCCTATAAATTAGGAAGATGGGATGGCATGCTGAGTTTCTGTGATATAGGCGCAAGATCATATCTTAATCTATTAGATAAATTGTTACCTATCGTTCAACAGAGCGGGTATGAGATTGAGATTGAAGACCTTAGAGACACAACTCATAATTTTGTGTTTGATGAAGTGAATGAAGGCAGCTATTCCAACATCTGTTGGCCTAAGGGTCATCAGCGTGCAGGAGATCCTATAAAACTTCAGGAACACCAAGTTGAGGTAATTAACTCTTATCTCAACAACCTCACTGGAGTAAACATCGCCCCTACAGGGTCGGGAAAAACACTAATTACGGCGATTTTAAGCCACAAGGTTCAGCCTTACGGTCGCAGCATCGTAATTGTACCCACCAAGGATTTAGTAACACAAACCGAAGACGATTATAAAAATTTAGGATTAGATGTGGGTGTATTCTTCGGCGACAGAAAAGAATATCTTAAGACTCACACAATATGCACATGGCAAAGTCTAGAAAGCCTAGCAAAGCGTTCAAAAGAAATCGATTTAGAGATCGATATAAACGATTTCTTCAAGGGAGTGGTTTGCGTTATGGTGGACGAGGTTCACAAAGCAAAAGCCGATGTATTGAGAAAGTTATTATCGACATATTTGAAGAACGCCCCGGTAAGGTGGGGATTGACTGGTACAATGCCAGAAGAGGAGCATGAGAAAGTCTCTGTAATAGCATGTATTGGGCCAATGCTCGGTAAGATCAACACTAAAGAGCTTCAGGATAAGGGTATACTTGCACAACTTCATGTGAATGTTTGGCAGATGCAGGACCAAGATCCTGTAGACCAAACAGCCAGTGTACTCAAGGGTGATAAGTTTGACAACTATCAGTCTGAACTAAAATGGCTTACTACAAATCAATCACGTCTAAAGTTCTTGGCCAAGAAGGTTATCGAGATGGCCGAGAGTGGAAACACACTTATATTGGTTGATCGCATTGAGACTGGAGAAAAGTTACAATTGCTTATACCGGACTCGGTGTTCGTCTCTGGTAAGATGAAATCAAAAGCACGTAAAGAAGAATACAAGGAAGTTCAAGAAGTTGACGGCAAAGTTATTATAGCCACTTATGGTGTGGCGTCTACGGGCATAAATATCGTTCGTATTTTTAACCTAGTCCTATTCGAGGCAGGCAAAAGTTTTGTTCGTGTTATTCAAAGTATTGGTCGTGGCATTAGAGTTGCGCCAGATAAGGACTTTGTAAACGTTTATGACGTTTGCTCGAATTGTAAATTCTCTAAGAGGCACTTGACAAAGAGAAAGAAGTTTTATGCTGAAGCCCAATACCCATTCTCTATCACTAAAGTATCGTACTGAACGAATGATGATTACTTCTGTGCGGACAAATATATCTGTGGCAGAGTTTGAGCACTTTGAATTTTTCCTAGACTCAAGTGGATTAGATAAGGTAAGATTGGGATTTTATGAAAAGAAACCCAATAAATGGGCAGCACCGGGAAATTATGTAGTATATGAAATTCCTGATGACGAAGATACAAAACACACTGCAACAATGATAACTTTGCAATATGGGAGCATAGAAGATGCATTTAAGGATTTCAGAGACGAGATAGAAAAGAAAATACTGTCATCAACAATAAGCTATGGTTATTAATTCGATTATATCATATGGTTTCTTAGATCTAATAGAAACATTCTTCAGGGCAAATAACCTTGACGTAAAGTGTTCATTAAGGGCTGAAGTTTCAAAGAATTTGATTACAATGGAGTATGAGGATAATTCTGAAACAGCGTTGTCAATTACCTATATGTCATTTAGACATCTTGGATTTGAAAATATGTTAATTGATTATCTTATACGTCTCGGTTATTCTCCTAGCATGATTTCAATTGGAAGAACTGTAGTAAAACGTGATATGAAGAAGCTAGATGAAGATTGGGAAAAATACAGGCGTGAACAACTAGGATTTAGATAATGAATATTTTAACAAATGAAAATCGGGCGTATAACTTAGATAAGATTCCAAATGAGATTGAGGATATACGCTATTGCGTAATGGATTATTCAGATCCTAAAAATCCTGATTACTTTTTCATCCCATTAATCTTCCTTGAAAGCTTTTATGCACCAGCAGTGGTTCTAAAGATAGGACAATATACAGTCCAAATGCCCTTAGATTGGTCAATCCTGGTTTGCGATGATGATTACAGTGATATGGAAGTTATGCCTCTTACAAGCTTAAATGATAGAGGCTTTCATACAATGGTTTTCAATCCACTAAGGCATATGGTACCGAGACCACAAGAAATCAATATTACAAACGTGTATGCAGAAGTAAAATGGTTCTTTCCTAAGTTGAAGAACGGAAACATTCTAGTAGTGCCCGTAGAAGACAAGGCAATCCCGAATTGCGTGCTCTTTGTTAAGGAAGTCAGTAAACTACCCGATGTAATTGATATTGGAGCACTTTTTGAGTAATTGGGTCGAACAGTTCTTTGAATTAAATCCGGATGCTGTAAAGGTAGAGGAGACTAAGGAAAAGAAAAGTAAGGAATACAAAAACGACTTGTTTAAGGACGTTATTCCTGCGCTTGATCGACGCGACAAGAAGTTTTATAGTAGACTCAACGATGAACAGAAGAAAGACATTTCTATCTGGACATTAACACGGTGGATGAGCTCAACTGTACGAGATGCTGACCTGCAACTGAGTAATGTGAATGCGATTTGCAATGTACATTCAAAGGTACTCACAAAGCATAAAGAACTTCAATGGATGTTGCTTGCAGTTGCAGGAACAGGTCGCCCAGAGCGTCATGAGTGGGTTGCACCACCAAGGGGTATGAAAAAGAATAAGGTTGAGGAAGTTATCCTACAATATTTTCCAAATCTACGTGGTGCGGAACTAGAATTGTTCCAGCAGATTAACAGCACTGAGGATTTAGAAGTGTTTCTCAAAGATAATGGATTTGACGATAAGACAATCAAAGAACTATTGACAAAGGGAAAGTGATTGTTAGCAAAAAAGAAAGCAATGGAACAAAAGTTTGATTGTAAGTTCTGTGGAAGTAAGTTTCACAAGGAATCTACACTCGCGACCCATATGTGTGTTAAGAAGCGTCGACATTTAGACGCCAACACAGACGGATCGCGTTTCGGTCTGAGAGCTTTTCAAAGATTCTATACACTAACAACTACCTCTAAGAAAATCAAATCATTTGAGGATTTTGTTGATAGTCCATATTACATTGATTTTGTAAAATTTGGAAATCACTTAGCATTGCTGAAACCAGTACACATTGAACAGTATATTGATTTCGTTATACTAAGTGGTCTTAAAATGCCAAAATGGACGACAGATCCAGTATACGAACTTTACATTGAAAATCTTGTTAAGACCGAACCACCTTCAAGTGCTGCGGAGCGATCTATTACGACAATTGTGGCCTGGTCTGAGAAAAACAATTCACAGTTTAACCAGTTCTTTTCTAATATCTCTGCAAACGAAGCGGCATACCTTATTAAGACTGGTAGAATTAGCCCGTGGGTTCTCTATTTGTGTGCAACAGGTAGCGAACTTATGGATAGATTCAATGACGACCATGCAAAAATGATTGGGCAGGTTATTGATCCGGGCTTCTGGATGCGCAAGTTTAAGAAAGCCGACGACGATGTTGAATACATTAGGACACTTTTAGAACAGGCAGGATTGTGAATATTCCTGTAACCTTCAAGTTGCCACAGAATATGAGAGCCGATGTTGGGATTTGGCTGAAAGAATACGGCTTATTGGGCGATATTACTTATGAATGGATTACAGGTGAGATTTCATTTGGATCAGAGGAAGATGCTATGGCATTTACACTAAAATTTGGAATCAATAGGCATAAAATAAAAGTAGAGGAGATGATAGAAAATGAACGATCTCTCAATGTCGATTAACCTAAATGATTACGATGTTTCGTATACCGAATTTGCACATTGGGTTGTTGACGGTAATATGGATGTCTACGCTATTGCCGCACATGGTGGCAACTCTACCAGCAAAATGTATTTCTTCAAGGAGCTTGAAGACTTTACCGCCTTCACCTTAAAGTTTTCAAAAAGACTTCCACCTCAGGTAATGGGGTACAAAGGGAAGTCAAGTGTTGATGATTCTTTCTATTACTGTCCCTATATGCCTTTAACGAAATGAAAAAGATTACGACCGACGTCGACGTAGACGTCTTTGGAAGAGACGAGATACTAAAAGGTATCGAATGTATTTTTGGCCGAATCGACCGTCCCGACGGTAAAGTTGAGAAACACAATACCGGGGTTTACTTTCAGAATATTCCGCGAGATCCTACTACTAATATATCAACGCTTGACCATAGAATTGCAAAGGATTATGGTTACTTCAAGATTGACTTCTTGAATGTGAATATGTACAAAGGTATCAAGTCGGAGCAGCACCTGTTAGACTTATTGCACAAAGAACCGCCGTGGGATTTTTTCTTGTATCAGGAAGTTACTGATCAATTATTCCATCTAAAGGATCACAGCAATCTGCTAGTTAGATACAGGCCACAATCTGTGGAGGATTTAGCTATGATTCTGGCGATTATGCGCCCAGCCAAGGCGTACCTACAGCAGCACGACTGGGAGCGCATTAAGAAGGAAGTTTGGCTAAAAGTTGAGGGAGAGGAGTCCTACCAATTCAAAAGAGCTCACGGTATCGCCTATGCTTCGGCAATTGTTGTGAATCTTAATTTATTGATAGAGGAAATGTCGAAGGATTAGTCCATTCGCCTGATTAACTGAATCTGGCGCTTTTTAATCCGTTTCTTCATGATATTGTTTAGGCTCGTGATAGGACCAAACATAATTTCCACATCTTTGTTTACCACTGTCTTCATGCAATAGCGAAACGATTGCATTTGACCTTGTAAGAAAATGTTAATTGGAAGTAAGCGATTACTTTCCCACCACCATGTCTCTCCGTGCTCAATAAAGAGCAATTTCTCTTCAGCAGAGCGGATCGATTCATAATCGTAGAAACTAATAATCTTATCGTCAGAATTTTGGATAATACCAATATACTCGTGGTTTTGGCATCGCAGACCGGTAAGAAAGGGGAATTTTTCTTTGATATCGTCAAGGTTTATCATACGATGTTATTTATGTATCTTAGCAAAGGATAAAACTTTTTTTGGTGCTTGCTGTGATAAATATGTGAAACTATAAGGAAGTTTCATGACTAAATTATCATCGGTAAATCTCTCGGGTCTTAAGATTTCATCTATAAATATATTTTCTGATTTTATTGGAACACCATTGTCGGGTTCTACTCCATTATCTGTAGATTTTACTGATCTGTCTATGGGTGGTGCAACCGCCTGGAATTGGACTTTCGGTGACGGTAATACAAGTTCTCTGCAGAATCCATCCCATACATATATCCTTGAGGATCCATATTGGGATCTTGTAATATTAGGTCTCCACGGCGACGGTACAAATGGATCTACTGTAATCATTGATAGTAGTGATGTAGCAAATCCTATGACAGTTACCGGCACGGGCACCTCTGTTGATACCTCATCGCCAAAATTTGGAACTGGTGCATTAGGATTTCAGGGAACAGGTCTCATTACATGTCCATTAACATCAGCATTACAGCTAAATTCGGGACCGTGGTCCTTTTCTTTCTGGGTTAAGACATCACAGACAGGAAATGCCGGGTTATTTACTTCGAGCTTAACTAGCTCAAACGGCTATGGAATTCGTTTATCAGCCGGTCAATTGCAATTTATTAGAGATGGAACTGTGTTTCGAAACTTTGGAGTAGTAGTTAATGATGGAAATTGGCATTATATTTCTGCATCATATGATGAGATAAGATTAAAATTATATGTTGATGGTACTCGTGTAAGTAATGATTTAATGTCGGCTATCCCTACATCATCATCGACAGATTTTGTATTAGGAAAATCCTTCTTAAATGAATTTTTTATTGGGCAAATTGATGATCTTGAAATTACAAATGGTGTTGCTCGGTGGTCTGATACAACACAACCTGTTCCGACAGTACCATTTGTAAATAGTCTCCCATCGAACACCAACTTTACAGTAAGTTTAACTGCAACTATTGGCGGAACACCATATAATAACACCAAGACAGCATATATTTCGGTAACTGTTTGATAAAATAGGCACAAATGGATGTAACTTTTCATAAAATGTATATGTATGATCACGTTTGGCAATTGTTGGCCGTTGGTGATACTTTCTGCTCTTGTAAGGATAATGGACCTATGAACAATAACATAACACTGAAAGCACACAAGGGTATCGATAACAAGCTTATTTTCCGAGTATTGGGCCCAGATAGAGTTCCACAAGACATTGCTTGTGACCAACAAGTCTACGGAAGGATCATTGATCCGGAAAACAGAACAGTTGTACTTGAAAAACTTTGCCGCCTTGGACCAGCAAAGGGTATCATCACATTAGAATTAGATGGTGGAGACTTAGCTTTAGTTCACGCCGGTCTGTATGAAATTGTTCTTATTAGAACGCAAGAATTTGTATCCAATGCACCTGACTACTATGTAGAAAAGCCTTTGTACAGTGATATGAATGACAATGTTGCAATGCAAATTGAAATTACAGAACAAGCATTCAAAGCACCGCAACCAAGTGTTACAATTCTTCCAGGAGATTGGACACCTGACATTCTCGTCGGTACAATGACTGCACCTGCACCTTGCTTCTATTCGGCAAGAATTCCGGGTGGCAGAGTATTGAACCACATTGAGTCAGTTCAGACATTTTCAACCTTTACAAATAACTTCACTGGCATACTAGAAATTTGGGGATCACTGGAGGAAACACCAGATCCATACCTAAGTTCTGCACGTTGGTTTAAAATCTATCCATCGTCAATGGCACAGGATATCACATTTACTGGTTACACCGGCACACAAGCATGGTCGTTCCAGGCAAACTTTATGTGGCTGAAGTTTAGATACTTCCCAAGCCAGCAAGTGCTTGATCCTGGTGTCTTAGAGAAGCTCATTGTTCGTACTTGATTTTCGATAGAGAATCTGTTATAGTTGTTCAATGATCCTTGACTCACTCAAAGACGCAATTCTACAAAACATTGGTCCGTTGAAACAAGCCCCTAAGGGCTGGTATAAACGTCACTGTATGCTTTGCCACACCCAAGGGCACGGCAAAGATACACGCAATCGCTTTGGAATTCAGTTTAATTCAGATTCTATAGCTTGCAATTGTTTCAATTGCAAGTTTACCGCTGGCTATACAGAGGGCAAAGAATTATCTAAGTCAATGAAGTTCTTCTTACGTCAATTGCATGTGGGCGAAGAATTCATCAAGCAAATTGAGTTTGAGATCTTCAGGGCAAAGAATAAGATAGAGACCACCCGCGAGGGACAAGTTACAGAAGATAGAGAGAGCAAGCTTAAGAAGCTTTTCCAGCAATGGAAGCCTATGGAGTTGCCACAAGACTCTATGCGTATTACAGAATGGCTCGAACACGGATTAGATGATCCACAGTTTCTAAAAGTTGTCAATTATGCGTTGACACGACGCATTTACGATTTAGATCAATTTTATTGGTGTCCAGACCGTACACATAATCTGAATCAACGTCTCATCATACCCTATTATTATAGGCGGAATATCGTTGGATTTACCTCACGTTTGTGCTACGATACCGACGACAAAACAATACCAAAATACTATCAGCAATGTCCAATGGACTTTGTCTATAACCTCGACCCACAACAAGGTTGGGCACGTAAATATGTCCTCGTCAATGAGGGCGTGCTTGATGCCTGGTCGGTCGACGGCATAAGTACATTAGGCGAAATTGGACAAGCAAAGGTAGACATTATCAATCGTTTGCAGAAGCAGGTGATTGTGTGCCCCGATAGAGACAAAAGTGGTGGCGATTTGGTTGATGCAGCAATTGAGAACAATTGGGCAGTAGCATTTCCTCGCTGGCCGTCTGACATTAAAGATGCTGCAAAGGCATCAGAAGTTTATGGCAGACTCTTGACTACTCACTCTATCATTTCTACCGCAGTATCTGGAAAGGAAAAGATACAGTTAACCTGGGATATACAGCAGAATGAGCGAAGAAAACGCAAGTGAGATAAACGACTACAGCAAAGATGTAGAGGACTTGTTCATCAACTTTATGATGAGCAGGCCAGACCTCTTTATTCGTTGTAAGGGTATTCTAAAGTCAGATTATTTTGATGATAAGCAGAACAGAGATACTGTTGCTTTCATTGAAAGCTATAGTGTTGACTTTTCGGATATTCCGTCGTTGCCACAAATTAAGGCACTCACAAAGAAAGATATCGAAATCATGGAGGTCGAGGCGGCCACACATGAGAATTGGTTTTTAAGGGAGTTTGAGAAGTTTTGTAGACACAAGGCGTTGCGTGATGCAATTCTAGCTTCGCCCGACTTATTGGATAATGGACGTTATGGGGAAGTTGAAGCAACCATCAAAGCGGCGGTTCAGATTGCCCTTGTTAAAGACCTCGGAACTGATTATTACGCAAATCCGAAAGCTAGACTCGAAGCTATTCGAGAAGGTAAAGGGCAGGTATCCACGGGATGGAAAACAGTAGACGAAAAACTCTACGGCGGATTTAACAAGGGTGAAATTACAATCTTCGCTGGGCAATCCGGTGCAGGTAAATCCCTATTCTTGCAGAACCTTGCAGTAAATTGGGCGCAGGCAGGGATGAACGTAGTTTACCTGTCACTCGAATTGAGCGAAGCATTGTGTTCAATGCGTATTGATGCAATGCACACGGGTTTTGAAACTCGTGAGGTTATGCGTAACATTGATGATGTTCACATGAGAGTAAGGGCATCACAACAAAAAAGTCATGGTACACTTCGTGTAAAGCAGTTACCTAACGGGTGTACAGCTAATGATATTCGCGCATTCATCAAAGAATACGAAATTCACGCAAAGGTAAAGGTTGATTGTATCCTAGTTGACTACTTGGATTTGATGATGCCAATGTCTAAGAAGATTTCTGCAGAGAACTTGTTTGTTAAGGACAAGTACATCACTGAAGAATTGCGTAACCTTGCGGTTGAACTAAACACTGTTACTGTTTCGGCATCGCAGTTGAATCGTGGATCTTATGAAGAAATTGAATACGATCCAAGTCACATTGCTGGTGGTATTTCTAAAGTTAACACAGCAGATAATGTTGTGGGTATTTTCACAAGTGCTGCGATGAAGGAGGGTGGTCGCTATCAAATTCAATTCATTAAGACACGTTCAAGTTCTGGCGTCGGCTCAAAGGTTGATCTGGCATTCAATAATAAGAGTTTGCGAATTACTGACCTCGAAGAAGGCGAAGATAACGCTGTGACTGCGACAACTAAGAATATCTATGATCAGTTGAAGAAACGTAGTGTTGTAAAGTCGGGCGAGAAGGTTGATCCAGAATCTGGTGAGATTACTTCTACGACACAAATTTCTGCAGGAGCTAATGTTTTAACTGGTGCGGCTCTAGTTAGAGAAATGCAGAGAAACCGTAAGTAACAAAATACCAGATAAAGCTGATTAATCGATAAATATAGAAAAATAATCGGAGATTATAACTTGTCCATTAATCGCAAAAGCAGGTCCATTCTAGAGGAAATTAGCACTTACGTTCCTCAAAAGAGTAAGGAAGACCTAATCGAGGCTAGAGCGCAGCATATTATAGTTTCGGCTATCAATCTGTTAGAATCTATCGATGCAGCGTTCACTGCCGAAGAAGCTGAAGCATTAAAGAAGCGTTTTGTCTCTAGCATTCGCGGATCTGATCCTAATCGTTTTACTCGAATGGTAAAGCGTATTAGAACAGGTTGCGAAGGAGACGAAGACGTCGATGGCAATTAATCTCACATCACTTACTAGGGAATGGATCCAGTTCTTAAAGAGCAATCAGATTGCAAATAGTAATTCGGATCCAAAGACCGGTAAGCTCAAATACAATAGAAAACCTACAGTACAGGAATTAATCCGTTTCCTTGACTTAAAAACTGACTTTGACGAAGAAGATGTTCGCAAGGCAATTAGAACTGTAGTCTACAAGAAGGGTGCAGGCACAAAGGCTCCGCAAGACGAGCCTAAAGCACTTCCGGGTAAGAAACCCGAGGGTGATTTGTCGACTTGGTTTCAGAACGAAGTAACCCCGGGTGAGAGGCAAAATCCAGCAACTCCGTTGCAACCTCAGGATAAGCCAAAGAAATACTCAAACGACGATGCAGAAGATATTGATCCAACAGATACTTCGGATCCACTAACTCTTACACATAAGAGAAAGCCACGTTTCAAGTATAAGGGTCCCGGTAAGAATCCAACCCGTCTAAGTGAAGATTTCTATGATCGCCAGGGTGTAGAGCTTGAGGAAGCTGATATTAAGGAAATCTTCAATATCCTTCTATCACCTAAGGCTGAACCAGAAGAACCAGCAGGTGAGCCAGAGCCATCCGAAGAGGAAAAGATTGCCAAGAAGCAAGAGTACATGAGAAAGCTCAAGCAGATGGTGCGTGAGATCATGACTCCACCGCAAAGAAAAGCTCTGTGGAGAGCGCTCGGTGAAAACCTATCAGAGTCTATAATTAACCGTGCAGATGCCGAGGCACTCTTCAAAGATGCTGCATATCTACGCAGCAAACCGACTGGCCTAGGAAAGGTGTTCAAGGGTCTAAGGAAAGACGCAGTTGATGTCGAAGATTTGCGTCAAGCATGGGCCGACGGTCTCTCTGGAGATGGCTCCGATGGATATTCGGATGACACAAACGACATTAAGCGTATACTGTTAAAATTCGGATATAGCGAAAAGGAAATTAATAAGGTATTTGCTCAAGTCTTCAAAACCGACGATAAAGAATACGATGACATCTCGGATGCACCGGCAGGTAGTCCAGCAGTGCAGAAAGTTGCAGATTTAGCTAAAGAATATGGATTGTCTAAGCAACTAAGGGCCTTTTTGGAACAAGAGTTTGCAGATGAGCTTGGTTTAGATAAGAGAAAAGCAATGTCGGAAGACGTTAGACAAATATTCACTTTTATGGTACAAGAAGAACGCACCGAAAGAATGCACCTTATTAAACAACAGGAACAAACACAACTTGGCCGCACAAAAAAATGAATCTAATAGAAGTATCGAGAGGTATATCGCATATTGAGGATGTGCCTGTTGGAGAGATTATAGAAATTCTCACTAATCTCTCCAATTTTGAGATAACCGAAAAAGTTGATGGTGCCCAAATTCTATTTGGCATTGATGGCAAAGGATTCTACACCAGTCGGGAGACTAAGGGTGGAGCAAGAATTTATAACGAAGAGGATTATGGCATAACATTCTCTTCAACATACATGCGTTCCGCACACAAGCTATTGGAACAGATGTTGCCTGTCTTAAAAGGTGCTGGTTTGAGACCCGGTGATCAAGTTGAGGCAGAAGTGTTGTATGGACAAGTTCCAAATGTTGTCCCATATTCTGCGGATACAAACTATCTAATCTTCCTGCGCACTACCGAGGGCACCGTGAATATTGACCGTTTGAAGCAGAAGCTTGATGGTCAAGCGGTTTCCGTCTCCCTTGTGTCACCTTTCACAGACGATGGAAAAAGTATTACATTGAGGGAGACGATCAATACATGGGAGTTTGCCCGTGTACCCATCATTGAGAAAAATTACAATGTGGCACTCATTACTCGTCGTCTAGCTGAGATGAAGCGTTATCTTGCAATGCAAGATTCATTTACTCTGCAGCCTCTAGGCGTCATTCTTGAGACACCGCTTAACAAAATTCCTCAATGGGTAATCACAGGTACGTGGAAACACGTAAAGGAATATCTTAAAGAACGTAAGGAAGAAATTCGCTACGATCTAGAGAAAGACCATATCCTTCCATTGAAGACTGTGCTGCTGAATAACTTTGTAAGAGAAACTGCAAGCTCATTTGGGCCACCTGTGGAAGATGGCGGATGGATTGAGGGTATTGTTCTACGTCACAAAGATACAGGCAGAATGGTTAAACTTGTAGATAAAGATGTCTTTGGAACAATCCGTGAGATGGCATGGAAGAAGAGAAATACCCTTATTGAGCGTGCAAAGAGTACAGAAGGTGCATCAAGCTTCATGGGTAAGTTGTTTTTGGATATGGCAACATCAATTGGCCATCCAGAACTAGGTACTATGCAGGCAAAGAATTATCTCCGTAAGGCAGGAACAATCACAGAAGAGAGATTGTCAACACTCTCTAGTGGAATAAATTTCGAAACTGTACGTCAATATTGGGTTTCCTTATTAGAAGTAAGACAGCAGGAACTTGAAAGAGAATTAGATAAATATGAGAAAGAAGAGAGCGACTTTCCCGCAGGCACAAGAGGATTCTTGTCAGCCGCGATTAAAGAAAGGACAAAGCAGACGTTTGCACAGGCTTTTCAACAAATTACTGAAGCTCAAAGTGCCGCGTTACAAGCAAACGACACAAATGATCTTTTGAATATTTTAGTAGGAAAACAGTTAGGCGAAATTTGACATGAGACTTGACGAGATTGTAACATTAAACGACGTCCTTAATTCGGACAGTTTTATCAAGCTGATGAATAGCATCAAAGCTAAACCTCAGGACTTGAATGTTACACGAATTAAGAATCAGGTATTACAATCTTGGCAACAGGGAATGAGATCACGTAGGCATTACAGCTCACTTCTTAACCAGATTGATATCAGTCTAAATCAAATAATTGACAAATGAAACTAAAATACATCAGCACTCCCACTGACTTGGGAGGAACAGCCATTTTTGGTTGTGGCACAATCCATTCTACAGAGATTGATAAGACACTGACCAAACTATCAGAGGATATTGGGTTGTCGTTTGACTTGAACGAAAACACACTTGGTTCAACTGGAAAACGTGAGTATTCCGGCGATATTGATGTCGTAATCCCAACTGATGGTATCGCAGCATTTAGAGAGTTGCTTGAGGATGAATTTGGCAAAGATTGTGTATCGCGCCATGGAAATATGATTCATCTAAGATATCCCATTGTTGGATATAATGCTGAATATAAGGAAGCATTACCACGCACGGGTTTTGTTCAAATAGATTTCAACTTTGGTAATGTAGAATGGCAGAAGTTCTACCATTATTCCGATGCAAATAGCGAATACAAAGGAGCGCATCGAAATCTATTCATTGCAGCAATTTGTGCTGTAACAAATGTAGAACCAGGACCCATACCAGAAAATACAATTGTTGAACCATGGGATCAGTTTAATCGCCCCACATCTGTTATTCGTTGGAAATTTGGCGAAGATGGATTGATACAGGTAAATAGATTGAGCCAGAAAGATAGAGACGGTAACTGGATGCGTAAGCAAAAGGATATTGTTTTAGATGGACCCTACCTAGATCCGTATGAGGTGAGGACTGTACTATTTCCTTACAGTAGTCACATTGGAGACCTTAATAGTCTTGAAACTTTGATGGCAGCAGTTAAGAGTAACTATGGAATGACCGATCAGGAACGCATTTGGAAGCGTGCAGCCAGCAACTTTTATGACTGGCCACAAGGAAAACTGTTCGAATATCCCCCAGAAATTGCCGCATATCTTCCACCAAATGATAAATAAGTTTATGAATGGGATAACCCCATCACAAATTCAGGAGATTTTTTATCATGACAACAAAAGTAAATGGTGCAGCCTACGCAGGTATCTGGGTAGAAAAGCAAGTTACATTCATCAAGCTAAAGTTCAACAAGGACATCTCTGCTCTTGCAGCAGCTGACCTATTGGTTCTTGGCACACTAACACCAGCCGGCGCAGGTACTGTGGCTGATTCGTCTTTCGCAGTTGTTGAAAGCGCAATGGTCCAGGCTCTTAAGGCTCTAGAAACAAAGTCGACAGTTCTTGCTATCAGCAAATTGGATGTCGTTAGCCCAACAGAATCGTCAGTCGACGTTATGCTTGGTTATGCAGAAGGTTGGTTCTCTGATGCAGCTGGTTTGATCGCAACTGGCCTTCCAGTTCTTGGCGCACAAGCAGTTGTAACAACAGCTGGTGCAGCACCAACAAACGTAGTTGGCGCATTGGTTAGCGTCGCAGCAGCCGCAGTTACATTCTCAATGGAATTCGCAGCATTCGACGGCACAATGCCAGTAGCAACATTCGCAGCAGGCGACTTGGACTTCGGACCAGGTGCAACTTCGGGTGCAACACCTACCAACAGCCCAACTGGTACTCCAGGCTACTACCCAGTCGGCCTACCATACTAATTCGTTTAGTAGGTACCAAACAAGAAGCTCGCTCTGCGAGCTTTTTTGTTGACTAAAATTTCTGTTTAGTGATAAATACATCAACATTGTAGGAGATTACAAACATGGTATTCCAAGTTAACGGTGGCATCATCAATGATCAGACATTGACAGGTGGCATGAGATTTTTCAAAATTACAGGCCCTTTTGCTTGGACAGTTTCAGATGGCTCGGTCAACTTGCCTGTTACAGTTCAAGGTGGCGCAGTTTTAACAACAACATATTTTGTAGTAGGTGATAAGCGTCCTGTTCCAAACAGTGCAGCAGCTATTGCCCTAAAGGAAATTAGCAAACAAGCTGACATTGTTGTCATTGGTCTGTTGCCAAACGTATACGGAGCCACAACAGAAATTCATATTGCTGTATCTGCATCAGCATTTGGTTGGGGTTCTGATCTACCTTTGTATAGCGTTCCTCCAGCAAACGCCGACGAACAACAGCTTCCAACTTCGCCAACAAACGCAGCAGTTGAAATGCAGGCAGCATTACAGGCATTGCCGAATGCAACAGTTTATATCACTGTAGGTGCTCCTAATCCATTGACACCACCGGTGCCAGTGGTAGCATCCTTTGCAGCATGCACAGTTACTGAGGTTTCGTTCTCATTAGGAACAGCAACTTACTACACATTGGCTTAATTTTAGTCAATTCGAGTCTAGGGCCTTCGGGCCCTTTTCTTTTGATCTCACGAACTGGATTTCTTGATAAATACTAGAAATAATCAAGGAATACCCTTATGCCAATTAGAACGAGCGGTGGCGTCTTTAATGACCAGATGTTAACTGGTTCCTTGTCCCATTGGGTTGTGTGCGGTGCTGATTTCAGTGGTGCGATAAACAGCTTCGGACAACCAGTTCCATTCTCTGCGGCCGAAATTATCTTTAACAAGATTGAAGCCAGCGCCTATGTAAACATTATGAATCCCAACGAGGTAAATTTGTCCTTCGCCCTCGAAGAAGATAGGTCTACCTGGGATGAAGCATCATTAACGGCAATGATTCAATCCCTGGGAACAGATGTGGGTGTCGATCATGTTGACTGTTCTGTTTGTGTTTGCACAAGAGTTCCTTATGTATGGTGCTGCGGTGATGGTTCAGAGTCTTTTCTAGATTTAACTGATACTCCGGATACCTACGCAGGTTCGGCAGGGTATGTAGTAACAGTCAATCCTACAGAAGATGGCTTGATTTTCTTGCCAGCATCAGCAGGCTCAAACGCTTTCTCTTTTGTAGCAGTTCCAACACAGCCAACAATTTCAGCGGTAGGTAGTGATACTCTTACAATCATACCCGGTTCAAACATCGTTATTACAACGAATGCCTTCACAAAAGAAGTAACAATCAATGCAACCGGTTCAAATGATTACATTCCTATTCCGGGTGGGTCGGCAATGTTACTTCACGAAAAGTATTTTGTAACATCAGCAGGAACGGTTACATTACCGGCAATAAGTGGTGCCACACCTATTGGCAGTTCTGTAACAGTAACAAAACCCGTGAATATTACAGTTTTGATTGACGTTGGTAATCCGTCAGATGAAATTAATACAGACTTGGGCTCAACAGACGAAATTGAATTTGATGCAACTCAAGAATTGGTGTTTGTTGTTAGTGGTCCTAACGACTGGGAACTCCAGATTGGATCAGTCAATTAATAAAACCCAGGTAAATAGAGAAGATAAGGATTAAGCAATGCCAAAACAAATTCACGGCGCCGCAACAGCAATGCAGAACTTGACTGCCGATTTGCAGTATTATGTCTGCTATGCAGCCTCTCCGGGTGCGTTTACAGATCCTAATCCAAATCCTCCTCCTTCCCAAGAAGTTGCACGTTTAGTTAATATTCAGGTTACTGGTAGTCCCCTGGATGAAAGTCAGAAGAACTTTGAAGTTTTGCTGATGAGCATCGGACTTCGTGCCATGCCTGTTATTCTCTCTGATCCATTTCCTGTACTTGAACTTGCTGATTATACTATGGAACTCTCTGGTGAGGGTTTTATTTGGAAGTTTGCTGTTGAACGCGGAGTTCAGTTCTACAACTTCACACCCTATGGTTCACCCGGCCCCGTCGGACTCTTAGTTGATGATCTTGATGGCGTAATCATCCCAAGCACAGTAAGAATTACAACCGTACCCGGTAGTCCAAGTGGATGGGCACAAAATATAGCCTTTGAAAGGCAGGAGTCACTATGAAGAAACTTGATAATTTGGCTAATGATCTTATCTATGGCGATATGGTTAGGAAAGTTGCTGCACAAAGAAATGTAGGACTTACAGAAGCAAGGATTTTGATTGCAGAAATGTCCTTCAAGGAATACAGAGATCTAGAGGAAGACAACACTGCTATTACTCCACCATCCGGAAATACCATTGGTCCTACCACCCAGAATACGCAACAGCAGCAAGCAAATACACCTGGTGCAAAATCTACATGGTCGGGAAAAGGTCCAATCACAGTCGGAATGACAGTAGGTGTGAAGGGCCCAAACGGATTGCCTGCTCCCGGAGAAGTCTCACAGGTAGATATGGGCGCAAAGGGCGTAAAGGTTAAGAATCCAACAACTGGTCAAGACGAATGGATGAATATGGATGCATTGCAGCCGTTTATGGCAGCAGGTGCCCCGGGCGGATCAGCCAATATTCAGCCTGGTACTCAAACTCAAACTCAGCAACCTACTCAAGAGGAGCTAGACATTGCCGGCCTGTCTAGATTGCGCGAATTAGCTGGTATTGGGGAGAATTGCAGCGGTGGTGCAACAGGTGCAGGATCTATTGCAGGTGCTGCCATGCCAATGGGCAAAATGAAGAAGCGCCAATACCCGGAAGAATCATTGCAGACAGAATATACACCTAGAAGCTCAGCACAAACAATTGCCGGCGATACAAAGCCAAATCAAGCTACTGGTAAGCTTTCAGCAGACTTAGCAGCATCTGGTAAGGTATCGGCTGGAAGAGCAAACAACGGAAGAAAGAGGCGATAATGGACAGACCCGGCATTCTCGAGAAACTTAATAAGGCAGCGGATAGAGCAGCATCCTTTGCGATCCAACGCGGGTCACCTATTCAAGTATCTAAAAAATCAGTAATGATTGGGAATGTAATCATTGAGAAGAATGAACTGGGTTCCTACGATGTACTAACTTTTGATAGATCAGCCCTTTACGAAAATATCTCGGTGTTTGACGTTGCGGTAATCGTTGCACAAAGATATAACCAACATGAAACTGGTGTTATCAAACAAGTCTTAACTCTAGAAGAAAGATTTTCTAAATATCATAATGACATGATTCATTATCTAAGTTGCATGAAGTCTGCCAAGAAACGGCAGGACCTAGATAGAATGGCAATCCTTGAAGATAAATTTCAACTCGCTGAGCAGAAGGCTAAGGATACACGTGATAGTATCTCAGTTTTCAAGAGAGTAAAATAGCCATTAGAATGATAAATACTAGAAATAAAACTTAACAGGAACGGTTTATATGCTTTTAAACGATATTGGCAAATCACCAGATAACACCTTTAAAATGATCAATCAGCATCTTGAAACCAACTACGGTTTCAAAATTGCCGAGGATGCGAGCGACCGCGACCTAGTTGCCATTATGGAACAGATCAGAGATGAAATTACTGATCTGAAGATTAAGGGCGATGATGCAAAAGGTTCTCCAGAAATCTCGAAAAGACTTCTGGTGCTAGAAGGTATCAAAACACTTCGCGAATTTGCAATTATGCAATTTCAATCTCCAGATTTGGAGAATGTAATTAATGGTATGTGCGACTTTGTCTCGAATCATTTCAGACTCGGTGGTATGCATCACGCAGATTTTGAAGAGTCCGTAAAGGACGCTATGAAACAATATCGTTCAAGTAAATACCGTTTCCCAGACGATCTTATTGAACAAAGAGTAAGACAAGGTGCAATGTCAAAAATTCAGGCAGCCTCAAGTGCTTCGCCATTAACAAGTGTTGACATGGAATCTATGTTTGAAGAAGAAGACGAAACACCAATTGAGGACTCAGAAATGAAAGGCATTGACATCGGCGAATCCGGGGATATGTGGGGTAATACTCCAAAGGGAGCAAGAGTTCGTGACACCGCCGCTGGTGGTCACTCCGCTTCTGCACCAACAACAGCAATGGGAAAACATGCTGCAAGGGTTTTAGATAATCCAAAGCTTTCTCTTGCACCACAGGGAGGCGATGAGCCAGTCCCAATGATTCGTGACAAGAATGGCCGTATGGTACCAGACCCATTTGCTGCACAGAAGGCAGCAAGATCTAAAGGAATTGTAATGAAAGAAAAAGATAATCTAGTAAAGAACCTGCGCCGTCTTCTTGAAACAGAAGTAAGTCAGGCTGAAGTTATGATGGCAGCTAAGGGCTTTGCTCAAGAGTTGCAAGAAATGGTTGAAAAGATTGGTCGTCTACAAAACGAAGATCTTCCACCAGTAGTTGATCAAATGCGCGAAACATACGGACAAGATTCGGCAGCAGCATTCCAGACTCAAATCTATGGTGCAATGCAAGGTGTTATGGATGCATTGTTCACAGCTAAGACTCAAGTTGATGATGCAGTCGGTAACATGGCTTCAACGGGTCAATTCGACGCACAAACCGATATGGATGTTCCAGTTGATGGAATGGATGACGGTATGGACGGCGGAATGGAAGATCCAATGGCAATGGACGCAGATGCCGGTATGGACGCAGACCTAGATAACATTGATGGTGACCTAGATGCGGCAGACGAATTTGGTGGTGCTGAAGAAGACGAACCACTTGGCCGCGCAATGAAGACAGAATCATTGCAACAGAAGGTTGCTCAGATGCAAAAGCTTGTTGAAAAGGCACGTAAGTTGCGTGGTGTAGTAGCATAAGCCGCCTCATGAGAGCCAGAGAATTATTTGAGAACTATAATCAAAGCCTTGAATCGGATTTGAATAATCTTCTCATAGGCGCAAAGGGTAACGGTGTTCAGCAGATAAAGACTCAGGGCATCGTTGACCAGCTTTATAGTATGGGTTATTCAGTGGATAACAATAGTATTATGTCACTATTATCCAATAATCCTACAGTAATGAATGCAACTCCTGAAATGATTTCGTTGACTGCGCCGGAAGGTTCAGTCCAGGGTGACGGTACAGGCGACCAAGATAGTGCCTCGAGAGTCAGTGATATGGCTTCCAAGGCGACAAAAATAGGATAAGAAATGTCAGATTGCTGCACACCCGGAACGGGTTTTCCAAATGCTGCCACAATGCAGCAGCTCGCAACTAACTTCCCAGTAGTATGGGAAGAAATTTGCATGCTTCAGCAAGCAATCCTTGCAGCCTCTAGCCAGTGTCAAGTAGGTGGTGGTCAAATGTGTGCCACTATTGGTGGCACAACACCAATGACATTTGTTTCGGGAATTTTAGAAATTCTTGTTACAAATGGTGGCTCAAGCGCAATTCCATCATACGAAGGTCAAACAGCAACCGCTGGCCAGACAGTTGTAAACACTATTGTGAATACAATTCCAATCTCTGGCAATACTTCATATCTATTAGTTTTCGTTAACGGTGTTATGCAAATGGAAGGTGCACTCCTTCAATACACAGTTACCGGCGCAAATCAAATCACTTTCACTTATCCATTAACGCTCGGTATGAGCATTGCGATTTATTCGTATGCCACCGGTGTTTCGTTTGGTGGAGGAAGTGGGTACTATGCAGATACACCATCTGTATTCTTTGTACCACCTGTTGGCGCAGTTCCTAGCGTAGTAGCTACTGGAACAGTTTCAACTAACGGTGGAAATATTCTTGCAATCAACATCACAAATGGCGGACTAGGTTATCAACCTATCCCTGCTACAATGAGCGTAAGCTCAATTCTTGGTGCTGGTGCAGTTCTACAACCGCTTGTAAATGGTGCTGGTGGTGTTGTGTCTGTTAATATTGCCAATGCTGGTCTAAATTATACAGTTAATGATACAGTTACAGCAACACGAGCAGTTCTTCCTAACCTAGCTTATGTTGACGCAGTATTTAAGATTACCGCAGTAAGCATTACAGGTCAAATCCTATCAGTTGCAGTATTGAATCCGGGTTCTGGTTATCAGGACAGTGTCACTACTCCAATTATTGTTTCTAGTCTAAACCCATTGGTTGCTTATCCTTTGGGCACAGGCTTCTTAGGCTCTGTATTCACTGATATCGCAGGAACAATTACCGCCGTCACTGTTGACAATCCAGGTGCTGGATATGCTACATATTTGCCGTATTTGGTGATAACTGATCCTGGGACAGGTGCAGTAACACAAGTGAACCTAAGCGGCACCTCGGTGTCGTCAATTACTGTTCTTTCGCCCGGTACAGGTTATACAAGTGCAGCTACCGGCGTGGTATTTAATCCTCCAACAGCACCGCTTCCAAATCCTCCTGCAAATCCTGCAGTTGTTGATATTGTTGTGGCTGAAAATACCTTTGGAACAAACCCTAATTTGTACTATCAAGTTTGGGTAGGCACTGCAACCAACAAACCAATTCAACTTCAATTGAACTCTGTCTTGTCCTACTTTAAAGGTCTGGGCTACACAATTCAGATTCAAACAAATCCAGCAACAGGGTCTACTATACAGTGGAAGATTTGCTGGTAAAGCTTTGACCTTGTGATACTCTTTATGTTACAATTCGTCAATGCAGATAGTACAAAAGTTTAATTACCAACCACTGAAACGTGTAGACAATGGCAACGGACGTCGATATATAGTCGGCGAAGGTAGACCATTGCCTAGTGTCACGACAATTCTCGGCAAGACCAAGGACATGACATTCATTAAAGAATGGCAAGCTCGTGTAGGTCTAGAAGAAGCCAACAAGATCAAAACCACCGCAAGTAACTTGGGCAACGGTATGCACAAGAATCTTGAAAGGTATATTCTTGGTGAATCCATGGATGGTTCATTCATGGCTCAGACACTCGCAAAGGTCATCATTAAGCAGGGGTTGCCAAAGGTTAATGAGGTCTGGGGCACCGAAGTTTCTTTATACTCTAAGGAACTCTACGCAGGAACTACTGACCTCATTGGACTTCATGAGGGCATTCCCTCTATCATGGACTTTAAGAATAGTTTGAAGGACAAGAGGCGTGAATGGATTGAAGACTATTTTATGCAGTTGGCAGCATATTCTATGTCACACAATGAAATGTACGGTACAGATATTCACCGTGGTGTTGTTATGATTGCAACACGAGAAGCAAAGTATCAAGAATTTATTATTGAAGGTGATGAATTTACTCATTATGAAACGATGTGGGCCAACAAAGTATGCGCTTATTATGATCAGTTCGGATATGACTAAATACATCACAGATTAAGAGGAATAAGAAATGGTATCACCTGTCGTAGTATCCAGAATACAAAACCGCAGAGGTTTACAGTCACAGTTCGACCTATTGTATCCACCCGGGTATGATGGAATCGGTGGCTACGGCAGTCAGCCGGGCTTCACTTCAACAAATTTTCCAGATGTATTATTTCCTGGTGAAATTGCCTTATGTACTGATTCACGTAGAACATTTGTCGGCAATATCAATGCGGAATACATCGAATTGGCAGAATCAAATGCCGGTGCTCTAACATTACCACCTGTTGTAATTCAACTTCCACCCGCAGCAGTTTTCACAACAATTGCCGCGCTCACATACACAGCAACACCCTTCTTTAATCTTCTATATGATTTGACAGATTCCCTAAGTCCGGACCAGAATGTTCCTGGTATAGACTTTTCTAGAAACGGAGCACTTCAGATTACTTGTGCTGCTCCTCCATACGCGACACTTACAGATGTGGGGACAGAAATCAATAATGCATCCCCGAGCACAATTAGTTTCATTGCAGAATACGATGGCACAAACACATTAATTGAAATCAAGTATATGCATGATTTTCCCGGTAACCTAACATTTAGTTCGTCTTCGATAATCTGGCAACCATTCTAAAGATATGATTTGGAATGCTATACCCGACGAGGAACGCCTTCGCCTTTGGAAAAAATTAAGAGATGACTTAAAGGAGCTAAGTCTAGAAGATCAACTTGCTGAAGTAGCAAAATTCTGTGCATCAATTCCCTTTGGTTCTAGGTCGTTGGACTACTATAGTCCAGAAGATTGGCCTACACCATGGGAAATTTTATTTCATGGGTCATTTTGTGTCAGTTCAATCAGTCTTCTAATGTACCACACACTCACAATGTTGGACAGTCAACATAAGATAGAATTGTGGTTGGTAAAGGATAATGACGGTGATTATCTTCTGCCTGTAATTAATGATCAATTTGTTTTGAATTACGAGTTGGGTGTGGTAAGTAAACACTCGCTGATCTCCGATTATTTCATCGTCATGCAGAAATTTTCAAAACAGCAAATAAAAACAATAACATAGAGAGAAAGGAATTATGGCATCAATGAAAGAAATTCTAGTGGAAAAGCGTGACGGTACAAAAGAGCCCTACGACGTTTCAAAGATTAAAAAGTCCATCCAGATGGCATCCGAAGGGCAAGATGTAAATCCACTAGAACTAGAATCAAAATTTGATCAGTTTCTGAAGCCCGGTATTAAGACACGCGACATTCAGTTGAATGTAATTCAGCACGCCATTCAACTAGCAACACCGGCAGCACCAGATTGGGTTAATGTTGCCGGTCGTGCTTTAGCCATGGATGAATGGGCAAACTTTCCCCTGCGTGGAAAGTCCTTCAGAGAGGTAGTGCAATTCAATATTGAAAAAGGTCACTACTCTAAGGAACTCCTAGAGTTTTATTCTGACGAACAACTCGACGACCTTGGTGCAGCAGTAAAGACAGTTCGCGACTTGGACTACAGCTATGCCAGTCTAATCACAGCTAAGAAAAAGTATCTAGGCAAGTATGAATTGAATCAGCATATGCATATGGTGAATGCAATGCGCTTTGGACAATTTGAGCCCGAAGAAACACGAACTAAGTTTGTTAAGGAAGTCTACAACGCACTTTCTCAACGTAAGATTTCATTAGCTACACCTTTCCTTGCGAATCTACGCAAAGGAGGAAACGTAGCATCCTGTTTCATTATCGCCGTTGAAGACGACATTGATTCAATCTTTGATAACATTAAGCGCGTTGCATTGATTTCCAAGAATGGCGGCGGCCTAGGACTATTCCTTGGTTATCTACGTGCCAAGGGTGATGACGTAAATGGTTATTCCAATGCTGCAGGTACTGTTGTTCAGTGGATTAAGATCCTAAACGACACTCTTGTCGCCGTTAACCAAGGCGGAAAGCGTGCCGGTGCAGGTACAATTGCACTTCCAATTTGGCACAACGATATTCTAGATTTCCTTGATATGCAAACCGAACACGGTGATCCACGCATGAAGGCATACGACGTATTCCCACAAGTTTGTATTCCGGACATCTTTATGCAACGTGATAAGGAGAAGGGGCAATGGTATACCTTTTCGCCGTTTGAAGTTAAGAAAAAGCTTGGCATTGATGTGCGTGGCCTGCATGGTGAAGCATTCACACAGGCGTATCTAAAGATTGAGAAGGCTGCTGAAGAGGGTAAGCTTCTAACCACACGTAAGTTTGACAATGCGCGTGACCTAATGAAGATTATCATGCGTATTCAGTTTGAAACAGGCTTACCGTACATCTCCTTCACTGATACAATCAATGAGTACAATCCTAACAAGGGAGACACCAACGGACACGTGGGTATTCCTTGCGTGAATTTGTGTACAGAATCATTCTCTAATGTAAAGCCCGACGAGCTCGGTCACGTATGTAATCTAGCCTCTATTGTGCTAGGCAACATCAAGGACTTTAAGGAATTAGGTAAAATTTCGGCATTAACCACTAAGATTCTTGACTATGGCATCAGTCTAACTAATGCTCCTGACAAGATTACCGCCGCACATAATCAACGTTATCGCACCATTGGCATTGGTCTGCAGGGTCTGCATGATCACCTAGCACGTGAGTATCTGAATTTCCGTGACCTAGATTACATCAGGGAAATCGCAGAATGCGTAGAATACAATGCAGCATTAGCTAGTGTTGAATTGGCAAAGCGTTTTGGTACTTTTGATGCATACGAACACTCGGAATGGAAGAACGGCAATCGTGTTGCAAAGTTTGCAGAACATGCATCCGGCAAATACGATTGGGATTTCTTGCAAAGTCAGATTAACGAATTTGGTATTAGAAATAGCCAGCTCACGAGTCCAGCCCCAAATACAAGCACTTCAATCTATATGGACTCAAGTGCAAGCGTGTTACCAGTATATGATGCATTCTTCTCTGAAGATAACAAGAATGGTAAACTCGTTGTGGTTGCGAAGTATCTTAAAGATAATCCTATCGCCTATGGTAAGACATTCTCAAAACATAGTGCCACAGAAATTATTGATGTGGTCTCTGAATTGCAGAAGTTCATTGACACCGGCTGCTCGATGGAGTTAATATTTGACCAGCGTAAAGATACGTTCAATGCTAAAGAACTCTATGATGCAATTCATTATGCACACGATAAGGGATTGAAGGCAATCTATTACATTAGAGCTATCAAGAAGAATGCCACAGTTGATACACCAGTTAAAGCAGAAGAAGACTGCGTAGCTTGCGCCGGATAAGGAATATTGATGTCAGAACTCACTCAGAAGAAAATATTTGATGAACTAGGGGACGATTCCACTACTGCTCGTCAAATGATTAATGGTACAGCTACTGGTATTCTTAACCTAAACAGTGTTAAGTACCAGTGGGCACCAAAGTTGTACAAGATTATGGTAAACAACTTCTGGATTCCTGAAAAGATCTCCCTCGTTGATGACAAGGTGACAATCCGCGAATTGACCAAAGACGAGATGGAAGCATTCAAGAACACATTGTCGTTCTTAATTGCACTAGATAGTATGCAGGTATCGAATTTGCCAAATATAGCAGACTATATTACCGCACCGGAAGTTGGCGGTTTGTTTACTATCCAGGCATTTCAGGAATTGATTCATTCTCAGTCTTATCAGTATTTGTTACAAGAATTGTTTCCAAATGTTGAACGTGAAGAAATTTACAATCATTGGAGAAACAATCCTCTATTGCTAAAGCGTAACAAGTTTATTGCCGGCCAATATCAGAGATTCATTGACAGCAAGACAGTAGAGAATTTTAAGACCGCTGTAGCAGCTAACTTTGCACTAGAAAGCATTTATTTCTACAACGGATTCCAATTCTTCTATCAGTTGGCGGCTCGCAATAAGGTCGCAAACGTTGCTAAAATGATCAAGTACATTGAGAACGATGAGGTAACTCACGTCAATATGTTCTCTAATATCATCCGTGAAATATTTGATCTTAACGATGATGGTGATAGAAAGATTTTGCTTGACAATATTACGCAAGCAGCAGAGCAAGAAATAGAATGGGGTAAGGATATTTACGGAGATAGAATTTTAGGTATCTCCCAAGATAGTACAGAAAACTATGTAAAGTACCTTGCCAACCAAAGAACTAAATTACTAGGCTTAGGTGTGGTATATAAGGGTTACACAAAGAACCCGTATGAATATCTGAATGCAGAGAAGCGTGAAAACTTCTTTGAGACAAAGGTAACAGAATATAGCCGCAGTGAAGCCGTTGATGGATGGGATGAATTTTAATGTTAGTTAATAAAAGTGAAACACCGTATATCGCAGTTTTCAAAACTGGCGCGGGTGAAGAATTTATCGGTAAGGTTGTCGAGGAAACAATGATGGCCTACCATATCAAGAGTCCGCTCTGTATGGTAGCAACACAACAGGGATTTCAGTTTGCGCCGTTTATTATGATGGCCGATCCTGAAAAATTTATTACTGTCCCGAAGCCGGCAATCACAGCACAACCTGCACCAAAATTGCAAGAGCAATATGAACAAGCTATTTCTCCAATTCAATTACTGAAGAAGTAAGATGTCATTTCTAGATACGTTCAATTCCTTTAAGGCAGGCACTGCTCTTAAAAATCCTGCTGATGCATTAGCATCACAGGTCACTGCGCTGACTAGTCAGGTAACCAATCCTGCGGCAGCGGCCGCAGTGACGAGCGTAACCTCTATGTTGTCCGACACTCAAGCAAAGATTGGCGGAATGGTAGGTAGTATAAGAACACAACTGCCAATTATGACAGCGGCAGACAATATTGAAAAACAATTGGGCATTGCAGTTATTGACCCAAATGGCGCAAGTCAAACGTTCAATAAGGCATTTGCACCATTTTCGGATATCAGTACACAAATTGGTGGTGTTCAATCGTTACTTACTCCTAGCTTTATTACACAATTAAACAGTGGAGATTTAGGTGCAATTGCATCTTTGCAATCCACTGCTGATAGCGCACAATCTGCATTAACGTCTTCTTTTAGTGTTGCAAATACTGCATCTTTAGGCGGATTAAGCACGTTACAGGCAGACTCTTTCGCTAAGTATGTAACTTCAACAACCAATCCATCATATGTAACTGATGTATTGAATAAAGTTAAGAATTGGGCAACTTGAGATGTTTAGTGGATGCTGCAGGGTCGGCGATATTGTAACTGGTGTATGCAATGCAAGTGCATCTGGCCATCCACGAAATTTTACTGGATTTTGGACGACTGGTGCATCAGATGTTACGGCTGATGGTATTGGAATGATTAGGGTAGGCGATCTCGGAATAACAGATTGTGGACACACATTTCAGGCAGTTGCTGGATCGTCAGATGTTCAAACTAACAATCTTGGACAAGTAAGAATAGGAGACCCTGTTATAGTTATTCAGGGTGGATCTGGAACAGCGGTGTCTGGTGCATCGGATGTTACTTCCAATTAAAAATAACAAACACAACACAAAGGAAATATATGATGTCAAATAGAACTGCACCAAAAACCCCGTATGAAATTAGACTCGATCTTTTGCAACTTGCATTTGATGTTCTAATTCAAAAGCACCAAGCCGCCGGCGTACTTAATGGTGACAATGTTACCACAGCGCCAACAACAGAGGAAGTTATTGCAGAAGCTGATAAGATGAACGCATTCATCTCCAAAGCTAACCACTAACTTGACTTGTTGGTAGGATGCATGTAACATACAATGCATGTTTAAGAAACTAAAGCACAAAATTGGAAGCTGGTTGGACTACAATCCTCCCGGTGCCCTATCATCGAAAGGTTGGCGCCTCTTCAAGAAGGAATTCAAGAAGAATGCGCCAATCCGCTATTGGCTCAATAACGATTTCAGACACTCGGTTATCCTTCCTATCAAATGGAAGAAAGAAGCTATCAGTGATTGGATTCGTTATAGAACCTACGATCGTTACCATCTCGTAGATACTGGCCTTGCGCCCAGCTATTACGGCGTGGAAACACAGATGCTGAATGCAAACTTCAACCTTCTCAAAGATTTTGTTGAAGTTGAAACCGCATGGCACCACTATATCTGGTCCGACGAAAGAAAAAATAGCAAGACAAACTTCGAAAGATGGTTGCCTTTCTTCTTTCGCCTAAAGTTCCGTCGTCCTGATCTGGGATTGGAACATCTTGCCTGGGCAGCAACACTGGATGACCCGGCACTTCCACCGAGCGAACGCTGTGATCACCAGGCTGTCGCCGCACGTGAAATCCGTGAGTTGTATGACTGGTGGGTAAATAAGCGTCCTGCCAGAAAAGAAATCGAGGCACCACCATACGCCGATCAGGGGTTGGATGATTTCATGGCCTGCTTCGACGACGATTTCGACCGCGAGGCTCCAGACTTCAAGGCTCACCGTGACGCAATGGAAGAGCAAAACAAACAAGAAGAAGATTGGAAACTTGAGGATGATGCAATGCTTATTCGCCTCATGAATGTAAGGCACCACCTGTGGACCTAGAAGATAGGGACCTATACGAAGAAATGACGAAAGACAGGATAGTTATTGACTACCTGAAAGATCGCTCTATTGCCACAGATTTCTACGGTGCTTTGTGTAATGTGGATTGGTACCCCAAAAGGCCGCCCATTCCCGACGATGAGCGTATAATAAACAAGTTAAAGGGCGATCATGAGAAAGCATGGTCTTGCTCTTGGAGAACCGCTGGTGGATTCATTGCTGAGATTAGGAATATAAATCACGGCACAAAAGAAGATTACATGGATTACTACTGTGCTGGCAACGAAGGCCAGGTTGCAGATTTAGTCAGAGAATGTTTTGACAGGATGGGTTGGTATCCCGCCGGTTATTTAGAAGATGAATGATATGTTTACCGTAGCAAATTACGTTAAGGAAAGTTTTGATGGAATGTTGATTTTTGCCGATGTGCATGGCAACTTCAACGCCTTCGAACGGGCCCGCAAATTTGCTGTGGGTGAGAACTTTTTATTCATGTCATTGGGTGATTTGGTTGACAGAGATCGCCAGCCCTTTGAAGTTGTTGAAGCCATGTACAAAATGATGTACGATGGACGTGCAGCCTTTACGCTTGGTAACCATGACGATAAGCATTATCGTGGAATCGTCGGCAACAAGGTTAGTTTCTCACGCGATGCGAAACAGACTTTGGCAGATGTTGGACCCGAGCGCATGGATGAATACAAACGCATGTACAAGGCCATCGTTGAAGATAAGATGTTGTCTGGTTTGTACCATAAATTCGGAGACTTTACCTTAGTTCATGCTGCAAGTCATCCTAGCATCTGGGAAGAGCCCAAAGAAGGCTCAACAGGTAAGACTGCTCGTTCACGCTTCTTGGTTGGAGAAACCAACGGTGAAACAATGGATGATGGATATCCTGTACGCTTGTACAATTGGATTGACGAAATCCCTATGGGTAAAACTGTCATCGTTGGACACGATAAGCAACCGATCCACAATAAGCCTATCAGCGAACCTATGCAGGTAACTAATGCAAGCGGCGGCAAGGCAATCTTTATGGATACTGGCTGCGGCAAGGGTGGATTCTTAACCGGTGCCGTGATGTTACACGGCAAGAAAGGTTTTGTATTAGACAAATTTGTGGAGTTCAAATGAAAGATTCGAGTTTTATTAAGGAAGTGATCTGGAACAATGGTAATCTATTTGTTAGGTTGAAGTCTGGTAAGTTCTACGAGTACGAAAATGTGCCGAAGGATGTTTATGAAGATTTCGTCAACGCGGATTCACTCGGTAAGTTCTTCGGCGATAACATCAAGGATCAGTACGATTTCATTGCGTATGTTGAACCCGAGGTGAAGACTGTGAAGGGCGGAACTGCTAATCTTCCAAAGCCGTGGGCATTTCCTACATCGGCGTCGGTCGCTGCGAAGGGCGATATTACCGATAAGGCCCGCTGGCCATTCCCCACATCTAGTAAGCCGTGAATAAGGGCGTGATTGGAGTTACCGCCGGTAGCTTCGACCTTACACACGCCGGCCACTTTTTGATGTTTGAAGAATGCAAGGGACAATGCGATTACCTCATTGTCTTCTTGCAGACTAATCCACACATTGATCGTCCAGATAAGAATATTCCCGTTCAAAGCACGCACGAACGCTATCTGCAGGTGAGAGCTTGTAAGTATGTAGACGAGGTGGTGGTATATGAAACCGAGCAGGACTTGCATAACCTTTTGTGTTCTGTTAAATTTGACAAACGATTTATAGGTGCTGACTGGGAAGATAAAGAATATACCGGTTGGGATATTCCGGGGATGCAGACAAAGGTAGTCTTCAACTCTAGAAATCATGGATTCTCAACATCAAATCTGAGAAAGAGAGTTTTTGAAGCGGAAAAGGCAAAGCTATGAACACACCACAGAGACCAAAGAATGTTCCGGATTCTGTTCCTATCCCCGATGGGGATTTTGAGGAATTCCTCGAATGGACGGCAGAGGAAGAAGAAGAGTTTCTAAAGATCTTGAATGATCCAGAAAACGACGGAATGGATGGAGCAACCACATGATGGATGTTCTCCGCTTTCTAAAGTGGTGGTGGAATAAAAGGACGACAATCGAGAGAACAATGTCGTCCTTTTGGATTTGGACTGCGCTCTTGATTCCGAGTCTGTTTGTATTTGGATTCAAGGCAATTCTGATTTGGCTGTGTGGTATTGTTCTCTGTCTCATCGGATTCCTCTTGACGCAAATGGTACTGGCAGTTATGGGCCAATGGAATAAGTTCAAGCAAGAACGTGAACGTGAAGCACAACAAATAATTGCACGCCTGGGTGGTGTCCCGACATCTGTACCATTATCAACAGGCACAGAAGGAATCATTGCTTCTATACGTGCAAGGGCGGGAAAGTCTCGTCCGTGATGGGTGCAGCATTCTTATTGGTAATGATATTTGTTGTCATTCCAATTTTTCTCGCATTGATAAACAATCACAAATTTAGGATGAAGCAGGAAGAAGAGCTTGACATTATTGACAGGCTGAAGGGCACAAACAGACACGCAACGGATTGGCCCGGTCCGAATTAACACAGACAGGAACACACATGAGATTTATTCAATTTTTTCAATGGTATTGGGATCAGAATGACTGGTTTACTCGCACTATTTCGGTTATTGGTGTTTGGGCAATTCCTTGTTTTATATCCACAATATTCATCGGCAAGCTCGGTGTCACACTTGCTTTTGGTGGTGCAGTATCAGTCGCTGTTGCCTGGGGTATCTACGGCGTCTTCTATTGGCTCCGTGGTATGTGGAGGGAATTTGAAGATGCGCGCCCCACACCAGATGTCGCAATTGTGAGAAAGTTAAAGGGTATTCCCACGCCCTCAGTAGTAAAAGTTGAAGATCGTTATTATAATGACTGATTACTTGACCTAAAACAGGTCTCTATGTAACACTAGAGGCTAAATAAACACGTAGAGACAGACTTCTACAATCAACCTTATTTGGGAGCCAAATATGACAAAACGCTACGCAGTGGCAGTCCTGATCGGACGCTTCGAACCTTTCCACAATGGCCATCAAGCCAACATCGCTCAAGCATTCAGCCTTGCAGACCATGTACAAATTCTGATTGGTAGTTCTTACCAACCACGTACACCCAAGAATCCTTTCAAGTTCCATGAGCGCATGGAGATGATTTCTGCCAGCCTTGGCAGATCTGAAAAGGTGTTGGGATCACTCAAACAAAACTATTCCATCCATGCCCTTCGTGACTTCAAGTACAGCGACAATAGCTGGATTGCACAAGTGCAGAAGACTGTTGCTACACAGCATCCGGGCGTGAGTGACAAGGATATTTGTATCCTGGGTTACGACAAGGATGAATCCAGCTGGTACAACCACGCATTCCCGGAATGGGACTTCATTCCGCTTGAAGGATTTGTTGAGCATGGCTCTAGACCCATCGACGCAACGAAGATCCGCGAACTGTATTTCGAAGGTCACCTCGATTTCTTGTCGGGCGCAATTCCTTCGGCGGTGCTCAACTATCTGAAAGAGTTCATGGAAACTGAATTCTACACCGATATGGTGGAAGAATACAAGTTCTACAAGAACTACCACAAGTCCTGGGAACCTGCACCGTTCGTACCTATTTTCCAGACTACCGATGCTTGCGTTATCCAGGGTGGCCACATCCTCCTTATCCAACGCGGTTTCTCTCCGGGTAAGGGACTTTGGGCACTGCCGGGTGGATTTATTAATCCAAAGGAGCGCCTTGAAGATTGCGTGATCCGTGAACTGGTGGAGGAGACCAAGATCAAGGTTCCAGAGATTGTACTTCGCAAGGGTATTACCTACAACGAAGTATTTGATCATCCAGATCGTGACTTGCGTGGCCGTACCATCACTATGGCTTATTTGATTGAGCTGGATGGTGGAAATGGCGAACTTCCGCGTGTTAAAGGATCCGACGATGCCAAGAAGGCAAAGTGGTTTAAGCTTTCGGAAGTAGAAGAAATGGGCGAATTTTTGTATGGTGATCACGCCCACATCATTAAGACTTTGGTGGCAAGAGCGAAGAAATGAGCTTCTATGTCAAGATCCGGAGACTGAATGGTCGTCAAGACCATTCTCTACTCGGTGAATGGCTAAATCAAAGTGGGGTGATAGAAGTTGATTATCATCAGGGTGGTTGGGCGGACCAATGTGTCTATAACCTCCACCCACATTTGAAGTTTGAAAGGGAAGAGGATGCCATGGCGTGGGTTTTAGCGCATGGTGGATTCTATACAACAAAAGTTCCGGAAGATACAAGGCCGGAGGTAGATTAGGCTAATATAAGGAGATTATCATGCCTTGCCAAAGTTATGAAGATCCGAGAGATACTGTAAACGAAAGAGAGATTAGAGATAGGCTTGCAAGAATTGCATGCAAGGCACTTACCGCGCTCGAAGAATTGGGCGATGCAGGCGGCCTAGAATTCATTCTTCTGCAAGACAAGGAAATTGCCGACTGGTGGAGACAACACAAGGAAGAAGACCGTCGTGCAAAGGCGATAGAAGAGGCAAAGAGAAAACGACTCGAAGCCGAAAGAGAACTCCAGGAAAAGAGAGCCCGTATCAAGGCAAAACTGACCCCTGAGGAAATAAGGATACTAGGAGTCAAGTGATCTACCTCATAATGCACGAAGCATTGGCCGAACACGCCAAGATTCCAAGACACCTTGCATACAATTCAATTGCTGTATCTAGGATACCCAGAGACTTGGTGCAAGGAGCCGATTTCGTGTTTATGTTTATAGATGGCAAGACACATTATTACAAAGATAGAATGGGTACAGAACACCAGTACACCAGCGAGGAACAGGTTGTAATTAAGCTCAGATCCGTGCTAATATAACCACAAGTCCCAACAGTGAATTGGGCATTAACTGATAAGGAGTTTATCATGAAATTTGCAAAGAACATCATTCTCAACAGCGACAGTTACAAGTACAGCCAGTGGGTGCAATACCCCGAAGGCACTGAATTTGTGTACTCGTACATCGAATCCCGTGGCGGCGCGTATGACCAATTGGTCTATTTCGGCCTGCAGGCCTTCCTGCGTGAATACATGACCACACCGGTCACCGCAGCAATGGTTATCCAGGCACGCGAAATCCTACAAGCACACGGCGAACCGTTCAACTATGAAGGATGGATGTACATCGTCAACACACACGGCGGACACCTTCCGGTCGAAATCAAGGCCGTGGATGAGGGCACTGTGATGCGCCAGAAGAACGTTCTGGTTTCAATCGTCAACACCGATCCGAAGTGCTATTGGCTAACCAGCTTCCTGGAAACTGCATTGCTTCGTGCAATCTGGTATCCGACTACTGTTGCATCCAATAGCTACGTTAGCAAGACCATCATTGCACACTTCCTGGAGAAGAACGGCGATCCTTCGCTGATCGATTTCAAGTTGCACGACTTTGGTGCCCGTGGTGTTTCCAGTCTTGAAAGTGCTGCACTTGGTGGCATGGCACACTTGATCAATTTCATGGGCACCGATACTCTGTCCGGTGTTCTTGCCGCGATGGAATACTACGATGCGCCGGTTTGCGGTTTCAGTATCCCAGCCATGGAGCACAGCACCGTTACCAGTTGGGGTCGCGAAAACGAAGTCAAGGCTTATCGCAACATGATGAAGCATTATGCAAGGCCGGGCGCGCTCCTTGCTTGCGTGAGTGACAGCTACGACATCTATGAGGCCTGCAAGAAGTGGGGTACCGAACTGAAGGATGAAGTTATCGCCAGCGGCGCCGTGGTTGTTGTGCGTCCCGACAGCGGCGATCCGGTACAGGTGGTGAATGATTGCTTGAAGATCCTCGACAAGTATTTCGGCCACACCGTGAACGCCAAGGGCTACAAGGTCCTGAACAACGTTCGTATCATCCAGGGCGACGGTATTGATCATGCAATGATCCGTGCTATCCTGACTGTGATGGATATGAACGGTTACAGTGCCGACAACGTGGCATTCGGCCAGGGTGGTGCATTGCTTCAGATGGTCAATCGTGACACTCTGGAATTTGCAATGAAGTGTTCGGCTGCCATGATCAACGGTGTATGGGTAGAAGTGTACAAGGATCCTGTTACTTCTTCAATGAAGAAGAGCAAGAAGGGTCGCTTGATGCTTGTTACCGACGAAACTGGCAAGTTTGTTACCAAGGTGATCGAATACGGCAAGGATATTGTTGACCACTTACACCGTCGCTACATGGACGGTCGTTTGTACAACGAGACAACTTTCGACCAAGTTCGTGAGAACTCGCGAAAGGCCGTTCGCTAAATAAGTGCTCACATAATGGGGCATGTATGAAAAAGGTAGTGATATTTGGAGCAGGACAGATTGGCCGTGCAGTAAATCAAATCATCCTTACTCTATATAAGGATGTAAACTCGGTTGTTGTGGATGCAAATCCTGACAACATTGGATTGATTAGGCACGGTGGATGTCGAGCTCATATCACTACCAATCTTACATCGGCAACCCACGACGAAATTGTAAAGCTTTTGTTGGATGAAGAGGCGGAGTATGTAATCAATGCTCTGCCTTTTTCCTTTAATGAAAAAGTGGCATCTGCGGCCGCCGCCGCAAACTGCTCTTATATCGACTTTACTGAAGACGATGTAATGGCAGATAAAGTACAGAAAATTTTCCAAAGCACTAATCTAGACTGCGCCGTAAAGTGCGGACTAGCACCAGGCTTTATTAACTATATCGGATACGATTTGGTTGGTAAAATAGATACACCCGACTCACTTATTATTAGCGTTGGTGCATTGCCTAGGAATGTTTCTTACGATATTAATCATCCGGAATACTCCTATAATCTAACTTGGAGTGTTGATGGGTTGGTTAATGAGTATATCCGTCCTTGCAGAATTAGACGTAATGGCGAACTAATGGAAGTTCCGGCTCTTGGAAATTTGACTAAGGTTGTTCTAGACGGGATTGAATATGAAGCAGCCTACACTTCCGGCGGTGTGGGAAGTTTAGCCCGTGACCTTAGCAATGTTCCAAACGTTGCTTATATGACTATTCGTTATCCAGGGCACTATAGATATATTCGCTCTGTGGTACAGGATAATCACGGCAACTTCAAGAAGATCAAGAAGATCTTCGAAGAAAAATTTCCGTTCACTGACGATGATGTTATCATTGTGTATGCAAATGCACATGGTAAGGATGAGAATGGAAAACCTGTACGTAGGAGTTATTCTAACAAATTCTACGGGGTGGATGGCTTGTCTGGTATCCAAGCAACAACAGCATCATCTGGGGTTGCAATGTTGGAACTTATGATTGAAGGAAAAGTTAAAGGCATCATCAATCAAACAGATGTGCCACTCGATGCCTTTGCCTCTACGTTGGCAGTTGGAAAATACTACAAAACAAGCAAATAAAAGGGCCTTAACGGCCCTTTTTCATTCTGCTCTACCAGAGGCAGCAACAGTTAGCCCGGGTGCACCGAGTCTCTTCTTATCTGTCTTACTTTGAGTTGTATCCTGTAAGATCAACGGGAACATTAAAAGATTATCACCCAGGTCTTCTTTACTACCGAGCAAATATCTACCAAACGGTTGTAATCCAGCGTCGTTGGATTCGTTTGCTGTCAGGCTAATCATTGGTAAGTGTGTGCTAGACCTCGAATGGCTAGTCTTGAGCGTCTTCTGTGGCTCGGTAGATAATAAAAGTGTTGGAACACCGTTATCATTCACAATAGTCGCATAGAATTTATCTCCCTCTTTGGAGAACCAATCCCTAAACTGCTCATTAAAGTCGATAGTTACATTGGATGTAACTTTTTCTTTTGACATACTTCCTTGCTTGATATGATCTTGGGCAGCAGTAACTGCCTCCTTATCATTCATTGCAGTTCCGGAACCTACTTTTTCATCTTTCTTGTTATAGACTACCCATTCTACCTTATCAGTCGGTTTCGACTGAGCGAGATATTTAATAGTGTATCCGTGAAAATCAAATGGAACAGCTTTTCTTTTTGGGGCCTGTGCCTGCGAATCGGCGTATTGCTTCTTTAGCTGGGAGACCATTGGATCATCCTCGTTCACATTTTCATATGTGCCACGATCAGGTTGGTGCATACCAACCTTGTCACCGGTCTTTGTCTTGATCTTTTGGTTGGCAATACCCGCACCTTGCATGTGTTTAGCAACTTTCCTTAGTGGACTATGCTTTAGAGTCTCTTGTGAGGTAGCAGCATCTTTGTATGCCTTCAGCGTCTCAACGCTTAATTCATTGATTTGAGCCTTTTCCCACATTGCTTTAACTTCATCTAGTACGTGCTCATAACTTACGTCTTGGGCTGGCGCAGAACGGTTAATTCCGCCCATAGAGCCTTCGCCAAACCTATCCCGATAATCATTTTGCCTCATACTATGTCTGGTACCAACGACACTATTACCCTCACCAGCCAACAATAAATCATACATCAATTTTATAACAGCCATTTTGTTTGATTTTCCATCAATGGCATTGTAAAACCAGGAAATTTTCTCAGGCTTCATTCTTCTTGCTGCCTTACCCTTTACTAATTCCTTTGCCTGCGCTTTCAGTGTTGGTATGTCTGTGATTTGTTCTAATCTCTTAATGTCATCTGCCGTGAAATTATCTTCTACTCCTGGTATTGTAAGTTCGTTTATCTCTCTTTTCTTTGAGTCGTTGTCAAACTGCTTCTTTGTTGCTTTGACAATACCACTGAAACGCTTGTTTCCTTTAGCAAAGTCTCCCTTCTTGTCTGCCTCTGAAGCATCTTTACCGGCAGCAGCCTTATACTTGGCTAAAACCTCAGTGGAGATTTCATCTACACGTTCACCTGCAACTTCCATAACAATATCATCATCTGCAAGTTTCTGTACAACTGTAACATTGGACAAGGGAGTTTTCATTAGGCGACCATCTTCAATGCGGAACATTACTTCTGGATAACCAGCACGGTTTTGTCCAAGGCTTTCAACTTTGCCTTCCATTTGCATCTTCTTGGTACGAATAACATCACCAACTTCTGGAATACCGTCTACTTCTTCTTCAACACTCTTCTTTGGGTATTGATTAGCTGAGCGATTCCATTCATCGTGGTTGATAGGTCCCTTGTGATTAGGGTTATCTGGATTTGTAGGCTTGTTTACTGGAGGTGCGTGCTTTCTCCACGGCATTTCCCTACGTTCTCTACCTTCAGACTCAAATTGTTCTAGTTTCATTGCAGAATCCTTTCCGTTTAGCTTATTTATCCATTTATTGACAACTCAGTTCACAATGTATATAATGGGGAAGCTAGTGAGCTAAATATATTCTATTTTGGAAATTCAGAATAGAGGAAATAGGAGAAAAACTGATGATAACAGCAAAACTTCTCCTCGCTTACCTCTTGCAGTCCGCCAGCGTCGTTGGTATGGATATTGACACATCAAAGATTGATCCGGAACAGGCTTATTGCCTAGCCGAAAACATCTATTATGAGTCACGCAATGAGGATATTCGAGGTCAATTTGCAGTCGGATCCGTTACTCTAAACCGCGTCAATGACGGCAGGTTCCCGAGTACCGTGTGCGATGTAGTTAAACAAGCCAATATCCACCGTGTCACAAAGAAGGTCGTTTGCGCGTTCTCTTGGTACTGTGAGAACGATAAAAAAGGCAAGGAAATTCCGATTAGGAATAAGGACGGTACGATAAATCAACGTGTTGTTGATCAATTTCAGGTTGCGAGTATTGTAGCGATACAAATTCTCAGTGGTGAAGTTGATGATAACACAAACGGGGCAACGCATTTCCATAATCCGTACACAAGTCATCCGACTTGGCGTTTCGAGATGAGAAGAACTATGCGTGTGGGTAACCACGATTTCTATAGGATGCCGGAGCCAAAGGAATGATCGGTGATAAACCATTGCCAAATTGGAGAGACGAGCAAGGGCTTGTTTCTACCAATCTCTATAAGAGAAAATTTGCATGGTACCCAGTCACTTGTAATGATGGGACAACCATCTGGTTTTCAAACTACTATAAGAAATACACTCAATGGAATAATCATCATGCGCCAGCAATGTCTCAGTGGGATTATGGCCATACTGATTTCATTGAGAACATCTCTGAAGCAGAGTACATTGTCAGAAAGTTAGCCGAAAATCTTTGACCAGCCCATAACTACAACGTAATATTACGTTTCGTAGTTAGGGGATTGGATGCAAAATTACATCGATTTATTAAAAGACGTCATAGAAAATGGCGTCGACAAGCCAGACCGCACCGGTATTGGCTCGCGTGCAGTGTTCGGGAGAATGCTCCGCTGGGATCTTTCAAAGGGATTCCCGATTCAGACAACACGCAGGGTTCCTCTGCGCATTGCCTTTGAAGAGACCATGTTTTTCCTACGTGGAGAAACACAAACTAAGGTCCTTGAAGACAAAAAAATCAACATTTGGAAAGGAAACACATCGCGTGAGTTCCTAGACAAGCGTGGTCTAAGCCATTTACCGGAAGGTGACATGGGAAAAGGTTATGGATACCAATGGCGTCATTGGGAGACACTGGATGCAAAGACTCAGTGGAGTTGGGCAAACGAAGAAAACATTGAAATTGTTAAGCGTGGTCCCGAAGTAGACCAAATTGCTGATTTGCTTTCCGGCATAAAGAAGGATCCTTATGGACGTCGCCACGTAGTTACTGGTTGGAACCCTGGGCAACTTCACGAAATGGCATTACCCCCATGCCATATGCTTCATATGTACTCCGTTGAGGGCGATTTTACGGTCGGCAATGGCAAACTGAATAATTCTTTCGTTATGCGTAGTAACGACGTTCCCTTCGGGTTGCCATTTAACATTGCATCCTATGCATTGATTAACCATATCTTTGCAAAGCATCTGGGAATGACTCCTGGCGACCTTGTTTATTTTGGCTGGGACGTTCATATCTACCAGAATCAGATGGATATGGTGGCAGAGATGCTTGATCGTAAGCCACGTGCGTTACCTACACTCACTATCAAGAAAAATTTGCCTACATTCGACGATATTTTGAATCTGCAATGGGAAGATATCGAGCTTGCTGGTTACGATCCTTATCCTGATGTGCAGAACAAACCGGGGATGGCAGTATGATAACAATGACCGGTGAACAGGTCGATAAAATCGACCTACTAGACAAGCTTTTTGGAGCATTAAGTGTTGAACAACTTAAGGCATTTACAGAAACTGAGCAAGTTGTTGCCATCCTTAAGGGAACCAATCAGAATCCATCCATCCTTAAGCGGATAATTCAGGAACATGACATACTATATATGGATGTTATGCAATTGAAGACCGATAACCAAGTCCTAAAGAACGATTTCAAGGAATTAATGAAGGCATTGAATACTGCATTGTTCACAGTACCATATAATCAAGATTTCCAGAACCTGAAAAGTAGGCATAGCTTATATTAACGGATAAATAATTGTGTCACACAACGGTGACAACTTTTCAAAACTCATATCCGCTTAAGGAAGGATTCATATGTCATACAATAAAACAAAATGCGACCCAGAATTGGGTCATCGTGTACACGAACACTTGGTAAAGTGCGGTGTAGAAACTCCAATGCAAGACGGCTACGGTAATAGTCTCGATCGTAAAGAAAAGATCGACATTATCGAAAATCATATGTCGAAAATCATGCAAACTCTGGGATTAGACTTGTCTGATGACAGTCTAATGGAAACACCTAAGCGTGTTGCCAAGATGTATGTAAACGAAATCTTTTGGGGTCTAGATTACGATGCATTTCCAAAATGCACCGCAGTAGACAACAAAATGAAGTATGATGAGATGGTTATCGAGCGTAATGTCAACGTTCAATCAAACTGTGAGCATCATTTCGTCATCATCGACGGTCTTGCAACAGTTGCATACATTCCTAATCAGAAAGTTCTAGGTCTGAGCAAGATCAATCGCGTAGTTGAATATTTCAGCAAGCGACCACAGATCCAAGAACGTCTTACAGAGCAAGTTTACCACGCATTACAGTATATTCTGGAAACAGACAATATCGGTGTGGTAGTTCATGCACAACACTTCTGCGTTAAGAGCAGAGGAGTTGAAGATACCGGTTCTAGCACAGTGACCAGTAAGTTAGGTGGTGTTTTCAAAACAGATCCGAACGTTAGAACCGAATTCATGAGGTTGGTATCGCTCGGAAAGGAGTGATTATGAACTTTTTCTTGAATTATCTAGAAAGAGTTGATCGTAAGAGAGTTATTAAGGACAGACAAAGCAAAGAACCATATCTGGTTCGTTACTATGTGTTTCTGAAGGATAGAAAGAAGTTTCCCTTCAACATTTTCCTGCATCAATTTCTTCGTAGTGATCCGGATGACCTGCATGACCATCCTTGGCCCTATGCAACACTTATTCTAAAGGGTGGTTATTGGGAATGGATTCCAATCTTCGACACAACAATGACAATTGTTGGCGAAAAGAAAGTTTGGAGAGGTCCGGGTCATTTCAGAGTTTGCAAAGCAAACAGTTATCATCGTATTGAGGTTGAACCAGGTGTCGATTGTTGGACACTGTTCATGCCAGGACCCCAGAAGAGAGAATGGGGATTTCTAACTCACAAGAATTGGATAAGTAGTACATTCAAGTGGGTACAACACGAGAAATACATTTCTGAAAGGATGATCAAGTAATGAAAAACATTGTAATGTTGCGCTGGTTTGTTATATTCCTCTCTTCGCTAGTGTCAATGGGAGTAATCCAGGGTAAGGGTTTATTTGCAGCACTTTGGATTGCAGATTTATCAGGACTAAGCTTCATTACAATGATTCTTTATTTGATTCTAACGGGCTTTGTTGGAGTTCTCACACATCGGCTAACTAATAACGAGCCGGGTAGTAAGATTTACAATGAAAATGTTATCTATATGCAGCCTTGCTGGTATGGATCAGAACTATTGATGGCGCTTGGTATGATGGGAACTCTTATCGGGTTCACAATGATGCTTGGCCCAGCACTTGTAGGGCTTGATCCATCGAATATTGTCACTGCGAAGTCGGCAATTGTTAATATGGCAGGCGGCATGAGTACAGCGGTGCTGACTACACTTGTTGGCCTAATTACCAGTCAATTAGTCAAGCTACAACTTATCAATCTAGATACTTCTCTACCGGAGAAGTAAAATGAAAAAGAGCAGCATCTATTACGGTAGTAACATATCGTTTATCGATATGTTATTCAACATTATCATTGTATTCGTATTACTTTTCTTTGCATCATTGATGCTCATTAATGAGCCTGCAAAGAAAAAAGATATTGAAGCAAGAGCCGACATAATCATTACCATGACATGGCCCGATCTGTCACCACACGACATTGATCTGTGGCTTAAGGTGCCTGAGGGGCAGGCAATTGGGTATAATCATAAAGAAAATACCTATGTATTCCTAGAACGTGATGATTTGGGAATTTCAAACAATTTTGTCATAAAAGATGAAAAGAAAGTTGCACTATCCCCACGACGTGAGGTTATTTCCTTCAGAGGAAAAATCCCCGGACGATATGTGACAAATATCAATTTCTTCTTGCCTAAGACCGAAGATGGAAAGGGAGTCGCAACCTATACAGGTGAGCCAATACCTGTCATCGTTGAATTGATTCAAATAAATCCAAGCTATAAGATTCTAGCAAGAAAAGAAATCATCCTCACTAAGTCTAAAGAGGAAAGAACTGCATTTTCCTTTCTTGTTCAGAATGAAATAGTTTCGGGAATCGAACTAGACATAGAAGAACCATTTATATTGGAACAAAATCCCGCAAGCGGCTATCATTATAGTCCTCAGGAGAGATAATATGTTTCTATCTGTATTACATTTCTTTAATGTGTTAATGTTTCTAGACTTGACACTTGCAATTCTATGTTGTATACTGATTATTAAAGTTCCGATGCGATATGCTGTAAAATATGTGGCAATTCCATTGATCCTGCTGACAACCTACATTCTTGTGGTGCAGGGCGATCAGATGTTGGGACGAGCATATGATGTTCGCCCTGAAGGTAAGTTCGAATTCGTTGATTATCGTGTTATCGTGGACAAAGGTATTAAGAGGATAGAGCTTTGGGTTATACAAGAAAATAAATCAAGGTTGCATCTAATTCCTTACAGCGAAAAGACAGAAAATCAACTAGCCAAAGCTAAGACACGTAAGAAAAACGGACAAAGAGAGCGCGGAGAGTTTGGTGCCCCCGGAAAAGATAAGAAGGGTGACAGAGATGATTTGTCTATTGCCGATATTCCGTTAGAAGAAATTCTAACACCTAAGATCGATGAAGAAGCACCAGAAAATAAGGGCTTAACTCCGGAAGAGTTAAGAGACAAGAGAAACTCATTATCTACAACGTAGTATGAATCAAGATGATACATTTCGCATCCTAAGAAGAACTCCATTTGACGAGTTACAACAGTTTCTGGATGCACTCCCCAAATCTCCACCAATATACAATTTTTCCGGTGTAGCCTTTGAAACTAAGAAGCATGAATTGGTTCGACATTACGAAAGAATCAAATGTTTAGAAAAACAGGGTTGGTCTCTTGAAGAGTTTGTACTTGAGTCAGAGAAACGTAATATAATTGCAGCGATCGATGAGTACAATAAGGAAAGTGCCTTTCCATTGGACCTAGTTGAAAGAGCAAAAGAATTCTTCCCTAACGCAAAGTTTACACAAGCAAAAATTGAATTGGAATAACATGTCAAAATACGTATCAACAAAAGAATATTCGCATCTAGCACCACTTGCATATAGGCAATGGCGTGCAGATTCACATTGCAACCAAATTCACGGTTATGCCCTGAGTTTTAAGTTCTATTTCGAGTGCGACACACTTGATGTAAGAAATTGGGCAATGGATTACGGTGGATTGAAGCCACTTAAGGAATTTCTTGAAGAGCACTTCGATCACGCAATGCTTTTGGCGCAGGATGATCCACATTACGCCGATATTAAGCGTTTGGGAGAACTAGGTCTTGCAAAGATCACTGAAGTTGAAAAGACTGGCTGCGAAGGACTTGCAGATTACCTATATGAGTACATCAATACCATCTTCTTACCTAACTATGGTCAACAAGAAGCGGCGCGCATTTGGTGTTTCAGGGTAGAGGTACGAGAAACACCATCCAATATGGCATACAGAGAAGGACACCGTGAAGATCGTGAATTCGACTGAAGATGATACCTTTAAGATGCTGAAAAGCATCACAGAGGATGAGGCATTTGAAATATACAACAACGAGTATATTAAAATAGCCACAGAATATAATCATCCTATAAATGGGTTACCAATATCACTCCTAAGAGCAAGATTGGATCCTATTCTTAAGCCCTATGGTTGGTCACACGATAAGCTATTCAATTTAAGAGCCTATGAGGGAAATGTCTCCTGAGGACACCTATAGAAAACTAAAACGCAGCGTCGATTACAACGGCGCTTGCGCGGTTTATACGATGGCCTGCATAGAACATCCATCTACGACAGCAGCTCACATATTAGCCGAGCTTGCCGAACCAGAACTTCGTAAAGTTGGATGGTCGATGGATGAACTTATTGAAGAATCTATTCTAAGAAAAAGTTTCAACGAATCCGAAAGCCTATACGGTTAATGTGTCCGGGTTAACACTTACGACCGTATTTTCCAGCTAAATACTTAATGATTTTCGCACTATTAACTCTATTCTCTGCTTTAGCCGTGGCCGCAGTGGCAGGTTGGTTCTCAATTATCGGTGTAATGGCAATTTTTGCCGGTGCTCCATACCATGCCGCGCTTGTTATGGGTGTGGTTCTTGAGCTTGCCAAGCTTGTAACGACGTCGTGGGTCTACCGAAACTGGAAATTCGCTGGTTGGGGGCTCAAGGGCCCTTTAATTTATTTCACAGCAGCCCTTATGCTTGCAACAAGTATAGGGGTTTTTGGCTTTTTATCTAAGGCACACTTAGAACAGGGTGCCAAGACCATTGACAATGGCCCAAAAGTGGAAAGAATTGAGCAACAAATAACTAGAGAGAAGGCAATCATTACCGATAATGAAAAAGTTATTGCACAACTTGATGCAACAATCAATTCTTATCTTGGAAAAGACCGCACAGACAGGTCCGTTTCCATTCGTCGCAGTCAAGCTCCTCAGCGTAAGCAACTAAAAGACGAAATTGATGCCGCTAATAAGCGCATTGATGGATTTAGTGATGAAAAGTTTAAGTTACAGTCGGAAATTAGGTCACTTGAATTAGAAGTTGGGCCAATCCGATACATTGCTGAACTAATGTATGGTGCAGAAGGAAATAGCACCAAGAACATTGAAAGTGCGGTTAAGATATTCACACTCCTAATTGTGTCGACTCTTGACCCTTTGGCCATTATACTGTTAGTGGCCGCGAACCATAGCATCCTGAGGCGTCAAAATGAGAAAAAGCAAAAAGCCGAAGAGAAGTTGGTTGGATTCGAACATGGAAACGACGGAGATGCCGAACAGGCGCGCCCTGAGGGCATTAAAGAAACTACTCTTCTCTGCAACCCATCGGAGTCACCTAGCGGGATTGAAATCAGCTCTACGCCGAATGAGGAAACCACGGTACATGCAGAGATACCTCGAGAAGATGTGGAAGTTCTAAATGAAGAAGAGAAAATCGTTGTCGAAGAAAGTGATACGGGAGAGGACAGATTACCCAACATCGCGAACGAGACACCAACTGATATCATTCGTGAGATTCTTGCGGAAGAACCCAAAACCACCACCTCGGGCAAAGCCGAAGAAACGGTACAAGAGGATTTAAGTGAGAAAGAAGTGCCAACATTGGCGAAATTTTCAGTTGCCAAGTTTAATCCATCGTTCGCCGTCATTCGTTCACCACGCCCTTCACGAGTATCGAGCGAACCGAGCCAATCCATTACGCCCAAAGAACGAACCGAGCTGGAAGTTAAGGTACAAGAAGCACCTGTTGAAGTACGAAAGGATAATATAGTACCGTGGGCAAGTCAGAACGCAGTGATGAGAGAATTGATAGGTTCGGGGCCACATTTTATTCCACAAAAAATTAATGAAGAAGAAAAGCTTACACAGGTGGAAACACCCGCCCCCAATACCGGAGACCAGACGTCCGCGTCGAGCCAGATTGCCAAAACTGAAGAAATATTTGAAGAAGGACAGGGAAATGATCAAGAATCGGAAAGCCTGGAGAGCAGCCATATTGCGTCAGTTCAGGGGAATCAAAATCATAAGTACCCCAAAGCCTTAAGCTGGTTGAGAGAATTTAAGAGGACATAAAATGACAGAAACGACAGAAACCGTAGACCCTGGCATTAAGAGAATCATTAATTGTTCGTTTTGCCATAAAGGACGTCATCAAGTAGAACAGATGATTGAGGGTCCGGAATTTGGTGGCAAGAATATCTACATTTGTAATGAATGTGTGGATGTATCTTATGATACACTCCATAATGAAGAGCCGGAAAAGATTGTCAAGAAGCGTAAAGAGAAGATTCCTACCCCGGAACAGATTAAAGTCCATCTCGACGAATATGTTATTGGTCAAGATGACGCAAAGATTGCCATTTCTGTTGCAGTCTATAACCATTATAAGCGTCTCCACAGCACATCAAAGACAGAGATTGAAAAATCCAATCTTTTGATGATTGGCGAAAGCGGATGTGGCAAGACACTCACTGTAAAAACCATTGCAAAACTGTTTGATCTACCGTACGTGATAGCAGACGCTACAACATTGACAGAGGCCGGCTACGTCGGTGAAGATGTAGAGAATTTAGTTAAGAAGTTACTGGCAAACGCCGATGATGACGTAGAGAAGGCACAACACGGCATTATCTTTATTGATGAAATTGATAAAAAGAGTAGAAAGAGTGAATCTGCCACTGTTAGTAGGGATGTCTCCGGTGAAGGTGTTCAACAATCTCTTCTAAAGTTGATTGAAGGCACCATTATCACCATTGATGACTACGACGAAACAATTAATTTTGATACAAAGGATGTATTGTTCATTTGTAGTGGTGCATTTGTTGGCTTGGATGAGGTAATCCGTAAGAACCGTTCAAAATCAAGCATTGGTATCGGTGCTGCACTTAATACGAAGCAAGCATTCTCGAAAACAGCCAAGACAGCCACTCCGGATGACTTTGTAAAGTTTGGATTGATTCCAGAGTTTGTTGGTCGCCATCCAGTTCATGTTGTATTTGACGATCTGACACCCGAGATGATGATCCGTATCCTTAAAGAACCAAAGAACAGCATTATCAGCCAGTTTAAAGCCCTATTTAAATATGAAGGCATCACTTTGGACTTCGATGATAAATACCTACAGAATGTTGCAGACGAATGTTTGAAACAGAAAGTTGGCGCAAGAGGCTTGCGTACAATTATTGAAAGAGACCTACAGGCAACACAATTTATATTGCCTAGAATTGCAAAGGAAGGGGTCAACAAGATTTTTGTTGACGCAAATGGTGCTATTAAACATGTATACAAGGCAAAGAAACGAGCAAACAATGGGCAATAACTTTAGAGATGGAAAGAAGCGCAGAGGTATCACTGTGGAGGTGCGTGGTGATGATTTCGGTCGCGCATTGCGTACATGGTCTAAGAAAGTCCAGGACTCTGGGTTGCTTAAAGAAGTAAAAGACAGGATGGCATACGAAAAGCCGGCTGTTGAGAAGCAGCGTATGAAGAAGCAAGCCCGCAAGCGTTGGGAAAAGCAAGTAGAGGAAATGATTGCTTCTGGACATTGGCACAAAGATAAGAAGTATTAAGATATAACTACTTCAGATTGAAAAATGGCTTGACTCGTCAAGCCATTTCCTTTATAGTTAGGGAATGTACACAAATCAGCAACCCAGAATCGCAATTTTGATCCCGGCCTATAACGAGGAAGTCGTTATTGAAGGCACGGTTGCATCATTGTTGGTTGCTGGATGTTCCAAAGAACACATTTATGTCGTGGATGACAAATCCACTGACGAAACCGCCAAGATCGCACGCGGCACGGGTGTTAACGTATATACTGTTGACGAGAATGGCGGCAAGGCTAATGCACAACGAAAAGCCCTGCAATA